TTATCTTTGATACTCGGTAACAAAGGAGATATCGAATGAGTAAACGTCGTCGTAATACTTCAACAAAAGGTCAAGCCCTATCTTTTTTTCATACTTTATGTTTGTCAGGATCTGACTTCCTCCGATGTATCCCGTGCCATCTGTCCCGTTTCCATGAAAGTCGGTCAGTCGAGACTGAACATAGATCGGAATTTTGACCTCGTTATCAAGTCGTAAACCACGACGGTTCGACGCATTCTTCATCGTCAGCACACGTTCGTCCATCGGATAAAGCCCTACGAACATTCCACAGGTCTTATGTCCAAGCGTATACTTGTCATACTCACAGAAGCCAACCTTAGTGAAGGGCATGTACTTGAAGTAATCCGCTACGGTGTTCACTGCGGGTGATGGTAGTAAAAGCGTGTTTCCACTAAACGTCGAGTATGTCGGGAACTTACTACCACGCAAACCGAGCTGTTTGATAGAGGACGTATCAGACATAAGATCAGGAAAGGCGAATATTGGGAAGATGTAACCCTTCGAGTTGGACAACTTCGTCGGTAAGATGTAACAGAGATTGTTCGGAGTACCATCATATGTCCATTGTCCGTCTACGGAGTAGTCCGTCGTCATTATTCGGAAGTTTGGCGTTTCGTTCACCACAGCCTGTGCGGTGTCCAGTGAGTTAGTCATCGGGTGTGACACGTGCACACCAAAACGTCCGTCATATTTCCCTTTGTTTTTGAAGTATGGAAGTCCTGACGGTTTGGTGTAAAGGTCAACCACAAACTCGGGGGTGGACAGTCCTGTCGCCCCTAATACGTCGGGGATGACATAACCGTTATATGATCCCGTCGTTATGTCCTGTGGATTAACGAATAGCTCTTCTTGTAGCTCTTTGTCACGTCCACGAAGATAGACAAGTTGTGAGCGTGTCTGTCGGTTTCCTATGAGTATCTTACCACAACCAAGCTTGTATCCGCCCGACTCTCTTTTTTCATAGGACGGGTAGGACAGGTTCTGAAAGATTACGGGTGCTGTGTAGTACTTACGCCACTGCTCATATTCGTCTTTGTTACTGTAATAATAGCCAGTGGGAGCTTCATGTGGCAGGTTTCCATCACCAGGTACGTAAGACAAAAGCTCTGGAATAGACGTAGAGGACTTAGAGCGAATAACGACGTAATAAACGTCGGTGATTATCTCGCCTTTGGGGACTTGCAGGTTTTTCACCTTGTCTTTATAATAGCCCGTATGGACACGTATGAGATCGTTATCCTGAATCTTAGAGATCACGTTACCGTCTGCATCTTGAAGTTCTACGACTATTTCTGGCGTTGTCGTCAGGAAGTTTGACGACATCTCGTCTATTTTACGTTGCAGCTCGTCTATTATCTGCTGTACCGACTTACGTTTGTTTTCGGGTGTAAACGACGTAGTGTAGATCATCTCCGCCGAGTGCCTGAATGTTTGGTCGTTGTTCTTTATGCCGTCTTCGAGATGCTCATAAAGACCGATGTTATTCAGTTCACGATAGAGCGTCGTGTTAAACCTGTCAACAGATAGCTCTTTAAAGATTGAGGAGGTTGACTTAGCATAGTTGTCGGGAAAGGCAACAACGATGGACTGTGACCAGTCGGAACGGATGGCATAAAGGGGGAATCCAACCTCCGATACGGAACGAACACGAACTTCTACGGACTCGTTCTCTGATATTGGGATTGAGACCTCATTAAACGAAATCGAGTCTGGACTTAACTCGTTGTTTTCTTCCCACTCATATCGGTTAAGTACCGTATCATAGACCTTAGCACGAGTCTGCATGCTAAGTAACCTGTTCCAACTCGAATACGTGGCGTTGACCGTGTTTCCGTTTGCGTCAGTGTACGTTGTGGTTTGATCTGATGACTTGGAGTCATCACGTCGTAAATATCGATATTCAACCTCAAACCGTACGATGTTTTGGTCTTTCAGTGTCGGCGGAACGTCAAAGAAGCCCTGAAGCCTATATTTCGGTGTAAACTCTCCAATAGACGAAACCGTGTCGACTATGTCCGTTATTGTCGTTTCGAATTGTGCGACGTATTGGTCTCGTGTTTTGTATTGCTGCTCTATCTGCTTTTTAAGCTTTTCTATCTTAGTCGATGAACGCTCAAAAAGAAGCTCCTGTTTCAAGGTTTGAATTTCGGTATCGACGGTCGCTATCTGTGTTTTGAGCTTTTCTTTTTCTGCATACTTGTCTTGTGTAAGCTGCTCTATTTCGTCGAGTTTGTGACGATTAGCTATGTTTACGCTGAAATTCTGTTCCAATAGCACAGGTGCCTGCGGTTTTTCTGCGTCTTCAAGTGAGACGGGGTTCAGTCTACGAACGGTTTCTATCGCCGTACGATAGTCCGTGACGGACTGATTAAAGAAGTCAACAAAGGTCTTCTGTGTGTCTACGTCCTGTAATGAATCCACGTCGACGATACAAGACGTGCCATAGGTCGTCTGTATCACATTACGGTCGTCTACAAGTTGGATGAACGGGAAGAACGTTTCACCTTTGGTTATCGGAACGTTTACGTAAACCTCCTTCTGTTTCGGTGAAACTAAGAACAGGGAGTCAGCACCAACACGTACGGGTTGTAAGCCCTCGTGAAGCGAAAGCAAAACACGACGCTCGCCTATGTTTACCTCCACGATCTCGTAAATTGTCGAAGAGTCACCGTCGGCGTTTCTTACAGCAAGACGGTCTCCTACCTTAAGCGTTACCGCCGAGCCGTTCGATAGGTCGAGATACTCGACTGTGTTGAGGTAGTAGTAGATCTTGTCCTCCTGTCTTTGATAGTTGAGAACGTCAAACGTTCCCTTAAACTGTAACCGTTGTGGTGAAACCTCAACTGTGTCTGTGGTAACGTCGTAGGTTATATCCTGTTGACGTAAGAGGTTTTCCACGTCAGCGTAGGAGAACTCCTGTCGGACGGTGTTACGTAAAAACTCCTGTCGACGTTCGTCAGAGTTTAGTTTTGAAAGAGAAACCTTAGTTATCCTGGCTGATCGGACAGTCAGGTCAGTCGTTACTCCAAACGACATATAGGTCTGTGGTGATACGAACTTATTAAAAACGTCATTGTTTGTGTATTGGAAAAACTTAGGCGTTTTTAGTGTTATGTTTGTTATTGGGGGTTCTTGTCTGTATGACTGTGCTATTATCGTCCGTCTTTCTCCGTTAGGTAAGATGAGCTGTGCGTCTAAAATTCCTACGGAAGACAGGTTCTCGAAATTCCTATCAAGCCTGTTTATTGCTGCCGTCAAGTATGCCATAGACGGAACGTCAAACGATCGTTTTGTTCCGTCTTCTTCGGTATACTCAATCGAAACACGCTCGTTTGAGGTAAACAGAAGCTCGGCGTAAAGCTTAATTATCGACAGGCAGTTGGAGTCTCGACGAACGGCTTCTTGCAGCCACTTATCAATTCCACCCTTTGTTACATTCTTAGCCATTTATCTTGTGTTTTTTTCTTTTTATTCAGAAAAGTGACAAACGATCTAACGTGTTTAACGTTTCGGCGACCGTTTTAGCTGTCTGGGGTGTTAGCTGTATGGTTTCGGTCTTGACGACCGTCTTGTCTTCTTTACGTTTTTGCTGTGCTTCGTTCCACCGTAAACAGTCAGGTTGCTTAAACGTCACATCGGACTGTGAGAGTTCTGTCTTAAACCTTACGATGTGTTTCATCAGAACAGCGGTGTTTGATATGTCTTTACCCTTTCCTCTGCTTTCCTGGCGAACTCTGGGTTAAGCTCTACCCCGACGAAGTGTCGGCGATTTTTCAGAGCAACGACAGCTGTTGTCCCCGAACCCAGAAAGGGATCGAGTATGAGTCCGTCGGCAGGACATGCTGCCAAGACGAACGGCTGTATGAGTGCTTCGGGATAAGCAGCTATATGACCAACGGGTGACGGTGCGACGTTTTGCCAAATCACGTCCCGTTGTGTTCTGTATTGCTCCGTTTTTGCGTTATACTCTCGTATCTGACTGATATCGAAGTAGTACTTAGACTCTTTCGAAAAAAAGAAAACGTGCTCGTGAGAACGGACCCAGCGGTCTTTTACCGACTCTGGCTGACAGTTTGGTTTTGCCCATATCAAATCCTGTCGTAAGTACCAGCCACGTTGAATAAGCGAAAAGGCAAGACGGTAAGGAATCCCCAAGAGACACTTACGCCTATACGTTTCATCTGCATAAGTACGGACGTTTTTGATGTGCTTATTGTTGTTAGACCCGTGTGCTCGGAGGTAATCCACGTACTCATCAGGAGCACAGCTAAAACTGCCTGATCCCGCATATGAGTCAGAGATGTTAACAAAAAGCGTTCCCGTTGATTTCAGCAAACGAAAAACCTCATCAAAAACTCTCGATAGTTGTTCGATATAGCCGTCGGGTGTTTCCTCTTGTCCTATCTGTCCGTCTATGCCATACTCACGCAGCGCGTAATATGGAGGACTTGTTATACAACAGTCCACAGAGGAAGCAGGGAGGGTTTTGAGGACTTCGTGTGAGTCCCCTATGATTATTGTGTCTTGCATCGTTCTTTTATTGTTTGTCTTTTATCAGACTGTGTCGAAGTGCTCACGATTTAAGTCTGGAAAGACCGTCTTTTTAAGTGTCCGTCTGTTAGTTATCGGTTCACAGTCGTCTATTATCCAAAACGCCGATGCTTTCTTGATGTTTCGAGAGGTCAAGATTAACGAGTGGTGCTCGGGTCGTAGGCAGTAGTTCGACATACGGAAATGTCGAAAGCGTAGGTTCTCAAAGTCAACCGACAGCGTCTTATCTTTAAAGATAAGACTGGAGGGGTCTATCTGTGCAGAGGTTCTGTCTACCTGTACAAACTTGCCATTTTGGATTTCATAAGCATAAACGGACAGGTAAGAGTGCTGACAGTTTACGTCTACGACAATGGCACGCCAAACGTTAGTCTCAAGCGGGACTAAAACGTCTATACCGCCATCGTCCAAGACAGAAAACTTAAGGTTGAAGTCGTCCGTTTCGGCGTAAGCCCAAAAGAAAAGAGAAAAGCCTGATGTGGCGGTGTTCGTTATCTTTGGTTTGTAGTCTATCGAAGACGTTTGCGTTTTGTCATCTTGTTTATAGCCATAAAGAGAGAAGTCAAAGCCACGATATCGGAGAGGACTGTCGTCCGTTTGTATGTTTATGACCTCTGTTCGAACGTTGTCATAAACGATCGTTTTTTGATAGTTCTGTTGCGGATTGGTCATATCGGTCATCTCTTGTCGTTGTTGTTCGTTGTCCTGTCGTATCTGTAACTCATCGAGGAACGCCAACTCATCTGTTGACTTAGCCACAGCTGTCACGTCTTCATACTTCTTGACGTTTAACACGTAGTATTGACCTACCTCGTCTACTCCATGCTGTAAGTATGCGTCCGTTACACAGTACATCCTGTTAAGTTCTTTAAAGTAGATGTAGTCAAAGGATCTCGGTCGTTCGTTCACTCCGAACTCCTCTTCGAAGTAAGTCTTCTCCACATAGACCTCTAAACGTTCGAACTCTATACCCCACGAAGAAAAGGAGTTCAACTTCACCTCTGGGACTGCGTTATCACGACAGACAACCTTAAATGGCTTACTACAAACGACGTTATGTAACGAGTACTCGTTTAGGAAGTCGTCCTGTGTGTCCCTGTCGGGATTTGTATGGAAGTACGTGCACCGAACACCCGACTGTTTGTTCAGGAAGTAATTCAGATGGGTTTCTATCGGAACGCATTGCTGTGATGCCCACTCAAAGTCGTACATGTTCTGCGGTAACACCTGTGAGATTCCTATCGTGTCGTATCCCTGTGAAATGTGGACTGTGGCATCCCGTTCAAGAACATCGATAGACCGCAGTGTTACCGTTTCCGTTGGATCTGGTGATACGATTTCGTAATGAAGTCGTAAGAAATGACCTACGTGTTGTGAAAAATCAAAGGCTGTGAGTGGCTCTGGCTGTGAGAAGTTCTTATCATCGACAGACCACGAAATATAGCGATAGACGACGACCTGTGGGTCATATCGGGAAAGAACGTCGTAAATGTGAGACAACTCGTTCTTAAATCGTCCAAGTTTGACGGTTAGCGGTTTTTGTGTTGTTATTTCCTGTTCGACTATCATGCCTTTTGTTTTTATTCACGACCGCTCAAGGCAGTCAAGACAGACCTGTTCAAGCCTTCGAAAAACGTCGTCGGGATAAACAGACCAGTGAAGTCGAATGTAGCTAACGTTTAGCTGTATGCGTCGAAGTGCTTCTGCGATGTCGTCCTGTGATGCCGTACCACTGACAGCACGACAAGAGTCTTCAATAAGCGACACAGTTCGTGCCTCGTCTTTCAATATCTCAAACAGAGACTGTCTGTTCGTTCCCGTTAGTTTTTCGTCAAACAGATGTTCGGCACGCAGCTCTGTGAAGTTCTGACGACGACCGCTTTTCGTCGAATATTGAAGAACGGGAGGGATTGAGTCCGATGTGTCGCCAGACCAAATCTTAGTAAAGAGAAGACGGACGGGATCGACACGTGTCATCTTTTCGGCGATTATTCTGCGGTTTACCTCTTCCGTTTCGTCGTTTTGAAAGAAGAATGCGTCCAGGTCGCTTATGTTTTGCCTCGACTCCGTTTGTATACAAAAGTCGTTCGATACCACGTGTCCGTGATTTTTCCCGTAAGTCGTTACGGCTATAAACTGCTCTCCGTCATCACAAACAAGCTGTTGCAGGTCTCGGTCGTTAGAGACTATCAACGATGACTCTTTGGCTTGCTCATGCAGGGCTGTCGTCAAGTAGTAGACGATGTCATCGGCTTCTATACCATCAGCCGAAACGTAAAACCCGCCATGATACTCGATAGACTGCTTTAACTCATCGATCATCGTCTTGTAGCCTTCGGGGTTATATCTTAGTTTTAGAGACCGACGGCATGACTTATAAAGCTCTCCATATGGAAGTGAAAAGCGGAATGAACGCCCAGAGTCAAAGGCGTAAAGAAGACGACCGACACGGTCATATCGGCGGACGATGTAGTCAACCTGTTCGAGGACTTTTTCTATAACCTCTTCACGTTCACTTCTAAGTGTAAGAAAGGCTGGATCACCGCCGTAGATGTTAGCGACGTTTTTAGCAATTATCGATGTGTCAACGACTATGTTCATCTTTGTTCTTTTTCGTATATGAGTGTTTTAAAACAGAACGGTCTCGTCCTGTTTTGTTTTCTTTTCTTCTTTTTGGACTGTTATAGACTGTCTTGATGTTTGTGCTTTTTGATACTCATCATAGGACTTCATGCTTCGTAGAAGCTCGTCGGGATAGAAACGTCGAAGCTCGTCGAACTGCTTCGTATCAATCTCCGTTTGATGCATGTAATCAGACAGAAACGCAGTGTCGAATGCGTCTATCTTAGTTTGTACTGGGTCTTTTTTTGCAGAGGCAGACTTGTTGGGAAAGACTCTAAAAAACGGCGGTGTTCGATATCCGTATTTGTACTTTATGAGAAGATGCCAAAAGTCCGTCGCCGTGCAAGCATTCGTCGTGAGTGTCATCAACCTACACGCCTCTACGGGATAGCCAGCCGAAAAGGTACGTGTTAACAAAAAGAAGCCGTCACGCTTTTCTTTCGGTGTAACGGTCTTGAAGTAGTCTTTTGATAGAAACTTTCGTTGATATTCTGGATAGTTTAACGCCATATTTGTCGTCTTTTTGTTTTTATCAGTCTCACGGTAACGGGGTCTTGATGACTAAAAGAAAGGCTCAACGTTGCACTCAAAAAATCAAGATGGAAGCGAAATACGTCTAAGTATCCTTAAGTGCAACGTCGGGGCTTCCGTAATACAGCGTGGGGCTTTCATTTCAATCAACGAAAGCCCCACTTGGAATTAAAATAATGATCTTATGAGTGACAAATAGTAACGTTTAGAATAACTGCCATATTACGAAGCGATCATCAGCCGAATAGTAGACGACATCAGGATCTTCTTCAAGAAGCTTGATGTAATCCTCGTCTGACGTATCTTCGTCCTTGTAGTCATCAAAGCTTCCATAATCGCCATAGGTAGCTATGTCCGACAAGATTTCCAGAGGATTGCTGAAGCCTTTTTCTTCTTCGTCATACTCGCTCAAGAGGTCAGTGACGATATCGATAACGATTGAAGGAATCTTGTCTGTCATTCCATCGACGTTTTTCCATGCGTAATGGAGAGCATTAACATAGGTGTCAAAGTCATCTTGACGCATGGAGTCCCAGTCAATCTCGCCGTTCTTTCCCCACTTCTCACCATAGGTGTCATTGAAGTAGCGGTTAACGGTTTCGGACGTGGCTTCGTTTATAGGGCTGTTTTGTTTCATTTTTTAGGTTTTTGATCTTTTTGTTTTTTCTGCTCTTTTATAGTTTCGGAAGCATCTTCTGTTTCTGTCGTTTCCGTTTCCGTCTTTTCGGTCTTTTCAGGAACGACAGTTTCGGGTGTTTCTACGACAGTCTTTTTGGGAGCATCTTCCGTTTCTGTCGTTTCCGTCTTTTCGGTCTTTTCAGGAACGACGGTTTCGGATGCTTCTGCGGACAGGTTCAGGTAAACGTTCAACGTTGTAAACATAGTGCCATAAGCCTTCTTGTTAGTGATCGAGAACGAATAGCCGTCTATCTTCACGTAGGTGAGAGCAGCGAAGACAAACTGCGAAAGCATCCTGTCGTCGTTCAGCAGATAGCGGATGTCCTTCGGGGTTTTTTGGTTGAGTGTACGCAGGTCTTTGAAGTTAGCCTTTACAAAGTCTATAACATCTGCAAAAACGTCTTGTGCACTCTCAATATCAAACTGTGGTGTTACGAACAGGTCTTCTACCTGTATCGACTCTTTTGAAATTGCCATGCGTGAAAGCACGACGCTGTTGATTGATTTGAGTTCCATTGTGTTTTTGTTTTATTTTCCAAGAGAGTCATATGTAGAAAACTGTAACATCTGTTTTTCTATCTTTGCTATCTCCTTTTGTCGAGAACGAACGGCTGCAAGTCCTAAGTTTTCGTAATACTTCTGATAAACGGAACGTATACCGAGACGATTAAACGTCAGGATGAACTCTAACGGAAAGGTGCAAATACGCCACCAATCTGTAAAGGTGACTATCTGTGGCGGTGTGAGAAAACCCTCGTATCGATATCCACGAATGCAGTATTCAAAGCCAGATCCTCCAAGTAGGGACTTAGTCAGTGCCCAGTCGACTGGGAGGTTTGACTTCGTTATTGGCTTGTTTTCTTTAATCGCTCGTACGGTAGGGTCGATTATGTCCGCCGAAAAGATCTCTATGAAGCGGTCTAAGATACGAACCCTGATCTGTGGCGGAACGAACGTTAGCTGTATGCCGTATGGGACGAGATTGTTGTCTTTCGTTATCTTGTGACCTATGACGAGCGAAAGTGGCATGAACGAGACCGCAGGACAACGTACGGGATGAAGCAGCTTGTCTTCGGGTGTTAGCGGGTCATATGACCAGCAGTAGATCTTGCCAGGATATAGCAAGATGTCGTCCTTTTTTTCGGGAAGTCTCTCACCAGAGCTTTGTAAGTAATGCTCTGAAAACCATCGCTTATTCTGTGAAACGACAGTCGAACGAGGCTTTTTAGAAACCTCCTGCCGTATGCGATCAGAGATCTTAATCATCCACCACGTAAGATCCTTTTAGCCGACGTTATCCTCTGGAGGACGGCATCGGTGAGTTCATCAACGTCGAGACTGTTTGTGCTACAAATTTCGATACAGATTGTTATAAGGTCAAACTCGTCTACCACATGATTGATGATCTCACGTTCCATCTTATCCAAGCTGTTTACGGCAGCCTCTATTTGAGCCTCGTCTCCAATCTTGACTATCACCTCAAGCTCTGACGATGACGTGTAATAGAAGAAGGCTTTAACAAACGGACGGGTAGACTTTGGATAGGTCTCGAGTGAGTTGTACGAGGTGTCCTGTATGGCGTGTACGACCTCGTGGGCTATGACGTTTAGGTCAAACGATCGTGCGGTGTTGACCGTTATCCTCTTTTCTTGCCTATTGTACTTAGCTACGGGATAGTCCGACGATATGGGACGGAACTCTACCGTAAAGTTGTCAAACTGAAACGTTGACTGTTTATCGCCTTGTCCTAAGACGTATTGTGCAACCTCGTAGGCATAGGACAGGTCAAGGCTGTTTATCTGCCAACGGCTTGTGTCTATAACGGCTATTTTTTGTAGATATTCTTCTGTTGTCATTGTAGTCTGATGTTGTAGTGTTTAAGTAAGGTTTCTTGTAGAGATCGTGCATAAGGCGACTCCTTGTCTTTTATTCGTCGATAAAGGCTGACTAAATATTGCGGTTCGAAGCGATGCTGTCGTACGAGTCCATAGCCTGTAACGACGAAGTGATGCTGTGAGATGAATTCTATCGGATCTACGACTTCGGGTATCAAAACGTCATCGTCCAGTAGAGCCAAATCCACCTGTGCCTCTTTCCGTTTCCGTGAGTTCATCGGTTTCTATAAACGTTATCGGTATAACCTCTTCGACGTAAAGCTGTGCAACTCGGTCTCCTACGGCGTAGGGGAAGTCCGAGACCTTGTCCATACATCTGAATTTTAGAACGATCTCTCCTCGATAATCGGAGTCTACGAGACAGGGCGAATTTTGAATAAGCCATGTTGTCCGAGTAATAGACGAACGAGGAACGATAGTCACCTTATAACCCTTTGGGATTTCAAGAGCAAATCCGAGAGAAACGACAACACAGCCCTCACGTCTATCGAACTTACAGTCTGCTGCATAAACGTCGTAACCTCCTGCTCCGTCAGACTGTCTTTCGGGAAATCGTGCCAGTGGGTTGACACGTCGAAATTTTAACTCAACCATCCCAACTGACGACAAAAGTCCATAACTCCGTGAACTATCGAGGCTTCATATCGACTGTTGTAATCGTCAGACTGAAGTCGTTCTACATCAGCACGATTGTCCTGAAACAACCACTCGATAAGAACGGCTGGACAGTTTGCCTTGTAGATTACCGTGAAGTTCTCCTCTTTATCGAGGTCTCCGTCTGTCGAGTCAAATCGACCACGAAGCTCTGGGAACTCGGCACGGAAGCGTTTCAGAATACACTCGGCAAGATCGTCCGACTGTGTTTTACCTTTTGTCGTATAGACCGAGTAACCTGTGGCGTTTAGCCAGTCACGTCCGTTACCTGCTGCGTCAACGTGTAGAGACATAAAAAGCTTACGTCCCTTTACCGAGTTTGCGTTATTGGCACGTGGCGTTAGACCTATCTCCTTGTTTGACGGGTTAGTTTCATAAACGGTGAATCCAAGACGTTCGAATTGAGGACGAAGAGATGCTATGCGTTGACGAGACCATAGGTATTCACGGAACTTTCCGTCGGGTGAACGTTTACCTGGTGTTTCTTCGCCATGTGCGGAGTCAAGAATGACGGTGATGTTATTTTTCATTTGTCTTTTTTGTTGTGTTAATATTCATGATTAGATAGTCGACCATACGGCTTCTGGAAGCGTTATTGAGTCGTTTATTCCTCCAAGTTTCAGGATTACATAAGCGTAAAAGTGACCATGAGCCACGACGGTTTGTCCCGACTTTGCTACCATCTCTATCAACTCCTCGTCGGTCGCTCCGCCGTGTCTGACCTTGTAGCTTATCCACGACTCTGTTTGCGTTTCTTCATAGAAAACGTTGCAGACCGTTTGCGGATCATACAGCGTCGTTTCTGTCAATGGGTCTTCGTTTTTCAGAACAGTCTCGGCGAAAATGTCGAAAAGGACAGGCTCACCAAGAAACTCTCGTTTAGACTTAAACTCATCGCTTTCCCAACAGTCGTAAAGAGCCTTTACATAGGCTCTTCTGTCGTTTCGATAAAGGTCATACCAGTAGAGTTGATCGTTTTGTTCGAATGCTTTACGTTTCATGCGTTTTTTGTTTGTTTACGGGAGGTCTAAGGCAGAGTTAGAGCCGAAGATGTCATATGGTCGTGCGTTTTTTAGACGGCTCTTAGCCTTGCGGTCTAAGTTTTTGCCTCTTATGTAGACAGACCAGCGGTCTGCACTTAACTGTTGTTCGGGGTCTGTGTCAACAATCATCAGATAAACGGCTCGATAATAGTCATACTCAGAGAGCAGCTCGTAATCACATCGTGACTGGTTGCATATGCCTGCATAAGCATTCATACGTATGGCGAGTATCTCGTTACGTAACGTAAATGCGTTGCAAGGCGTATATTCTTTCAAAAGATAAAGCTCGCTGGGTTTCAGTCCAAGTTTGAGCTTTATCTTGACTATGTCGTAGTAGACGCTGTTAAACGGACAGTGTGCAGTAGGATGTAGCTTGAGGTGTTTGTCCGTCTCGCTGAATGAAACCCCTATATGATCATGAACACGCCGTTCGTTTAGGGTGAAGTAAACGTCGGGTTCACCCGTATTGCAGTGACAATAGCAGTTGCCATACCCCTGCGGATGTATCATCGGCTCGTTATATGGACGTGGAAGTTTCGATATGAGATAGTCGCAAATGAAGGTAACCGTCTGTAAGTGTCTAAGACGAAATTTAGCCGTCATAACAGCCAACGCTAACGGCGTGTCTTTCACAGGAAGTCCTACACAGTTAAGGTCTATCTCGGCTACGTTGTAATGTGTTTTGACCGACTGCATATAAGGCTTTAAGGCTTGGATGTCGTGGTAGGTGGCTTTTATCCGTAAAGACCGAACCATGAGTTTACCACGATCTACTACCATGAGGTGATAAGTCGTGATTATCCCGTGAGCGTTCTTTTTATAGATCCTTAGCACGATTGATGCTTGGTTCGGAACGTAGATGACCTCAAACGGACACCAAACATTAGTCTTCGTTTCAACGTAGGTCTTAGGCGAAAACGTCCGAATGGTATCAAAAAGCGTAACGATACGTTGTGCTGCTGTTATTTCTTGTTCTTTTTTCTTCATCGTGGTCGTTTTTTTAGATTTTACTAATATCCAACGGCGTTTGACAGAAGCCGTTACCCGTTGGTTTTTGTCCGATAACTCGAACACCTACCTTGTATTGTTTCATACCTAAGCCATAGTCAAACTCTTCATAGACTACCGTGTTCTCGTCTTGTCTCATCAGTGTACGGTAGACGCACTGTGTAAAGTAGTCGTACTTGTGCTGATATGAGTTGCGACACTGTGCCATATGCATGACCAGTCGGTTTTCCAGTGTGTATTGTCTCATAGGTGTCAACGAACGTATCGTCTCTTCATCGAAACGTTCGAGACATATGTCGGATAGAACCGTTTCATAGGCGTGTCGTATGAGCGATCTCGATGGGGACTTACCACCGATGACATCACGAAACTCGCTATTTTCGATAATTACAACATCACGGATAAGTGAGCCGTTTAACGTAAAGACCAATGGTGAACGGGCATCTGTTTCCGTCAGTGCTATGCTGCCTTCATTAATGCTAAAGGGTAGCTTTATCCGAACGAAGTCTTTACGTAGAATTCGACATAGCTCTCGTTGCATGTGTTCCGCAATCTCTAAGTAGAGTTGATCTTCAAGCATATCCATACGAATGTGACTCAGATCACGAAGACTAACGTCTATGTCATCATCATCTATCGAAAGAGAAAGGTCTTTAAGCGGAATTTCAGCCAAGCCACTAACAAGAGTGAACGGATAGCCGAGCTTTTTGAGACAAACGTAGTCTCCAGTATCCAGTCTTAGTTGTAGCTTTTCTTCCACTATCCGTCCATCTATAACAACTGGGAACTGATGAAGTATCGGGTGGTCTAATTCAGGATCTGCTATGGTGTGATATCGAAGAACGATAGATGCTTCACTCATACCATAGACAACGTCAAAATTGCTATCAATACCACAGGTGCAAAGTGCGGTTTTAGGAGAGGCGGTGCTTAGAACGTTAAAAAGCCCCGTAATCGTTTTTGTTTCTTTCTTTTCTTCTTTTTTCCTTGCCATAACCTTTTTTGTTTTTTATCGTTTGTTTAAATGCCACGCCGTTATAGACGGCATGTACGTCTTCTTGAATTTGTCCGTTTATAAACGACACGTTACACCGCACGTTTATCGTTGCATTATCATGAGTCATAGCATATCGATAACGACGAACGCCAGACTCGTAAAGAAAGTCGTACAGATGATCATAGGTGTCACTAATGGCTTTATAGCAGTGATTACGAACACGGTTAAATTCATCAGACAATAGGTCACGTATCGCATCATCAGTTAGCCGTGAAAGTCCGACATGGTCGAGACAAATGCGGAGAGCAGCATCACGGTATTCGTGCTTGAGTACCGTGTAGGGAGGTGTGGTAAAGTCGGTATGTAACGGTAGTTGATAATCATCGACGATGAACTTAAAACACGAATCATCAAAATCGACGTTATACTTACGAGTAACACGAAGACGACCGTCAGGTGATGCTGTATTAAGATAGACACGATTGAGGTCTTCCAGTATCCTTTCATAAGTCTCAATGTATAACCACTGCTCAAGGATGTGCAGTCTGTCTTGTGCTAACCTGCTTAATGCCTCAAGGGTTTCAAGCGGATACTTGGAGGTCTCTTCGGTGTCTTTTATTGGAATAAACTCCCGTAGTGAGATTTTTACCTCATATCGTCCATTACCTATCTGTTTAGATGTATGCGGGATGTCGTAATAGTCATGACACTTAAAAACCGCCATACAGTCAACAACCAACGTAAGGGTGTCGTGAGACATCTCTCCACAGGTGACTATCGGGAGGTGATAAGCAAATATCTCTCCATCGTTTGATATTTCTTCGTATAGTAGTGCTACTGTAGCCTCCGTTTGATAGAAAACAACACTAAACTTGTGTAACTTATTGTTTATTCGTAGTCGTGTCGTCCCACTTTTGCTCATATCACTAAGAAAACGAACAAGCGAAAGTGCTGATACTGTGGACTTCTTCATGCGTTTTTTCTTTTTTATCAGTCGGGAAGAAACAAAAGCCCTCCGTCATTAAAAGAGAACGGAGGGCTTTTTTAGATTATGTAGTCGTATGAGAAAGATCAAAAATGACCGTTATCAATAATGCTTTTAAGCTGATATGAGCTGATATAACAGTCGGGAAGCTTAACACCTGCTACCAGGTTATTACCATCTTCGAAATTGAACTTAAAGTCCCCATTTCCAGGTTCGGAGTTGTCTTTGAAGTTTTCAAGGTCTTCAAAACGGTCTATAACGCAGTTGTTAAATCGCATGTCATAGCTCCGTGCGTTAGCCTGTTTCACTCTAAACGTTTCTATATGACAGTTCGAAACTCGTACCAGCCCCTCTATGCTACCAAGATTTACCTCTTTAATTTCACTAAACTTAAGCGTAGACTCATGGCTGTATGTACATAGCTTAGTCATCTTCAAGGTGTTCATTTCACATCCGCTAATAACAATGCTTGTGATTGTACCATTGACAATACTGGGTGCAATGGTGTCAAGCTTACAGTCTTGAAGACGGAAGTAGGTCTTAGACGGTTTGCTTATCGGCTGTGTCGTGATATAGGAGCTGAACTGAAAATCATGCATTGTGATATCTCCAATAAGCACGTTTAGGTTTTGAGAAGGCTCGTATCGATATCTGTTGTTTGCGTAGATGTCGACAACATTACCAGTGATGAAGTAGATATTCTTCAAAAAAGTAGCTGGTGGATTTTTTATTTCAGCCTGTCTTAGTCCGCCGTCTATACCACAAATTCCGCCATAGATCAAAAACTGAAGGTTATCAGGATAATCGATCCCTTCGTTATAAGCAAGCACAACAGACACACCACCATAAGATTCTTGTGTTTTTTTCAAGATGATCTCGTTAGTGAACAACTTATTAATCTCGTCAACGAACGGTGCAAGATAGTCCACGTTTCCGCTTTCCTTTTCTCGTTTTATGTTTTCGATAAGAAGTTTTATATGTGTGTCGTTGTCCAGTTCGTCAGGTGCTACCTTGTATAGTAAATCTTGTCCTATATACTTACCAGCAGTTGTACCATATCCGTTGATGCTAACGTCTTCTTCAATTTTAAACTCGGTATTCACAAGACTATCCAAGTTTTCAAACACATCAACGGTAGTCATGTGTAACTCAACAACCGAAAAGTTACCTGAAATTAAGGATACCCTTGTACGTGATATGTGCAGCATGTTCATGCTATCAACAACTATACTGCCAAAAGTACAATTGTGATAGATCTCCACGTTATTGATATCTCTTGCTGTACCATTGATGTCCACAAAGTTTTCTACATGAGTATTATGAAACTCAATGAAGCCCAGTCCATTTATGCTGCGTGCTATCATATCAGCTCGACTACCCCTGATTAGAATACCACCAAAGTGATCAATTTCGGTGGCTATCGATTCCATATAGCAGCCTTCAAGTCTGATAAGAGACCATCCACTAAGCTTTGAAGATATACCCCCGAACTTACACTGCTTAAATATGAACGTATCGCTGCTATTATTCATGACCGTGATTGAGTCCGACTCACCATTTATAGTAACAACTGTGAGAGGAACGTTTGTGATGTAGTTCTCAAACTCTAAGCCTGTGAGCCATATCGTACCTCTTATTTCACTTAACCACTCAGATGCCGAGTGTCGAACGCCATTTCCGTTTCCACTTATCGTAACGTTACCTTCGATGTATCCGATGTTCTTCAAAAAGTCTATGGGAAGATCGGTTTGTGTGATTTCCACAAGAGTGTTTTTGGCTGGAACCTCTATCGAACAGATGCCGTTGAAGACGATGTCAAAAACCTCTGTGTTTTGAATAGTTCTGTCCATGTACTGCATAAGCCCTATGGTTCTTCCACCACAGGGCTTCTTAGACTATATGAGTCTTATCTGTCCACGAAATACCTCGTTGAAGACATCTACATATGGAGCAAGGTAATCTGGGTTACCAGAGTCTCGCTCTTCATACAGAGCCATCAGCATTTCGTATTGTTCTGTTGTAAGTTGTGTCATTTCTGTTTTTTTTTTTGTTGTTGTTAGAGACTGATGATTATGAAACGGTCTTCTGGGAAGATTGCTATGCAGTCGTCTTCATATCGAGAGATGAAGTCCTCGTCCGTTTCTCCTTCTTCTTTATAGTCGTCAAAATCGCCATAGTCACCGTTTACGGCTACGTTGTCTACGACCGAAAGCGGATAGGGGTCATGGAAACCGCCACCGTCTTTGATGTACTCTATAAGCAGATCCCAAACTATGTCGGGGATTTGATCTCTATACATCGAAATTCGACGTGTATATTCAAGTGCATCAATGTAGGTGTCGAGGTCGTTATTGTACATCTCGTCCCAGGCTATGTCACCAGTGCCGTCTATGTCCCAGTCTTCAGCATAACGGTCATAAAGGTCTGACTCTATGCTTTCGTTTATTGGTCTTATCTTCTTAAAACGGCACTCAAGAACTCGTTTTGTTTGTTTCATTTCTGTGTTTTGTTTTTATTCATGCTTCATCAAGAAGTCGGTTGAGTTCAGCTATTTCGTGCTTTATATCTGACGAAACATGCTTCGCCTGTACACGTTCGTTAAACCACGAGTCAATAAGCACACGAATAGCCGACGGTCTTGTCTTATCATAGACCACTCCGACGTAAGAGCGAACCATAGTTTCGGGGTCGTATGGGATCATCTCACGTTTGGGTGTTTGCACCATTTGCACCGTTTCGCCGTCTTTTAGTGGAACAAGTTGTCCTATGTAGGTGTCATAACCAGCATTCAAGAACTGCATTATTGACGGGTAGAGGCTTTCGAAGTCCATAATCACCGCTCCGTTATAAAGCCCAGCAGGAGGCTCGACGACAAATGCTCCGTCATAGCTGCTTTTATCGCCCGTGTTTTCGTGTTTTATTAAGATCTGGTTGTAGTTTTCACGATAGTAGCGAAGCATTATGTTTTCGATAATTGCCGATACGGCGGTACAGGAGTGAAGCTCTACACGTCCCGTAGATGTTAGCTGTATGGCGAGCGAAAGGATGTCCGTTTTAGCATCTATGAGTTCGACCAAGAATGCGTCGACCATTCCGTAAAAAACAAAACGAGCGTAGTCCTTTTCATAGAGCTGCTGTAAGTCACCTTGATACTCAACCTTAGTCACACCAAGAACTGCCTGTGAGATGAACCCGAGTGACATCGACTCTTTCTGTGCAACAGACTGATCGAAAAACTCAAAGATCTTCATGTAGTCGATTATCGGACGGTGGACTGGTAGGTCAACCGAATACTTCTGGTCTTTGTTATACTTATCAGAAATCATGCACGTCCAACAGGCTTTGATAGGCGAGGCATAGTCTTCCCACCGAATACCAAGTCGACGGCAACGTTGCAAGAAGTACTGTGCGTCGAACATAATCACGTTCCATCCGAGCACAATTGGAAACCGTGAGAAGTAGTTAACCAAAAAGTCGTAGTTCATTGAGTACTCGTCTTTGTAATATCGATACTCAATCTTGACTTTCTTTACTAAGGTTTTATCGGTAACACGTGACAGGTGTTCGTTTATCTGTGTTTCGATAGACTTCACCTGTGCTTCACTTAGCTCTTTTAGTCCGAAGACTATTCCCCTGCCGTCCGTGTTACAGATGGTATGAAGAAGTATCTTACCGACGGGGTTTGATGCATCGGGAAACTCTCCGTTTGTGACTTCGGTCTCGATATCCCAGAACCACTTCTTAGGCGAACAGGGTCGAAAGATCTCTTCTTGAATGTTCTCGGGAAGCTGTTGTATAAGCTCAAGTCGGCGATACTTGTTGAGATAATCTTTACGAACCTTACGAACGGGTACGCCCGTCTGACTCGTGTATTCCGATTTGAGAGCTGCGTTGTCCGTTTCTTCCCATACGAACTTGTCGGTTTGCTCTATCGGAACGTTTCGAACGGCGATGCTGCCGTTCTCGTTGAAGTAGGAAATGGACAGGATGCTTCCTTTTTGTACTGCCTGTATCATCGTTTTTCTTTTTTCTCTTAATGTGTTGTCAAGACAGCTGTAATTGATCCAAGTAATCACACGTGTCACTGTCAAAACGTCCCGCTATATAGTCCTTTAATTCAGCAATGACGAATCTGTGATCGCCTTTTCCAAGTTTTTCATGGGTTTCTTTCGACACCATATCGACATCGTAGCTGTCTCTGATTGAGACAATCCACGCCGTATTAAACAACCGTATACGCTCATAATTGTCTGCAATGTAGGTGTCGATGCTGTCGATATGAGCGTCTGATGACGTAGAAATTGCTATAAGATAAGTCTTCATATTAACTTCTTTTTTCTTTTTATCAGAGCAAGGGCTGCTCCTGAAAAAAAAGAAGCAGCCCTTGTCGGTAATTATTGTTAAATGGACAATAGAATCCATTCTAAACGATAACGAAGTCGTCTCCGTCGATGTCGTTGTCTATTATCTGCATGTCGTCGCCGATGACAACACGACCACCTATGTTAGACGTGCCTCCAACGACCGCATGGTCACAGACCTTTACATTACCGCTTATTTTTGTGTTGCCGTAGACCTGTGCACTGCCCGAAATGACCACGTTGTCATAGACGGTCACGCTACCGTAAACCTCTGCGTTGTCCGATATGACGGCGTTGTTGTAAGTCCTTACGCTGCCATAAACCTTCGCACTATCCAAAACTTTCGAGTCTCCGCCTATGCTGGCATGTCCATAGACATATGTGTCGTCCGAAACCACAGCGTTATCACCAACGCAAGCATTATCGTAGACCTGTGCACCACCCGAAACCTCTGCTTTTCCGCCGACTGTTGCTCTACCATAGACCCATGCAGCACAGGACACAGATGCGTCTCCACAAACGTACGCAAAGTCAGAAACTTCGGCATGATCACCGACCGTTGCTCTTCCATAGACGCATGCATCGTTGTAGACCATAGCGTTGCCAAACACCTGTGCTTCGTCGAGTATTCGTGCGTGTCCAGCTACTCGTGCTTTTTCGTAAACGCATGCCTTATTGCTTATGGAAGCATACCCGCTAATGATAGCACTGTCATAAACGCATGCATCACCATAGGCCTGTGCGTTATCACAAACAACAGCACTGCCGAATATTCGTGCGTTACCTGTTACGACGGCATTCCCGTAGACCTTTGCGTCGCCAGCCACCCATGCATTACCACACAGGTTGTTATAAGACTCCAAGAAGCCTCCCAGGTCTCCTACACTAACAGCAAAGCAAGGAATGTCAACAAGTGCTTCTATTCTGTGGAGTGTTTTGCCGTTGAAGTTGATAGTTTCGTCTGTAAGTTTAAAGTGCTTCTTTTCCATTGTTTTCTTTTTCCTTTTTAACTTTTATCATCAATAGCAACGTCGCCACAGACCTGCATGTTGCCATGTATAAGCGTGTGATCATCAACACGAACGCTTCCTGCTACTGTGGCATTGTCTCTTACGATGGCTTTGTCACATATTACGGCATCGTCGGTAACTTTGGCATTGTCAGAGATAAAGGCACAGTCACATATCACAGCATTACCACAAACGTGTGCATTACCACAAACGATCGTAGCATCATAAACTTTGGCGTTTCCGTAGACATGAGCACTGTCGCCTATGAGTGTCCTGCCATAAACCTGGGCGTTTTCCGATACAACGGCGTGCTCTACTAACATGGCATCACCGTAAACTCGTGCATTACCACCGACAGTCGCATTATTATTGACGGCTGCCTCCTCATAGACCTGTGCCGAGTCGAAGACTTCGGCTGAGTCACAAACGACAGCCATACCGTAGACCTTAGCATCTCCGTATACTTTGGCATCGTTGAAGACCCAAGCATCTCCGTCGAGGTTGTTTTCATGTTCTACCCAACCACCAAGATCACCCGTACTCACATTGTAGCATGGGTGATCTTTTGTAGCCTGTATACGATGTAACATATGACCATTATGGTCTAAGGTTTCACCCGTTAGTTTAAAGTACCTTTCCTTTTCCTTTTCCATCTTTGTTTTTTCTTTTTAAACCGTTATTGTACGAATTGCAATATTACCACGAAGTATTGAGTTACCGTCTATGTTGACAGTGTCACAAACGTGTACATTACCAAAGACCCATGAGCTGCCATAAACCCACGCACCATCACATATGTGTGCGTTCTCATAGACGTGTGCACTTCCGTAAACTTTGGCTCTGTCCGTAATATAAGCATTATCGGTGACGTGAGCATTGCCATAAACTTTGGCACTTACGTTTACTATTGCCTCACCAGAGACCTTAGCGTTCTCATAAACTTGTGCGTCATCGAAGACGACCGCATTATTACAGACCTTAGCCGAGTCATAGATGCACGCATCTCCACAAACCTTAGCTGTTCCATAGACTGTGGCATTACCAGAAACACTGGCATCGCCGTATATCTGTGCTCTTTCGTGTATGACAGCGTTGTCACTGATTATTGCATTTCCGTAAACTTCGGCGTTGTCATAGACCATAGCATTGCCTGCTACCCATGCCTCGTCTCGTAAGTTGTCTTCACGTTCGACGAATCCACCAAGATCGCCTTTTTTGACATTGTGTTGAGGTAAGTCAACCAAAGCTTCTATACGACGCAGTGTTGCTCCGTCATAATTTAGGGTTTGGTCTGTTAGTTTGAAGTGTCGTTCTGCTTTCATTTCTTCCATTGTTTCTTTTTCTTTTTTAGTTCTCGTGCTTGAGGTAGGACTCGAACCTACATGACGCTATTTCAGTCCAGGGGCTCAAACCCCCTATGGCTACCCGTTTCAACACTCAAGCATTAGTTCCATAAGCACAATAGTAAACGAAAATTCCGCCGTTTGTTCTATCAAAAACCGTGCGATGTATCCAAGCTCCGTGCTTGTAGTTCTGCTCTATTTCTGGAAGTATTGCATTAGACAGATAGTAAATGCACTGACCACCAAACACAGCTATGTGATAAGACATGTTGTCTGGGGTGCTTATTATCTGCTTCTGACAAATCTCGGCGTTGTGATGTATTATCTCACAAATTTGCTCGTGTAGCTCCTTTTCGTCCATTGTGTCTTTTAGACTTTTATCAGGCGGAGACCATTGATTAACTATGATCATTGAGCAATGTAAAGAGAGCCTCAACGTTGGCTTCTCTTTATTAAAGTGGAGGGTGACCTCGACTGAATAAGCTTAAAAACAAGGAAAGTACCAAAGAAAAAACAACGAAGGGTCTCGTCTGTTAGACAAGACCCCACGCCATCGTCAATTATTAATTATTATGGAATACCAAAAAGTTAAAATCCGTAGTTGTTGTAGTTTGTTGGTTCAGGAACCTGACTTCGATATTTGTCTTCATATTCTCGTTGTAGGCGTTCCTGTTCCGCTCTTTCTTTTTCTGCCTGTTCGTATTCTTCCTGTTTACGTTTCTGCCACGCCTTGTAAAGATCAAGCAGATCAGCATATGGCATCAGCGTTATGTCGTGATATGAAAGGACGTTATTCAGTATCAGCGTCTGACAAATTTGGGAAAAATTCTCGGACGATGTCGTTAGAAGAGAAAAGATTCCGCCATTGTCGAAATCGAACAGGTGCCGATACCTCCTTGTTGCACCCTTCACATACGTAGTTAATATTTGGCTTAATTCCTATTTTCAGACGGTTGACCACTTCCAGTGCGAGATTGTACTTGTCTACGGAGTAATCTTTGCGTAACGAGTCAAGACATCGCTGTAAGAAGTGTCCTTCGGGATCAAAACGTTGATAATCGTTCACGGTGTACATAACAAGCGTTAGCTCGACAGGGTTGTAGTAACCGCCATCACCCTGCTGTTTTTCCAATTCACGCTGACGCATGTATTCGGTAATGTACTCGGTCGTACCGATGCAGGGGATGTAGATCTTGAGCGGAGTGTCGAACGACGAGTGATTAAACACAAAGCATCGTTCTTCTGGTGAGTAATACTGCATCAGGTTAGAATCAACCTGATAGTAACCCAACGTGCCACGTTCAAGCGTCTTTTCGTTCAGTGTGTCGCAATATGGGCATCTGGACTGTGTGACTATGTTCGTTTCACGTTGTTCGAACTTCTTCGTGCGTTCCTGTATCAAGAACACAAGGTAAATCTTGTCAAACTCCGACAGGTATTTGTAAGACAGCCGTCGTCCGTTGAGAACAATCGAGACGGCAGAGTTAAGCACGTCGGCGAGTGCTCTGTTTACGTCGAAGATGTCATCTTCGTCCATAGACGAGTAAAGCTTTATCTCGGTTGTGGTTAGTGCACGAATAGCAATGTCGATCTGGGGGTCATAGAAGTAGCCCTTGCTGGGTAGCGTTTCCACGTTGATAGGTAGAAACGCCGAGCGGATTTCTCTCGTGGTTTCCGTTTTATTGGGACGAACGGTGCTCTGTTCTGTCGTTTCGGTTGTATCGTCGTTAGATATGTAGTCCGCCGTGTTTATCTGACCCTCCTGTTCGAAGAGAGCTTGACGTGCGTCGTTTTCTGGTATTACACTCATCTGCGTTTTTTGTTTTTTATAATCAGAGAGGGCTTTTATCAAGAAAAAGCCCTCTCATCAAGTAAAAAATCTATAATTATGACAAAATCTTCGCCTTTATTTTTAGTCTATGAAGCTGTCGAGAGGACTTCCGTCTCCGCTATACCGCTCTTCGCTGTCATCATCTTCGTCTGCTACATCTGCAAGGTTTATCTTAAACTCGGTCTCGAAACGGTCAGGCTCGGTGAGTTGCTCACGTAAGGCAGAGTTTGGCGACAGCGGGATTAATCCCTCTTCTTTCGTTATTGCCTGTAATTCTTGTATTAGACGCTTACGGTCATTAATGAGTAACGTTCCGTCCGTTACCTCTTCCGATGGAACGTCGGCATAGGTCTGTACGAAATCACCACGTTGATAATCCTGTTTGAGTTTTTGGAATGACAGCTCTACGTCTTGCAGATATTCACGTTGATATTTCGTAAGTTGTAGAAGTGTCGACTGTATCTTAGCCAATGACTCGATGTTCTTCGCCGTTGGTGACTGAATTATCGAACGGAAGAACTTCTTCAAGACGAACTGTGAAATTATGATCTGTGAGTGAATCATCGAAATTGATGACTCTTCATAATAAAGCTTGTTCTTGAAGTACGGATACTGGTCGATAACGTCCTGCTCGATATAAAGCTCTGCTATCGACTTCAGGAGACGTTTTGCCACGTCCATAGCCTCGCTTGATGCTGCGAGGAAGTTATCGTCAGCAGCAAGAACGTCAAGGTCTACCTCTTCGTCGCTTATTGTTGGAATTTCGGGGTCATCTTCCCGTTTTGTTGGGGTCAGATACGCTCGATAAGAACGTTCCAGTTCGGCTATCGCCCGTTCTTCTTCCCGTTTTAGTTCACGATCCTGTTCGGTCATGTTTTCTTGTTGGTTCTTTTTACAGAACTCCTGTGCCTCCTGTAATGTGTCAAACAGGATGGACTCACTTTTAGGCAGCATAGTTCCATGTAAGTCGGTAAAGTCTACACGGAACTTTTCGTTGTGGACATCGTAAAACTCCTGTGCCTCCTGTATCGTGTCGAACGACAGAACGGTCTTTGCCTTTTTGGATTTCGATCCTAAGAAGAGGTTTATCCGATAGCCATCTTGTCCCGTGTTGTAGGGCTGACCGACAAAAAGCTGAACGGGGTCACATGCGATCTTTATCGTTTCCATATTTCCGTGTAGACCCTTTCGTCTTCTATTGAGAGGTTTTTAGTAAACGTCGACGTGAGGTTTTCTGCCCGTATAGACGTGGTGTAGTCAACGACGGGTCGTCGGGTATGGATATCAACAGAGAGCTTCAGTATCGGAAGCGTTTCCTCTTGATTAGTCTTAAACATGAAGTTCTTCGTAAACTGCGGGTTTTCGGGAAAAGACAACGTAAGAGGTATCTTCTTGAAGCCCTTATAGTCGTTAATGTAGCACTTGCGTATCTTGTATAGACCTTCCACTATCGAGTCATAGACCTTCATACGTTCGATATCAGACGAGGTCTTTATTTCAACTTCGGCACGGAACTGCTCTGGGAGCCAGTTACCACGTGCAGTATAAGCAACCTGGTAAACATCACCAAAGTCGTTTTCTTCATCTCGAAAGTAGACCAACCGTTCCGTACCTCCTGCTATGTTTGCGTTCTGTATACCCGACTCGGTTATGGTAAAAACGCCAGAGGGAATCCTCGCATAGAGACCCTCGACCTTAGACGACTTGTCGGAGTCGTCTTCGGGGAACTGATGTGGGTCGAGATACTTATCTGTGAGAAACTGCTGGTCTCCCATCATTGAGTAATAAACGGGAACGGTGACCGTTTCCAGTGTTCCGTTTCTATATCGCTCAAACGAGATCAGCCTCGAAAAGAATGCCGAAACGGAAACGATGACCGAACGCATGAACACGTCGTCATAGTTTCGTACAACTCCTATCTCGTTTTGGTTTCCTTGCTGTTTTGTTTCCATTTTTGCTTAGGCTTTTTAGTTTTAATAGACCACGACCGCATTTTTACGGTGTATCGTTGACTTGTTTCCATGTACGTCCTCCACCTTAAGCGTGACACTGTAACGTCCCTTATGAAAGAAGAGGTGATGGAAGTAAAGTGATGACGTGCGATGACGAACCGTCGTGTTGTTTTCGTCTGTTAGTGTCCATACGGCTGTTTGCTGTCCTACCATAGCTTCGGCTATCCTCGATAGGAAAAAGCCAAAAAAGCGAAAGACAGAAAAGTAAACGGAGGTCATGGGTCTCACACGTATCTGTCTCATTGAGACCTGATAATCTCCGAGAGCAGACGGGTTAAAGTTGACGTTATCCAACTCATAGTAAGTGTTTGGAACGTCTTCGATAAGAAGTCCGTCTAAGTTTTCGTCTATGTTACGGAATGTCAAAAGATCGTCATCGTTTACGACCATACCTGCTGTGGTGTCTGGGATGAGATCGAAGTAGTAGTCTCGTAACTTGTCAGAATCTACTGGAAGCATTCGCTCATAGTCGACGTTTTCGAATGTCGACGGGGTGATCCAGTTATACTGAAACGTCAGATAACCAATCATGTAGTTGGACATATCGCCGAATGTCAAACGTCGGGTTTGTGGGCTGCTTGCTTTTGTAAACATAAGCAGCTGCGGTTTTCTGGCACAGATCTGTACGGCGTTCGTTTTTGTTAAGGATGACTGTCCGTTGTACTTGTATAGCTTCATGCTTACATCGTATGCTCCGACCTCGTGCAAATCTATGTAACGAGCACTCTCAAAAATACGATAATTGTCGCCTACGACAAGATCGCTCACGGTCATTACTGCTCCCGTTTTTTGATTTTTCACCGAATACTCGATCCCGTAATACTCATACCAAGAGACGTTGTTATAGGTGAGTTTAACTGGAAACATCGGATAGACAAGTGCTCCATAAGACATGTCGATATCGTCATAGGTGCGTTTGGCGGTTATGTTACGTAGGATAAGGTGTGCGGTCGGGTCACGATTAACGTCTTCGTCGAACATATCAGTAGGGAAGTTCTTGTCTTCAAGAAAGACGGTTATCGGTTGTAAGTGTCTTTCGTCTCTTACCTCGTCGTTTTCCTGTCCGTTTATTGTAAATCGTAAGTCACGTGCGGGTGCGGGGACATCGAGTCTTGTCCATCTGTCTTCGAAAAAGACGATATGGTAAAGGTTGAAGAAGGTCTTCTCTCCGATAACGTCAAGGATAGTCGACCATCCGCCTATGTCACGGCGTTCTATCCAACGACGAAGACCGAAAAGCTTGAGTAACACCTCTTCATGAGAAAACAGAAAGGTCTCCTCCGTCACAGGTGTTCCGTCTTCGTTCCACTTGTCTTCTACGACACGGTTCATCGGATAATAGAGTCCAAACAGTGTCGTTTTTCTTAGGTTCTGGTCTACGTTTAGATTTGTATTGTTCTCATTTGTTTCATCAAGACGAACGGTTTCAGGTATTAACTTACCCGTCGTTTTGTTCAGCCAGTACTCCTTCAGTGTAAGGTCTGGATAGTCGAAAAGTTGTAGAACGTTCAGTATGCCCCTGTAAGACGACAGATAAGGCTTTATGTTGTGCATTTCCAACAGGAACTCCTTACGTTTGGTGTTAAGAAGAACAGAGTCGACAAGGTCTTCATTGATATCAGACGTGCGAAACAACGACTCGTCTTGTTTGGCGAGAAACTCACCAAAGTCGGCAAGTTTAGCCTGTAAACGCTCGTCTTCACCTATGACCTCACCATAGACGTAAATCTCAATAATGACCTCTCGGTCAAGATTCAAGTCTCGCAATACAAGTCTGTCTTCAAACGTGCCTGATTGTGTAGAATGTAGACAGATATCGAACCGAAATGCCTCACGTTTAAGTTGTGTAAGATCAACGACTTGTGTAGGGTCAACGACTGGGACTCCGTCTTGAAACGCTCCGTCTTCTAAGTCGTCCTCGCCAACTCGGACGTGCTTACCCAAAACGGCTGTTTGTGGGAACGTGTGTTGTCGTCGGATAGAGGTTTCAAGTCGAATTTCGGGGTTGGTAGCCGTCACATCCGAAACGCTAAAAAGCGAAAACACAGAGCCATCAAGGAAAGAGGCTTCAATGGTAGATGCTTTGGTAGTTTTGGTGACATTAACAGCAGAAACGAACGGTGAGAAGTAGCCCACGTTTGTCCCCGTATAGCCCTCTTGTACAACGTAGATGGTCTCCGTTTCGAAAAGGTTAGTTGAAACCTCCGACATATAGACGGTTGCGTGGTATAGACCGTTGTCGTCTACCCATACGGTCGGAATCTCCCGACCTGCTTTATCGAAAAAGTGGAGCGTACTGTATCGGTTCACGTCGTTTTTTCTTTATCTGAATTTTTTACAGACAAACGTCAGTATCTCTTGAACGTTTTTCCAACAGTCTACGTTATACTCGAGACGTTTCAGATATTCGAGGTCTTTCGTTTGTGAAATTTCTTCTTCGAGAGCCGATATGTGCTCGTCGACAGAACGCTGCATCGTTTCCTGTTTCGACGAGTCAATGACTGCGAAGTAACAGGTAACAACAGAAAAGAGGTCTTGATGATCCTCATATTGACCCGTAAGCGATGCAACACGTAAGCGGTTTTCCTCCGTGTCGTTTGTTGACAACTCTTTTTCGGCTTCCATAAGGCACTGTTTAAGTCCCTGTGTGTTCATTCCTACCACCGACAGCACACCCTGTCTGTTTTGTTTTTCTATCATCTGTGTTTTTTGTTTTTTATAGACGAGAGGGTTCGACGTGGCTTTCCATCGTCGAACCCTCTACGCCGTTGAATGTATGAAGAGAATTGTCGTTAGTAGCTTTTGTCCTTCATTATTGGCGTTAGATCGAAATGGCACTCAGCAAACGGCGATGTTCGATTATGTCTGAAATACTCAATAGCAGTGAGCGTATAGAAGTATTCGTGTAGGCAATTTGCCGTATATCTGATGTCGTCTTCGGTTTTTAGCATCCACTCATTTTCTCCACCGTAATAGCTGTTAATAAGCTCAAGGTTTCCATAAAGCAGCTGTGCTCTGTCGTTTATATAATCGGGATTAGCCGTCCAGTTAAGACGGCGACTGATTATGTCGCAGTAGATCTCTGCCATCTCCATTTCAAGCTCACGTTGGTGTTTATAAAACGCCTCGTTATCATAGGAACTGTGATGTGCTATGTGACTGACATAGTCAAGTGTAACCTCGTGTAGTTTTCTCATCTTTTTTCTCCTTTTTTAGACTTTTATAAATTGAGGGCTAACCCTCACAGATCAGCCCTCGTCATAAAAAGAGGTTATGGTAAATTAAAAAAGTAGTCTTTTAAAGCCCCACTGCCCGCAATTGCTGCTCAAAGTCAGAAACTACGGCAGAGGAGTCGTCCATGTTGTCATCGCACATAATCAGGTCATCTTCGTCGACGAACGTTTGTCGATACTCAAATGCAGGACGTATGAGCTTTTCGTCTATCGCTTTTAAAACTTCGGGTGTCATTACCGTCTTGTTAAAAAGCTGCGTAAAGTCAACCGCACGGTTTAGATGCTTCACACACCACGTCTGTGCCGTTTCTTGTGGGAAGCAGACCTTATGATCACGTGTAACGGGCTTACCGCCGTCGAACAGCGTACGAGCACGTTCGGTAAACCTAAACTCTTGGTTCTGTTTGTCGTTATACTTCGTTTGTGTTCCCGTTGTGGTGTAAACGAACGGTGCACGTTGTGCGTCAAACGCCGTACGTTTAACCTTAAACTTTTGGTTTTTGACTGTGTTTAACTTAGCAGAGCCGAGAACGTAGATCCAGTCAGCGTCTATGGCAGACTGTAACCATGCCTGGAATGAGTGTTCGTCATAAACGTTCGATAGCTTAGCTTTTTCGGCGATAGTCACCGTATCGAAGCCGTCCTGTAATGAGTGCTGTTCGATAAAGTCTACAAGACAGGGGAGCGTTTGTTGCTGTGTGTTGCCGACGAGTTCGATATAACCCTCGTCAATGTCCTCCTGCAAGGAAACACCAAAGGCTGCTCGTTTGGACTGTGCCAACAGATCTACAACGTCTTTGGTTTTGAATGTCTTAGACAGTAGCGTTTCTTCCGTTACCTGCTTTTTGTTGAAAAGCTCTTCGAGCAGGTCAACAAAGTCGACCATCTTACCTGGTGCGATTCCACAAACGTCCCAGCCGAGATAATCCTGCAAGCCGAGATAGCGGTTTATTCCTTTCGTAAAGGAGATGTAGAACTCTACGGGACGATGACGAGAAAACCTTGACTCCATTATGTTAGCCGTTACGATTATTCCCTGCTTTTGCTTCGACTCGTCTTTGTCGAACTTCTTGCGAAGATTGACCACAACGGACGGCATGTACATAGAGCCTTGACCACCCGAGATGGTTTTGACCATCTGATAGCCCTCTTGTTTTTCGTATGTGTGTGCAGTACAAACGAGAGGAATACCAAGTTTGCCGAATCTGGGGATCAGGATGTTGTACATCACCTTGAGTTCTTTGGCAACCGTTCCCATATCGGACTTCATGTCACCTGCAATTGCGTCCTGTATCTGCTTTTCAGAAGACAGTGCCGAAACGGAGTCGATGAAGACAGCGATTTTGGGGAGCGTCTTTTGTTGGTCTTTTGGGAGTTTTTTGTTTTCCTGTGCAAGTTTTAGCTGTGTATCCTGTAAAGACTGTGTCAGCTGTGTCATCGTGACAGTTATTTCGTTTATCGTTTCAGGAACGATTATTCGACAACGGTCTGGGTCTATGCCCTGTGCTAGATAACGCTCACGTGTATGTGCGTGTTCGGAGTCGAAGACGATGGTGTAATAGCCAGCCTGCTGTGCATATCGGATCACGTCAAGGATTATGTACGTTTTCCCTGTCTTTGGGTCACCCGATATCATCGTGCAGTGTCCCGTAGCTATCCCTCCGAAAAGTGAACCCGAAAGACAAGCCGATAGAACGTAAGACCCGACGGGAATGAACTCCGTCTTAGGTTGTTCTATGAGGCTGGCATCTGTCGGGATGAATTGATTGACGAACGTCGACACATCAGAGAAGTTTGTCGAGTCGCCACTAAAAAGACTTTTTGCCATTTTTTTGTTTGATTTTTTAGTTTTCTTTTTTATCAGTGGAAAAAAGCCATCCGTTTCGTGTAATATGACGGAACGGATGGCTTCGGAGAAATTATGAATAAAACAAATTAAAGATTGTCATATATGTCTTTTATCCGCTTCTTTATTTTGTCCCTGTCTTCTTGCCACTCGCTTTACCAAACAAGCATAGAACGACAGGATGACAACAGCCTGTCCGTTTCTTTCCAAATTTCAGACGCAGATAGACCGTCGATAACGTCTGTGTCGCTATATCTGTTCGGATTTGCCCGCTCTCTGTCGGGGAAAAGAAAAACGAAAAGTGAGCCGAGACGAAATCGGTCGGGAAGAATCTCACAGTCGGGACAAACGCTCCGTAGAAACTCGGTAAACGTGTGATGAACGAGGCTGTGGTTGCTATCGAGAGGATTACATCTCGTACAGACCGTCTTTCCACGTCTTCGTCTGCTTTCGGCTGTTTTTTCCGTTATTATGAACTCCTGACCGCACGTGTTACATCTAAGTTTTAGCGTTGTTGGGGAGTGTCGTTCGATGAATGTTGTCGAGGGGATCTCAACACGTCGTAGACGTTGAGTGCAAAACGAAGATCCACAGGTCTGCTTGTATTGCTTCCTGTTTTTGTTAAACATAAGCGGACGAGAGCAAACAGGACAGGACGGGACTTGATCTATGTCATGCTCCAGGTGCCATAGTCGTTGTGTCGGAGAAACTCGCTCAAACGTCTCATCAAGAAAAGCCGTTTGTTGTAGAACACGTTGCCATAGATCAGTTTGTTGAAAAACCGAAAACTGACACAAACCATGACGGATGGCATCAATCTCTTCCGTTGTCATCTTTGTTGCTATCATCGCTGTAGACCTCCGTTTCTGCGTAATCGGGGCAGTTTTTCTTCATGAAGTCCTTCACTCGATAGTCAGTCATGACGTCGGTAATAGTCAGGGGTCTTATGAGTTGCACGGAGTCTGCACCAGTCGCACGTGAAAGTGCAACGTAAGCCTGTCCAGAAGCAAATGCTCCCCGAATACCCATGTCGAGATAATAATGGCTAAGTGTTAACGACTGACTTTTGTGTACCGTTATTGCATAGGCAATCGAAATTGGATACTGCTTCATAGAGCCTATGATCTCTGTGTCAAGCTCGTTGTTTTTTACAACGTACTTCGTATTACTGAACTCTACACGTGAGATGTGTATAGGGTCGGGATAATCATCGAACTTTATCAACAGCGAGTTCTTTTCGCTGTTGTAACCAATAAGCGTTCCTAATGAGCCGTTGACGTATCGCCTGCCTCTACCGCTGTCATCGTCTCTGTCGTTCATTCGTGCCATTACCCTGGCTCCTACTCGCACTGTTATTATCTCATCGACAGGACACGTATTAAAATTGAAGTTTCCCGTAACCGTACCCTTAAGCTCTATCCAGTCAGAGTCAAGTTTTTCAAGCTGCGTCCTGTTGTAACTCTCTGCCGACTTGTTTGTCGTACATAGTCGAATTGAGCTTTCAGGTACCTGGTTCGATAGGAACTTGCGGTTATAAACATCAAGCTCACTGCGGTTTATGCTGTCGTACTTGATGTGATTAAGAAAGTCTACGAAGTTCTTATCGGCTTGGCGATGTATCTGCTTGAAGTTGATTATGTGAAGCGACGTTTCCTGCCGAACGTATGGATAGGCTGAAAAGAAGTAAGGCGTGCCGAAGGTATGCTCGATGTACTGCTCATAAGCCGTATCGGCAATAACGGGTGGAAGTTGAAAAAGGTCACCAACATAGACGAACTGCTTACCTCCGAAGGGTTCGTCGGTTGACATTATCATTTGGCACATTCTGTTTATCGACTCCAGTATCGGCGAAGACACCATACTGACCTCATCAATTATGAAGATGTCTACGCTGTGTACTAAGCCTGCGATGTGTGCGATGTTTTCATATTTCAACTGGTGTGGTAAGAGGAAGTCTTTCCCAGTCTTAAAAAACGAGTGCAATGTCTGTGATTTCACACCGTTCGACATTAGCGTTGCGGACGCAATCCCAGTCGGCGTAAGAACGACATGCTGACGGTGCTCGTTTTCAAGATTCATAAGTAGGAATCGTATAAAGGTTGACTTACCCGTTCCTGCCGAACCTGTTACGAAGAAGTGATCTCTGGTCTGTACAATCTTCTCATATGCAAGTTTAAATGCGTCGGTTGCTATGATGCCATCTGGGACGGCATACTCCTTGTCCTGTGGGACTGTTATGTCGTCGACCGATGGCATGTCCTTTGTCCGAGTTCTCTGTCCGAATCTGTTATTAGTCGTTACGACGGAGTCCATCGGCAAGTTAAAGATGCTATCTATCGCCGTACTATCTTGTGTTTGTTCCATCATTAATCGTCTCCTGTTTTTAGACTTTTATAAGTCGAGGCGGAGACCACTGACAGAGTTAATCGATATCAGTCTCAAAGAAAGGCTCGACGTTGCACCTGAAAGTTTAAAGTGGAAGTTGATAGTCTCAAAAACAACGTTAGTATCAACGTTATGGCAACGTGGGGCTTCGTTACACACCTACAAAAGAGCCACCCTGCCCGACATTGTTGTCATTGAGAGTGGCTCACGGAAAAAAGAACAACAAGAGTGCTTTTTTATTGTGCTATTGTTCCACTCCAAACGAGGTTAACGACTACGTCCTGTTGTGGATTGACCGTAACCTGTGGCGGAACTGGCTGTGCCAGGTAGACGTTTATCTTACCGTTATCAACAATGGTGATAACGGGCATAGTCACTGACGGTGTCCCAATAGTCGACAGACTGGCTTCGTATACACGAGAGAACGATCCTATCTTGTGGACATTGCCAGCTTGTAGGTCTATCTGTGCTATCGGATCAGTTGTCGGTACGGACAAGTTAACCCTGTCGAAGAAAAACGAAGAACGAACCGTCCTACCACCGATTTGCACATGGCTGTAGAACTGTTGTCTGTCTGGGGTGTCTGGATAGACCGTGTAGAACGACGGCAAATTAGGCTCGTTAGCTATCGGAGCGAGCGTCCTGCCGTCATAAACAAACGGTCTCGAGTCTTCGGGTTTCACATAGAACACGCCATATTCCAACGGCTGTTCTTCCCACACGAGAGCTTCGTCTTGTTTGACACACTCGAACAGCTTCTGTATCAGTGGGTTAAACCACAGCTTTCCTACGGCGTTCGGACGTATCGGGTTGTCCGTCCAGTTGTCAACGCTCACGATCACTCTTGGCTCGTCTTCGGTTATTATGAGAACGTCGGGACGATGTTGACAACACTCGTTCGAGAACTCATTGCAGTGTTTGATTTTTTTGTCGTAAATTTTCATCGTTGTTTTTTGTGTTTATGTTTCTGTTTTTACTTAGACTATAACGTGCGGATTTCGCAGGCTCCACCCGAGCAGGCTATCTCCTTTGATGCTTCGGTGAAAACGTCAACAGGACAGTCCCAGACGTTGAGGTTTTCTGGAACGTGCTGTATAAGCTCATCATAGGTCTCTTTTGAGATTTTCTCAAACGGTAGCTGCGGATAGGTTGAGTCAAACTTCGGTAGAACGGAAAGTCCCGTATACGAGTCTCGGTTCTCAAACATCCAGTCGACAACTGCTTGTTCGTTTTCAGGAGAGATCATCACCGTAGCCGAGCAGTTGTTATGGTTTGCTCCGTTGCGGTGCCCTGTGGAGATCCACTCGTCAGATATTCGACGTATTCTTTCCAAAAGTCCCAGTTCACCTTCCTGTTCTGTGATATAACCTACGGCTGAAACTGGAACGGACAGGATGACCTTAGAGGAGTCAAACGTGTCGTTTTCCATAAGTCTTGGACAGTGTTCCTGTAAGAACTGTGCCAACGGCTTACTTTTTGCTATTCGTATTCGACGGATGTAGTACTCACCAAACGCCGAGTGTATACCAGAGCCACAAGAGCCAACAACAAGAGACGTTGTCCCTTCGGGCTTAATGCAGGTGCAACGGTCTGCGGGACGGATACCTATAAGACGAGCGGTTTCTTCGTTTGTAGTCACAACCTGTCGTGCACCCTGTCGGAAGTCTATGTTTCGAACGTTATCCGATGCCAGCCCTGTCAGCGAAACGCCAATAAGTGCCTGTTGTTCTGCGTTTTCTTTCCACGAGTATCGGAGGTAGTGGAAGTCGGTAAAGCCAGCTTGCAGCGTGCCGAAGAATGACGCCCAGTGTGTACGTTCGTCGAAGTCCTCCTGATCTATGACCGTTGTACAGTTTATCGTCGAAAGATTACAGAAACTTTCGGACTTGAAGCTTATCTCACAGCAGGGGTTGGCTATCGTTTCACGGTCAGACATCCAAACAAAGCCAGGTTCACCCGTTCCGTTTGACAGTGCACGGCGAATAATGGCAGAAAAGTCGTCATAGCCCACCTCTCCTCTGACAAGACGGACGGAGTTGTTAGAGCGAGCACGTTGTGGGAAAAGGTAATACCAGTCGACCTGATTTTGTTGTTCAAGTTGTTCTATTGCATAGGTGTTGTCTGTGGGAAGCGTAAGCGTGTGCTGCTGTCCGTCGATCGTTATTTCGTAAGTCTTCGTGTTCTCCGTGTTCTCTGTAAGGACTACTTGGTCAATGTTAAACGTGCGTTTTGCGTCGAGCATCTCACGGTCATCCATATCAAAAAAGGTGATAAGTGCCGAAGAACGAATGTCTCCCGCAACAACGCCATCGGCAATGTGACAACAGATATCAAAGACCTCTATCGGTCTAAGCTTACGTCCGATAGCACGGCGAAAAACGGAGTCCATGTTCTTAATTGTCTGTTGGAGTCCTTCGGACCCAGGTGCAGCACATTGTAGTTTCTTCACAAGTGCTCCCTTTGGTCTAATGTCCGAATAGTCAAACTTCGGGTAGTTCTGCCCTCTCGTGTAAGCATAAACAAGCATACGCACGGCATCAGCCCATCCCTCAATCGTGTCCGAAATGTAGAACTTGCGTGCAGCAGCAGGCTGCTTTATTGTTGGTAATTGTTCAACTTGGTGTCGTTCAACAGAAATTCCGACACCCGCACCAGAGATCAGCAGAAACATCAGTTCCGAGAATGCCTTATCGTCATAGATAGCCAGTCCCGAGCAGTTGTACATTCTTGCGTTGTTTCTTTCTATCGGAAGTCCCGAGAACTGTATAGCTCGCATCGATGGCAGAACCTTCTTGTCTTCTATAAACGGTCGACCACGTTCTATCTCGTCTGATAGTTGTGGGTAGTGTTCTTTCATCATCGTACAGTAGTCGTCGACGAGATCTTTCCAGGTTGATCGACGACGAACGCCGTCGGTGTCTTGTTTAATTTTTGAGTATTTCTGATAGACAACAACATCAGAAAGCAGGGTTTTTGCTACGTCTTTACTCATATCGTGTTCACTTTTTCGTTTTTTAAGTTGTATGTTTTAGAATTTAACAATTTGCTCTCTATTCAAAGCAGGGACGAGTGCCCAGGTTTTAATAAGTGAGAATTGCCACACAAGATTGCTTTCGGATAGAGTGTAAACAGTAACGGAGTAGTAGAACAGTGAACAACCATAACGAGAGGCTCACGGTTGTAGTCATGAACAGTAAGTCTTAGTAGAATGCCACTCGTGACATTCAAGTGCAACGTTGAGGCTCTGGGATAGCAGTCTTGAAAAGTCTCCAATAATGGTAGACTGGCAGGGAGGAGTGGAGTGGAAACTCTTGTAGAGCATCAAGACTTGTAGAATGCTGACACTTTTTAAACTTGAAAGTAGAGCAGTAGAGCACTCAATCTTAGTAGAGAACAATCGAGATTGAGATTGTCATCAAGATTAATCTTAGTAGAGCACTCAATCATCAGTCTTCAACAGTAGAATTGAAATCATCAAGAGCAGAGTCATCATTAAGATTGAGATTGTAGTAGAGAACAATCGAGATTGAGATTGTCATCGAGATTGAAATCTTAGTAGAACACTCAATCTTAATGATGATGAGACTTCAATAGCAATCATAAGGCAAGTGAACTGACAACGAGGGGAGTCGTTTAAGACTCTTGTTGAGAATTCATCTTTTTGAATAACGAGACGACACTGTCGTCTGAAATGATCGCATGGACTAACTCGCCAGTCAAGTCAACGATCATCGTTTAGTTTTTATAAGAGAACACTCTCTCGTGAGAGAGGGAAGCTGTCGTCAGACAGCGTAGACGGCAAAGACAGCACGCTTGCGTGCGTCGTTGCGTCGGATCAGCCATCGAAAGCAAGAAAGATTGTTTAACAGTGACTTCAATAATCAATTAATCGATTAACGAGAGTAATGAGAGCACGAGAACAGTCACGTCATTCATCGTTATTAGTCTCTTAATCGTTAAGACTGAACTCATTCTTTCATGAAGTCATTCATCTTGAGTAGCATTAATAACGACGTGTAACGACGAATAATCAACGACAATCTTAAACGGCATGAAAAGAAAAATCAACGACGAACATCTTCATGTCTTCCATTTCTATTAAGAAAAATTGGCGAGGGACGAGGCAGAGGGCACGTTAGCTCCTATTCCAAGCCTAATGGAAGGCGTAGGACGCCTTCTTAGCCTTTCCATAGGAGCCAGCCCCTGCCTTGCCCTGCCTGCACGCACGACGAGGGGGCGTTGCCCCCTGCGTCTTGCTGTGCAACCTCGAACTCGGAAAGAGCGTTTTTGTCTTCGACAAAAAACTAACAGACAACAGTCTTCTTGGAGAGAATGATTAAATCCTCGTCTCTCATTCTTCTTTAATTCTTCTCGAGTCTTTGTTCGTCTTCGTTGCTCTCCGAGAGACTCGACTCATAAGTCAAAAGTGTAAGTCTTCGGGAAACTTTAACTCTTCTTAGAAGACTTACGATGACGAGAGTGTTAAAAGTGACGAGAGCAGTCAAAGTGATCAGAGAGGAATGTTAAACGACGATTAGAAATCATCAACGATAGAATGCTAATTAGCGTTAAGTCCGTTAGGACTAAACTCATGTTCACGGAGTATGCTTGTTGTAGGTTTTAAAAAGACACAGGAAAAACCCCAGTCTTACTAAAAATAACGTAAGTGGGGTTCTTTCCTGCTTAAAGAAGACACTACTAAATCACGACAACAGAGTTCCGTTCTGCATTTCCACAGACGAAACCGTTGACTTTACGGACAGTGTAAGCACTGTCTATGACATCGCCCTGAACGCTGTCCGTAAAGGCTTTAAGCCTATGTCGTTTGTCTTCTTTGTAAGAGTCACGATCAGCAGAGAAAGCCTCATAACACGATTGCTTAAACTGCAAATACTCCCGACGTTCTGTCTCATAGACGAAACGTGACCGTTTGACCGATGCCTCACGACGACTGCTACGAAGCTTCATCTTTCTTTCCCGTGCCTCGTGTTTAGTAACATAGCCCGTAAAGGCTTTAACGAAGTCGTAGGTGTCTACGTGTCGATAGAAGTCTGTGTGCTCTCGGTCAATTTGGTACGTTTGACAGTAGTCCTCGTAAAACGTGGCTGTGTCGGGACGTAATGACTCTTGCCTTAGCGATGAAAAGTCGAACCAGGTCTTAGCAACGAACGTTCTATACTTCCGTTGTTTGTCTTCCCTGTTTTTTCGCTGTCTTTCCTCTATGTCAGGAGAGACAGACGGTCGACGTTGTTTTGTCTCGATAGAGCGAAGCGTGTTTTGAAGAGTCTCTACTAAATTCTCCTTAGACGTGGCTTTTCGACGAACAAGAGAAGCTAGAGCCTGTAAGTCTTTGGGCAGATCTTGTTCGTGTAACGTAACAAAACGATCGTCTTCAAAAAGACCGCTGAATGTGAGTGTTTCATCGAGTATCGAACCGTCAATTATCGAACGTCTAATACGACGTTTGGTGGTTTCGTCGTCAACATAGATCTTGTTGACACGGAAATAATCACGTCCGATATCGTCCGTTTGATTGATTATGTCCACAAGTGCTCGTGAGCCTCGTTCGGTTAACCGTTGAAGAATCTCTTGCTGTCGTTTTTGTGACTGCCGTCTAAGTTTAGCTCTTTCGACACGTTTCACTCTTTCTCGAACGACTTTTTTGTAACGTCGTTTCGACCTTGAGTATGTAATTTTTCCGTCGGCTATACGTCTGATTCTCTTCGTTTTGCTGAATGAACGCCTCAAAAGCCCATCGGTATCACTTGTGTGTGAAGCGTCGTGGGGGTCACTGAACGTTCCCAGGTATGGATGAGCGTCTCGGTATGCTTGGGAGTTTTTGAGCGAGTTTTTTGTAGAAAACGCACTCGGATTTATATCATTCAAGATGTATTGCCGTCTACACGTTGTATAAACAGCAATATCTCGACATGTATTCTGTTTTGTTGGGGCTACTCCGCACAGTGCGAAGTTGACGGCAAAATAGCCATAAAGCGTTCCGTTGTTATAGACCTCGAAGTGCTTTGTGACCTGTATCTCGTTTGCCCACTCGGACAGAGACTTGTAGTGGACTTGTCCGTATTTGTCTTTTTCTAATTTGTCTTTTTTTACGACATCTGTGAAGACGAAGCCATGACGCTTTATGTCGTCGTTAAGCTTTTTTGCTATCGTTCGTCCACGTTTTAGATCGTTGTAGACGGATTGAAGAAACGTAGCACACTCGTCCGAGTGTCTCATGACCTTAAACCAAAGATTAACTTCGGAGGCTATCTTGTGCTGTACGTCTTCGTTATAGCCCTTGAAGTGTAGCGTTTTTAGACGTTTCCACTCCTCTAAAACGGAAGAAGGCTGCAACCGTGTCGGGTTTACGCCCTGTCTGTCTTTTTTAGCTTTGAAGACCACACGTGACGGTGATAGTCGTCTGTAAGTTTCATATGAGTTCGGAAGAACGCAAACGAAACGTTCCTCTTCTTCGCCGTTTTCGTTTTTTACCGTCGTTTCATATGTGACGTAAGGTAACTTACCCGAGTCACATGATGCCTGTTTGTTTCTATAACGAATAGTTCTGTACTCACAACGCTTATTTCTGGTCATCGCTGATATGAGCTGACTACAGTTGCCTCGTGAGACTTTGGTTACCCATGCTATGTCGTCGATAGTCAACAGATCTCTCGGATCTATCCTGTCTCTGCCCTCGTAAAGTCGCAAAATTTCGAATATGAGCGTCCGTCGGATCTTTCGTACGACCTCTTTCACAGACATTCCCGTGTGAAGTCTCACCTTGAGATTGCCGACGTAATACATCACCCGACGGCATCGTTCTTTTTCGTCTTTCTGGCTGTTGTAATACCAATCATAGCATCCCTTAGCATAACAGAACGTTGGCTGGTCTGCTCCGACTATTCGTCTATTGTATGGTCTATATGGACGGATTCGATATTCGATTTGTGTTATCTTTGACGAGTATTGACCCTTTCCGTGTTGTTTTAAGTATCGGATTTCTTCGAGACATGCTAACGACCGTGTGTAAAGCTTCTCTACAAGCTTAGAAACTCCAATCTTGACGTTGTCTTCGTCAGCGAAAACGTAACTTTCGTCGGAGTCGTTTTCGACACCGTATAACTCGTTTATCGCTCGTCTTAGCTCTTCACGTTGTCTCGACGAGATAGGCTTTCCGTTGTTTCTTTCTATTGCGTCCTGCATGAACACATCAGCACCGTGAAGACTTGCCTCCGTGACCTTGTTGTAGCTATATGTGGGATCTATTCCACAACGACGTTCGTCATATGTCCACCTGTAAACCCTCACGAGAGACGTTAACCCTGACAGAATGTCTATCGAATGAGACATTTGTCTCATGTTTTCATGAAGAACTTGGGGAACGAGTTCGTCAAGTAAACGACGGAATGTGCTCGAGGTTCTCTGTGCTGCCCGTCCCGATGCCGTTTGTCTTTCTAAGAGCTTCGTTTCGGACACGAGACGGAGGAATGAAACACAGGTGAGGATGACATCCAAAGAGATCTTGCCGTCTCCTCGTCCTGCAACTATGTCGTTATAATGCTTCGTTATAACGTCGTATACCGCTTCGTTTTCTTTTGTTAGAAGCCCGTAATCGTTCTTGTAGACCGTAGGGATTATTGGCTGTGTTGTACCACGTAGCTCGTCTATGAAGTCGACCGTTTCTTTAAGAAAGTCTAAAAGACAGTCGTTTAACTTCTTAGGATCTGTTTTGTATCGATAGTTGTTATTAGGATTCGTTTTGTCAGGAGCAAACCTGTCCACATAGCCATTGTTTAAAAGCTCGTTTATGTTTTTCTGGAACATTTCATCGCTCATCTTTACACCTTTGCTGATGTAAACACGGTTTTTTAGCCAGTTCATCTTCTCGACATTACCAGGATAGATTGTCCCGCCGTTTCCCGACAGCATCTGTATTATGAGCTTAAATGCCTCAAGCTTTATGTTTTGTTGAAATTTCGGACTAACGACTATGTCATGGGGGATCACAACGTCGTGTGTTATGTGACGTTGATGAGTCGTGTCGTTCGAGTAGGTTGTTGTGTTTTTGTGTGACTTTGCCCTTGTAACACAAACACCATGATTAACCTTTGGGTTAACTGTTGTTTTTGTTTTCGTATTTGTGTTTGTATTATTGTCAAGCATCACTATCTTGTCGTTACACTTTCTTTTTTTATGAGTTTATGCTGTTACTTTTATATGTCCTGAGTAAAAGCCCTGAATAAAAACAAAAAGCATGCTCTCACAAAAAGCTATATCACCAGTTCAATATTCATCGATAGAGGATCGTCCCGACGTTGTCATTCAAGGAGAAACGATAGTTGAACTTACGACTCCCGTTCTTTCACCGACACAGAAGATAGGAATATCGTCGATAGCACCCATACGTCCATCGGCAGAGATGTCGGCACGACCCGATCTTGTCTCGTTGGCTATGACACGAACGGCAAACAAGGCGGACGAGATAATGTACTTCAACGAGATATCAAACCCGTTCTCCGTAAGCGACGAACACGTCTTCTTTTTACCAGATCCGACCGATATTTCAAATGCCAAAGAGACATCTAAATCGGAGATATCTAAGTGGACTAAACGAAAAACGGAGGTCTCACAGTCACAAAAAGAGCTTAACAAAAACGCCAACGTACAGGACAAAAAGCGGATAATAGAGCTGATGAAACAGAACGACCCCGAAGGCGTGCAGGAAGCGTTTCGATTGAGTGGAATAAGCGATGCGGGTGTAAATCTCGAAACGGGGAAAACGGCAACACTGGACGAGTTGATGTCTTCGCTGGACATCCTACGCACACCAGGAATGACGACAGAGGAGCAAACTCAAAGACTACAGGACAAGTTAGTCTTTGGAACAAACGTCATCAATAAGAAGTGTACGTCGGAGATAACCACAACACAGGGAAAGTCACAAACGATAAGGCAGAACCTGTTAAAAAAGATCAAGACGAAACAGCTCAACGTGCCACGTCCGATATCTAAGCCTGTGGTAAAACAGGAAACACCTAAGCCGATTACCATAAAGGACGTGTCGACTAAAACACAAGAAACAGCCTTTACGACACAGATAGCACGTCCGACGCTATCAGATAGTCTTACATCAGGCATTACGTTGGACAACGGCGTTCGACTTGGTCTTTCAACAGTCCCGACTAAGAGCCTCAACACACCTATCGGAGTTGATATTAAGCTGGGTTCTACACTACCTAAAACAGCGATAACACAGAACCCGATGGAACGTGCAATAGCGAGTGCAATATCAAACGTTACAACAAAAACGGCGAAGATAGACCTTACGTCCGTTTCCGTTCCACTTAAAAAAGAGATCTCTATTAAAAGTCAGCCTGTCTCGACACAAACGAAGATAGACCTCACGTCTGTCCTCCCTAAAAATGACGTAAGAGTCAAGACACTGGAAGCGAAAACACAAAAGATAGAGTTCAAACCGTTACGTAATCTTTTCGAAGATAGATAACTAAAAAGCTTTTTTAAAAAATATGAAAAACGTTTATCACTTTGAGGGAAGCCGTGCAGCCGTTAACATGCACGAACCGCTATACCTGACGAAATACTCGTGTAACATCGTCTTACCGAAGCCCCTCGCACAAAAATACGGCAACAGTGAGCTTTTGATAGAACAACACTTAAAAATCGACGGTCTTGACCTCGATAAGATACCTGGAACACAGATGCAGAATTGCAGGGGTAATCAACGTGCCTACATTGGAACTATCGTTGACACCTCTATGGTGCTCACATTCGACTTTGAGGTTAACATCAATCCCGAAACGCTCGTTCCTTATCCCTATGACCTACTTCGTGACTGGTCTAAACTGTTATATGATCCACACACGGCAGCACAATCGTTAAAGGTTGACTATGCAGGCTCTGCAACGATCGAGGTTCATGACAAGATTCAACGCCTGATCAAGTTCGTCGATATTCCGATCTTTTTCCCGATATCGAAACTTCCAGCCTGGAACCTGTCTGCAACATCGGACGCTATCTACAAAATCACGGGGCTACAATTCCGATGTGAAAATTCGAAAGACGCACTTGCGGTCTAAATAAAACAGTTATTACAAGCAATCACTTTATACTTTCGAGGTGTCCTACCCTAATTGGACACCTCTTTTGTATGTCTTCGATTAATAAAAAGAAAAAAACGACCCTGCGATGACATTCCTATTCTTAAACGATGCAATAAACCTTCTCGAATACAAATTTCGAGACATAGTACAGCCAGACGATGACGACATAATCCTTACTACACGTGACGTGTTTAACGAGGTTCGTCATCAAGAGCTTCGCTTTCGACCCTGTGTACAGATAGAAAACAGCACCGAGCAATATTTGATCCCGTTTGCTGTGGTACAACATTGCCTTGTGTCCATTCCTGGTGTTACAAAAAGCATGATGGCTGACTATCGACAGTCTACGAAATTAGCACAGAGGCTTGGTGATGCCTTACGTAAGGTTTCTGTTGAACAAGACGTGATAACGATGAACGACATAACCTTTCCACGTGCGTTCCTTGAAACGACCTTTTCGAAGTTCTATCCGAACGAGTGCGAGACGCTCCTCGACGAACTTGATGACTTCTCGTTCTATATGTCACAGAAAAATCTCACAAAAGACGCACAGGATAACCTTTCGACGAAATACAGACTGAAACAGTCTGGAAGAGAAACGGAGCTTTATCATCGGACGTTTAGTTACGAGATTGAAGCACTGATTGTTTTTGGTACTAACTGATTTTTTACTTAACTCTAACTTTTCTAAATGTTTGAATTGGGTGGGCATTCGTTGTTTGAAACGAGTGCCCACGTTGTTTTTTCTTTGATATCAACGTTGTTTTTGAGATCATTCAGTCGAGGTCGCCCTCCACTTTGATAAAGAAAAGCCAACGTTGAGGCTTTCTTTCACAAGCTATAAAAAAACAAAAAGAAACAATGGCAGGAATAACGCTAACAAATGGGCAATTCAACACGTTTGCATCGGTTGTTTCGTACATGGTCTATAACAAGTGTCAGTCACTTAACGACAAGACGTTACAACCACACATGAGTCACTTCTGTCTTGACTGTAATAGTTCCATAGACGACTGGAGGGTTTCTCTTCTACTAAGTGTACGTTATAGAACGAACGGAAATGGTGAACGGACAATAACGGACGCATGTGTGGATTACATGTCGGCAACGTTCGACGGTAAAGTGATCAAGCTGACAGACAGACAAATAGATGAGCTAAACGAGGTGATTAATTATACCGCTACCGAAGGATTACCTTAATATACGACACATACATGAGACTGTTAAAAATAGAAGAATACTAACACGGAGACGAGGTCTTTACCTACAAGATAGACCCCAAGCTTTCTATATTAAACGACCGTCGGGTATCAAAGTACGTCTATGACCTGACTGGTGGACGCACCTGCTGTCGTGTTACTTACTTAGACCATAATGCCGAACGGCAAACGGTAGAACTCATACCTCCGTTTCGTGATGGTGAGGTGATGGCTTATGAGATGTCATACTCGGACGCTATGTCATGGCTAAACACGGAGCGGAGACTGACATATATGAGGCTTTTAGAGCAGTCACACCACACAAAGCCTATACAGGCAATTTCAGGATGGAAACGTTCGGATAAGATACGACCCAGTCTGTCACTGTACAACGTAAAGGTATCCAACGTTGTCATATATTCACTGACATCGCTTTACGACGACATAGTCGATCCAGAAGACGTTCGACGGCTGTTTGAACGGCATGCGTTCTGCTCTCACGTTTGGAAGTATGACTACCATGTGTTTCCAAATGTTAACGTATGGAATGAGTTCTATCCAGAGCGTAGAGCTATTGCTCTCGTGCAATCACACTTCAGACGACTTGTGTTGGATGACTTGGGGCTTTCCTGCATGCCCTATGGTCTCGAAATAGAGGGGTCGATGGAGTTTGATAGTGAACGTATAGACGGCGATTATGTCTGTCTGTTTTTTAAAGACCAGTCGCAATATGTACGTTATCCGAAATCGCTCATAGGACTAAGCGACGAAGAGTTACGAGAACATGCCCGAATGCTTTTCGAAGAATACAAACGGACGAGATAAGCATGACTCTATAAACCGACGACTCTCACTTAAACACTCATGGTAAGGCACTCACACAGACTATAAAAGGTTAGAGGTGTGAGTGCCTCTCAATTTACGAATATAAACAAGAAAAAAACGATGAAAGAAAACAGAAAGCAGTCAGTCATGGAGCTTATGGCGTTTCTTAGCAGCGTAAGCTGGCCAGCAGAGACGGCAATGAAGGTTGTGGACTATGACTCCGAAGAAAAGCAGAAGCAGTATAACTACAACGCCGTTTATTCTTTGACGAACGCATCGGCTTATATTGAGTATTATGACCATAGCCCATTTAGATGTCCCAAGTACATCCCCGTAGTCATTAACGGAAAGATGCGTCGTGAAACGTTAACGTTTGTAACCAAATCACAGGAGATATACAAGGCTCTTGACAGATGGAAACTGCACTATGCACGTACGGTAGACAATGCAACGGGTCAGATAACGATCAAGTTTGACCTGTCCGAATACTCCGCACTTCCACGTGAAGCCAAAGAACGTGTCTCTGATGCCGTACTCATGCAGAACGCAATCGAAGACAGAGCAAAGCGACTTATTGATGAGCTTAAAGCTCCGATATATCGCCGTCTTCTTACCTGGCTGTATGATTACAGAGGTACTACGTTTAACACAAGCACCGACAAGTTGAGATATATGAGCACGCAAGTTTTTGGATGCCCAACATCTATGTCCCCGATGCTGTTTATGATAGACGGGAAGATCTTACAAAACGAGCAGGACTACATAGCGGAAATAACTGACGAGATGCTATACAGCGGTGAAAACGAGATGTTAGACGCTGTACTTCATAGCTGTTTGGAAAAGCTTGGCTTTGACGGCTTGTACCGATCCGTGTTGGACTCACTTACAGACGAACAGTTCGACTCGACGCTGTGGCAATGTCAATACTTGGCGGGTCTTCATGAGTCATTCGCAAGTCAACGAAACTATGATTATGCGTCTACCGTCTACCACATGTTGATGTCTGTCCCAGCTGGGAAGGTACTTGAGCAGTCCTCCGTTGTTGATATCTGTGGATGTAAGTCATTACTTGAGGTTCGACTCATAGGACAACGACCCGCAGTTTCAGACATAGACACGGACGACGACATAGACACAAGCACACGGATGAGGTGCTTTAATCTCTACAATGAACTAACAAACAAACGAAAATAACAGACTATAAGATGCAAGGAAAACGAGTGAGCATTTCGGTCATTCACGATAGGATTTTAGTCAAGATCGTCGACGAGCAACCATCTCCCGACGGTCTTCTTCTCGTGAAAGCAGACGAGACCGATCAGACAATTGGAGAAATAACGGACGTTGGTGCTGCCGTCAAAGAGGTCTCACCAGGGCAGCGTGTGATGTTTAACAGATATTCGGGAACGTCTCTTATGATAGAAGACGAGCCTTATCGTGTGCTTGTTGAACAAGATGTCTTACTAATCATAAACAAAATCAACGAAGATGAATAACACCGTACAGATTAAGTCGGGACAGGATGCCCGCAATGAGATCCTGGCTGGTGCTCGACAGTTGGAGAGCATCGTTTCTTCGACGCTGGGTCCTGGTGGACGTAACGTCTTACTGAAGCACTTACAAGAGCAAATACCACAGTCAACAAAAGACGGCGTGACCGTTGCACGTTTCGTTGACCTTGATAACGAGTGGCATGACACAGGCTGCCAACTTCTCAAACAGGCATCGATGCGGACGGCACTGAACGCTGGTGATGGCACAACGTCGACCGTTGTCTATGCCTATAACCTGATGGACGCACTGAATCGAAGATTAAGCGAAGACCCAACACAAGACGTGCACGAGATGCGTCAAGAGCTTGAGTCGGCACGTGATCTGATGATCGAGGCTCTGAAACGGGACAACTTTTCGTTTAGGTCTTCGTCGCTTGACGACATCTATAACGTGGCTTACATTTCAACAAACGGCGATAAGCAGATCTCTACGCTTATCCGTCAGGCGTATGAAAAATTCGGACAGAATTACGGAACGATAATGATTGAACCGTCGACCACGTCCGATACGACCGTTGAAATTCAGCAAGGCATGAAGCTTATGTCTGGTTATGAGTCCTATTACTTCATATCAGACACGTCGAAGATGATCGCCGAGCTTGATCACCCCGCCGTTATTATTACAGACTTTAAGATAGACAGAGGTGCGGAGATTCTCCGATGGCTGTCTCAAATCAACGAAGAATACAAGTCCGTCCTGATCATCGCCGAAAACATAACGGGTGAAGCTATGTCGACGTTGGTTGCCAACCACGTCCAAAACAAGATGAAAATCTGCCTCGTACATCCAACCTTTTTCGGACAGCATCGCCGTGACCATCTGCAACTTCTTGCTTCTGCAACTGGTGCTAAGCCCTTCTATGCAGACTCTGGACAACGTGTATCGGACTTCAACCTGTCTTATGTCGGACACTGTGACACCGCCATAATAACGAAAGATGAAACCACGCTTACGCTTTCGTCTGATTGCCTCGAAGCACTCAACGCTGAAACCGAAAAGATAAAGGCTCAACTGTCGGAGATACTACAACGACTCCCAGAAGAATCGGACGAGGTGCAGTGGAAACGTCAGCTTCTTGCATATGCACAGGGAAACGTCGCTAAGATTAAGGTTGGTGGACGCTCACAGACGGAAATCTACGAACGCCGTGACCGCATCGAAGATGCCGTATCTGCCGTTCGTTCTTCTCTTGAAGAGGGGCTTTCGGTCGGAGCAGGCTCTACCTACATTCGTCTTGTTTCTGCTATCCCCGACACTAACAAGATGAAACGTGAAATCCTACACGCTGCCGTGTCTGTGAAACGTAAGCTCTGTGAAAACCTCTCGTTTAGCGATGAAGACATAGCTACGATAATAGACTCCGAAACCTCGCTCACACATTACGACTGTCATACATCGATCTACCTGTTGAAAGACAGATCGATGTCGTCGATGGGTGACCCTGTGATGTTGGGAATAGTCGATCCAGCTAAGGTTATCCGTAACTGCATCGAAAATGCGATATCGGTGGCTACGATGTTCTTGTTGACGGACAACATAGCACTGAAAATCGAAACACCGCTGATCTAATACAAGATGGCTAAAATAAAGCGTATGTTAGGCATAAGCAAAAACGTACAACCTTTTTAGTTTTCTTTTTTCTTTTTTACCGAGCGTCTTCGATGATTAATCGAGGACGCTTTCCGTTTTTGAATAAAAACAAAAAAGCAATACACAGCATGAAAGAGCAAAGCCTTGAGCAGGGTCTCATCAAGAAAAGCCGTATAAAAGCCGTGTCGGCAATAAACGACGTTACACAGGGCTTAATCCGTCGTTATAAGAACAACTCCAAGTCGTTTAGCTATTCGTCACCGCTTGGACAGGTGATACTTGTCATACAAAACCTCGTAAACAACGTCTACTATTACCTGACCGACGTGGCACAACAGACGAATTTCGCTACGGCTAACAGACTACACACGGTCTACGGACTCGCAAGACTACAAGGACATAATGCCCACAGGGGAACGTCCGCACGTGGCGTTATACAGCTTATGGTAAAACCCGATCTACCGTCAACGCTTGTCGGTCGTCATGTTTTCGTTCCGTGCTACTCTAAGACGATGAACCTTTCGAACAACCTCGATTACTTCATAAACACGAGTCAGGATCACATCATGATTGACCTTGACACACAGCGAACAACAGACGTACAGGTCATACAGGGGACTCCCGAAACTCATACGATGACGGGGACATCCGAGTCACTCCAAACGTACGAAATCCCAAACGTGCAGTATCAGATGTTCGATAACGACTTCATAGAGGTAGAGGTCAACGGACAGCCTTATGACGTTTACGACTCACTTTACGACATCCCTTACGGAAAAGCGGGTGTTTTGGTGAAAACTGGGATGACATCGGGCATAGACCTCATATTCGGAAAAGCAGGCGTTCATTGTATCCCAGAAACGGGGCAAGAAATCCGAGTAACGATGATCACCACAGCAGGTAGAGCGGGTAACGTTCTCGATAAGAATACGCAGTGGAAGCTGACCGACATCTGTTACGATGCGGTGGGTAACGAGCACCAATTAGAAGAGATCTTCGAAGCGAAGACCGTACAGTTGCCGTCGCTGGGATCAGATCCCGAAGACATGGAGCTTACACGTGTATTAGCACCGAACGTTTCACGATCGTTTGTAATACACGACCGACGGTCGATTACCTATTTCTTCCAACGACTCAACTTCTTCTCTTCCGTTTCCGTTTCTAAGCGTTATGAAGACGGAATAAACCACTACGACGTTTTGCTATTTCCACAGGTTACACAGCGACTGTTACAATCGGAGGACTACTTCAATGTTCCCGTTGAGCGTTTTTCGCTCACGACATATGAAAAAGACCAACTTATGCTTCAGCTGAAAGAGTCAGGTGCTGTATCGGCGGGTGTAGCCATTGACCTCATTCAGCCCACGTTTCGACGTTTTGCTATGTTTGTCTATGTTAGACTGGCTCAAAACATAGACAACGACCCCACGTCACAGGAGACGATAAAGACGAAGATACGGGCGACCCTTTCACGTTACTTCTTACAGCAAATAGACCCATCGAGGATAATCCACTCGGACGTGGTCTCTGTTCTACACGCACTACCAGAGATCTACTCGGTTCGTGTTGTCTTTCTTGCCGAAGATCCTAAGTATCTCGACACACTTGGCAACGTGATCGTACAGGAGTCCGAAGTTGCTCTCTGTCGTGGGGGATTCCGCACTCGAGATGGTGTTGACGTTTCTGACTCGTTTTCACCGAACGACAATACGGGATCGGTAAACATAACCCTGAACTCGTTCGAACAGGTGGAGTTTCCATAAACCCAAAAATAAACAAAAAACAAAAATGAAACGACATAATACAAAGATAACCAAAATTCTGGAAAACTACAACCGACGTTCTGTAATCAGGTCTATAAACGAGGACTCATCCGAGCTTTACGCAATGTTGTCGTCTAAGTACTGCAACTGGTCATTGTCTTATGGAGGCGGTATAGACTGGGAACGGATGTACACAGAGTCACCCGAAACCTACAAGTCAGCACTCGAGGACATTCGTGAGTATGTCCATAAGACGCATGGCGTGGTTGTCCCTATGCACATTTGGCAATACTTCATGGCTACACTTGACGACTGTGTAGAAGAGGTTGGCTATGACCCGATAGACGTGATGGACGAGGTGCTTGCAGTAGAGTTCGACTATTAAGAAACGAACAAAAGAAAGCGAATCCATAATTCCAGCTATAATACATAATGAGGGCTGTCTTTGAAGCATAAAGACAGCCCTTTCCTTGTTTTTGGACTCTTAAAGTGGACACAGAACACGTCTGAATATTCATGAGGGCAACGTTAGTACCAACGTTATAACAACGGAGGGTCTCGTTTCAATCAACGAGACCCTCCTTCGATTTAATAACAATAAAGTAGCAATTTTTGAAAGATTCACCCTTTTATAACTTCGTCGTTGGATTTTCTCCTTGTGGGAAGTCCGAATATGACAGCTGTGCGATTATCGTGTCCATAGCCCTGTCACCGTTGTCGTTGTAACCTTTGCGATAAGAGCTAAACTTACGACCGAGACCAAAAAGGTCAGTCATCAGCTGACTTCCATAACTGTCCGCAACACAGAAAAGTCGCCAACCAGCTTCGGACTTTTTAACCCATCCCGTACGTGCGTCTGATGGCATCGTTGCTGATACGGAGTGATGTCGTGTCGTAACGTCTACCGTGTCATCGCCATCGGTATCACCTACTACGTAAGCACGTAAGTAGTACTTCAGGACTCCGTCTTTAAGCTTTGAACCTAAACAGTAAGGCTCAACGAACCTGGGTCCCTCGATCGACCCATCCTGGTTCTTGTAGTAGAACGTTACGTATTCACGATTCTCTATGTAACGGACTAAGTCGTAAGGATCTACGTCGCCGATCTTTTCATTGATCGCACGATGTTTTGGTTTAATTTTCGTTCTGTTGTTTATCATCACGGCTTTTTTTATCGAAGATTTTCATTATGTAACGTATTGCTAAGTCATAGAAGCCCAGTGCCACAAGGTAGCTGAAAAGCCACTTGCGGAAGGACATCGCCAAGCTTTGCTCTATGATCGAGAGCATGTAGATTGACGTTGTCAAAAACGAAAGCGTAAAGGTGACCCAGAACGCTTTGACGTTGAACTTTTTAAATTTAAAGCCTTTTGGAAGGATACGTTCGACGATCAGGTTCACGGAGATCACCATCAGGATAACGGGGATAGAAACCAGCGTCGACTGCATCGAATATTCCTCAAGACTTTTTAAGAAGGCTATCATTGTTTAGACTGTAACTTTTGAGTTATCTAACGTTTCAGCGGGGGAAGCAGTGTTGGACGATCTACTCAGATAAAAACAAAAAGCAATGGCAAAGATACTAAATCAGGCGAGTGGACTTGTGGGTAAAGCCCGTTCGGGTAATGCCATCGGAAGCTATACAAACAGCGGAATAGACAGGATTACACGTCAGAAGACATCCGTCGTGAGCACGTCGGACATCGTCGACAAACTGCGTCGGAGCGAACCTCCGTTTATCTCTCGATATTACAACCTGTCCAATGTTGAGTTTGCAAGAGCCGTACAGACACAAGCTGCATCGTTTGAGCCTGCCTGTTTGAAATACTCGGATGATCCCACGATACAGTCGTTCCGTTTAATACTGAACGTTCATGACCCGTTGTTTCATATTCCAACGAGCGATGCCGACAGTCGTCCGTCTGCCTATGGGTATCTGTTAGCCATAAACCAACTCGAACGTGCCTACCGCTTGCGGAACTTTCAGGAGTCATTTTGTCGTCTTGTGAAAGACTTCCCATACTACTTGCAGTCTTTAAACGGTCTCGGTGACATCTACAAGGTAGAAACAAACAAGCCCTATCAGGAACGTAAGCTGAAAATAAAAACCTTAGAGTCGATAGACCTTTTCATATCGGCTATGCTACACGACTATGCGGTAGCTACCTATGACTATGAGTCGTCTCGTTGGGTTTTACCACAGAACTTGCGATGGTTTGACCTCATAGTCCACGTCACCGAAGTTCGTCAATACCGAACAGCATTACAAAAGGCGTTAGGAGAGACCGTTGTCGTCCCATCCACGTCTCGATATGATGACGGTACGGGTAACGTGCATCACTCATATGAAACAAACACAGAGCGGATAGAGGTCGACCGTGACGGTCTGTTTTCTCTTAACAGATACTTAGGTGCACACGTCGTCAAGTTCGACCAGTGTGAGCTATCCTTTGACGACATTAATACCTGGCTTGGGACTGTCGATAACGCATCACCAAAGGAGATAGACAACTCCTTCACCATAATAGCCTCGAGACCGTCGCTTTACTTGACTAACCTACGACCGTTCGAACATACACAGCGATATTACGACGAGATTTACCCCTACGTCGAGCACGATAGCGGGTATTTCAAAGAAGACGAATCGAGGTTTGCTCCAGCCGAACCGAAAAACGAGAAATCGCTACGAGACAGCATAATGAATGCCGTAAGAAAAGAGGCAGCTGACTCGATGAAGGGTGTTGTTCGTTCTCTTGACAGCAAGGTTTCGACCACGTCTAACGTTGCGTCGGCTAAATTACGAGACGCAACGGGACGACTTATTAACGAATATAAACCGTCGAACCTGATCACACGAACGGCGGATACAGCATTGTCTATGGGAGCCAGCAAGGTAAACTCTGGACTAAATGACTTAATAAACCGATATGAAAACGCACTCGGAGGAAAGTCTGCTCGTTTTGGACAGGGGACTGGACACGAACGTCTCGCCTCTCTCATAGTCTCTGGTGAGGGAACGAAAGAACAGCAAGCAATAGCCGATCAAATTTCAAAACAAAACGCACAAACGCCAAAACCATCAAACGCTCCACAGAAAGATCTAAAACGACCGTTTGACGAGAACCCAAAGTCCGACAGACAAAAGCTGATAGAAATCATAATGTACGGAACGGACGAATACAAGCTTTGGCGTGACCTGATCTTTGCGGGACATAATAATCAAAAAATCCGATAAACAGAAGAAGAAAGATGATCAAACGCACACAACATAAGGCGAACATAGCCTACTCGCTTTACCGCTCACAGAAGCATAGACGAGACCGCATAGGAAATCTTGGATACGACTATCGAGGACAACACGCCGAGCGTAACTTTTCGAGATCTATCAAACAGAACGAGATCTTTCGACCCATTCTCACGCTTGTCAACACGCTAATAGATGAGATGATCCTGTCCATAAAGAGCATAAAGGCTCGTGTGAATTACTGCGTGGACTCCGATACTGACCTGATAAACTAACACATCAATACAAATGGCACTCACGGATAAACTCTATGAAGATCTACAACGAGATCTAACACAGATTTCATACAGACAAGATCCAGAGCTTGACTCTTGTCGTCTTCCTAAGTCTGACGACATACGGTCTTTTAAGGGCTGTGTGGAAAACATCCCAGCGTTTAGTCCCAACGATGAACTAAAACGGCTACAACAATTGGCTGACCTGCTTATTGATGTCCCAGCCGTGAATATGGAGGAGCTGAACGCCTGTACTCGACGCATAGCTTCCTGCTGTGACGACATACGACAAGACTCATTACAGCCCAGAGACTTCTACACTCCCTTGTACGACTTCTGTTTTTCGTTAGCGTCTTTTGTCGTCTATGAAACGATAGCCGAAAAAGCAAGAGACACACAGATAACGCTGCAATGGGAAACGTTAAGAGACGGACGACTTTATCCCGTAAGCGTTCCGAGACTTAAGTCCTACTATTGTGCCGACGGTCGACGTAAGTCTCCGTTACACGATGCACTTTTGCGTCTTTTGGTAGATATAGTCCAAAAGAAGACCTATAAACAGCATCAACCGCTTCGTACGCAGTCTATCACGAAAGAATGGGCGGACTCCTTCAAGATCACAACGGAGGACGTTCCGTCTGATCCGTCTGATGCAGACCTTTCTCGTCTTGTTTTTCTTCGTTTGTCGTCTTCCTTTTTCCTTACCCTTCGCTCATTCTTACGACAGCTATACGTGAAGACCGAACAGAATTATCAACGCTTTCGGACTCCGTTTGAGTCGGTTTACGGTGGAATCCCCGAGCTTATACACCAGTATCTCGAGCAGGACATAGAGAAGCACTTCGATAGACCCGTTACGCTTCGAACATTTAATAAGTATAGCTTGGAAGATCGTCGGGCAAACGTTACACAAATATCGGACTCTGTTCGTCAGACGTTCACCAGTCTTGTAGAGTCACTCGATGCCTTTGACTTTGAACAGAAGAAGTATAGGATTCTTCGAGCACTATCTTCCGTTTCGTGTTATCAAAAAGAAACGGAAGAGGCACAGGAAAGCGATGAGTCGTACAAGTCCGACTCCTATAAGGACATTGCCACCGACACGTCTTCATATGACTTCACCAAGCCGTCTTACTGGTTGCGATGGACGACATATCTCAACCTTGTCTCTATTCTTCCGTTGCACTGGTGTGTGGGACTCATAACACCTGCTGGTGCGCCCGTAAAGCTTCCTGTCGTCTATGTTCATCTTAAAACCGTCTCTTTTGGAGGATTTACACTCGTCATCTTTCTTTCCGTTTGTGGACTTGCCATTTCGCCATCGCTTTTGCTTATCGACGGGCATGGAGGGATCAAGTCCACATGGCTTTTGCTCTTTCGAGGAGGTAACGTTCTGATAGAGCAGAACGAGGGATCGGTATCTGTGCCAACAGGCTTCGTTCTTCCGCAGTCGGTAAACGAAAACGTGGCAGCGTTCGATACGAAACCAGAGCTTACGGCACTTGCTCCTATGTTACAAGATGCATATCCGCCGTTCGACAGGATGCGTCTCACAAACCCAGCGTTCCTCAAGTTTCTAAACTCCTGCTGTACAAAGGCTCGACTGTTTCAAGGACTTATTCCGTCATAGCCCCGAAGACATATCCCAGAGGCTCGTCGTTGCATCGTCTCATAACAGACGCTATTCACCCAACACTTAGCGATAAAAACGTAAAGGACGAGCCTACGTCTAACCCTGATAAAAGAAAGATGGAACAACAACGTACAAAAATTAAGCACCTAACGGGTCAATACCTCTTGTCCGAACGTCTCACGTCGGACGACATCGTGTACTTCATGCAATCAAAGGGTAAACGAAAAATTAAAACAGACGACTTACGACAGTCACTGGCAGGTAATGCAACGAGAGCTGTCGATTTCGACTCTTGTCTTGACGAATTACAAAACTCGGGAACAATAACGATAGAACAGGACACGATTACACTTGTTTAAGACACGATGGCGATAGCAAACAGCACGGTAAGTTTTGAGCAGATAGTCCTCTGTTACGTACAGAGACCACTTGAGCTGTCACTGATAGGCAAACTTGAAGAGAGCTTCTTTAAAGACCCCTATTGCCGTGCATTTTTCCGTCTTGCTAAGCTTTTTTACGAACGTTTTGGTGAACCACTGTTCGACGTGGAACAACCGTCGATAGATCAGATAAAGATCCTTGTTGAAGAAGACCCCGACTCGTTTCAAATTGACGAAAAGCTCTCGAAAGACGACAATGTGAGACGATTCCTCGAGATGACCCGATACATAATCGAAACACGGGTCAAGGACTACTCTGATGACTGGTTACGTGAGACAATCGGCTCGTGGATTCTTTGGCAGAACACCCAAGAGGGTTATAAGACGGCTATCCGATACATGCAAACACAAGAGGTCACGCCGATGAACATACGACAGGTAATCGGGAAAGCGAAGGACATCGTCGTTCGTCGTTCATCCGTAAACATAGACGACGAAGACGTACACGACTTCTGGGATGCAGCCGAACATAAGCAGCTCGAACGTGATAACTACATCGCTACTGGCTTTGAGCAGATAGACCGTGCACTTTCGGGATATGACGACGGACGAGGAGGTGTAGCACCACAAACGTTGACTATCTTCGGTGGAGCACCCAACGCAGGGAAGTCATTCGTTCTGGGAAATCTGGCACTGGGAATCTCGTTAAACGGCAAGAACGTCTTCTTAGGATCGCTTGAGATGGCTATCGATAAGACCTATAAGCGAATAGGCTCTAACCTCTTCGACATTCCGATGTATGAGTATGAGCAGTTCGCAAAAGACGAACAGCACGTTCGTGAGGCGATACAGGACACGATAGCACATTACACCAGTCCACAAGAGCACAGAGATGACTATGACCTGACAGTACAACACACGATCAGCCCTATCTCGCAATTTGGAGAGATTGGACTCATGGACACGCTTTCACCACAAAGACAAACGGCAAAGGCGGGTCATGTTGGTCAGTTCCTTTCGGCTCGATACTCCAAAGCGTCACCAGGTGACATCGTTTCACACATTCGAAAGATCGAGGAGCGTCGTGGCATCCACTTCGATGCCGTCGTTATCGACTATCTAACGGAGCTTGGTAACGACTATGGAATCTCACCAGAATCGATGTATACATATCACAAAACAAACGCAGAGGTTCTGTTTCAGGCAGCGGTGGACAACAACTGGGCTGTAATCACGGCACACCAAGCAACTATCAAAAACGCCGATACGGGCGATATAACGATGTCAAGTTTTATGGCAGAGTCTTCGGGTATCTTTCACCGTGCGGATAACGTCATCGGGATGATTGCTTCGGAGAATATGCGAATGGAGAAAACGATGTACTTTAAGTTCTTAAAAACCAGAGACTCACAATACAAGGACTACTACCAAAAGTTTAATACGAACTGGGGAAAGATGCGTCTAACGGAAGACGGGCAGCTGATTCCACCCGAGCAATATAAGGTCATAACACCTGCTACAATGTAGACGAGACTAAAAATAAAAGCAAAAACGTCATAGATCATGGAAAGAACAGCAGAACGAATTACAATGGCGGTCATCGTCTTACTTTTCATAGGCTTTACAGCCTCTCTCGTCTCATATTTCAAAAGACAAAACAGAGAACTGAACACAAATCTCGCCACGATAGAAAGTAACAACTCCTACCTCAAACAGACGAACGACGGTCTTCTTGCACAGATTGATAAGAAAAACTGCGAACTCGACTCACTGACCACGCTCAACATAGATTATCGTCGTGAGATAGAACGCACTAAGGTAAGCCTTGCATTACAAAAAGAAAACTACAAACGACTATATGAGCGATATAAGTTTCTGACGAAAAACGGCTATACAATTGCCGACATCGACTCGTTGGTGAACATTACCGAAATCCTCGAAAACTGTAACGAATATGCTGACTCACTTGAATATCAAACGATAATACAAGGTAAGCTAATAGCCAATCAAGGCACGATTATCGATGGATATAAGTCAAATCAGGAGCGGTTTCAACAGATAATAGCTAACGACTCCATAATGCTCAAAAATAAGGACGCTGCAATAAGAACGATGAGGGGTAAATATGAAAGCTTTTGGTATAAACGCTTCACGCTATCCGTTGGCGTTTCTGCTCAATATGGCTTCTTTGGACGACGGATAGACCTGGGTCCCTCCGTACAGCTTGGCGTTCGACTTTACTAACTTTAACAGACTTTTCTCTTTTACCAATACTTAATGTGACCATACACACAAGGAGAGCCGACCCTTCTGAAAAGACAGGGTCGGCTCTTTTTTCTTAATATTAACACCTACCAAAGTCTGAAAGATAAAAACAAAAAACGATGATGACAGACCAAATCACAATAATAAACGATGCCGACATAGTTTCGATCTATAAGAGCCTTCTCGAAATGGTCGACGGATGTAATGCACCAAGCGTTTACGGTCGACTGCTGTCCGCTGCTACCATGTCGGCACGGAGCATCCCAGCCTACATCACACAGAACGTCAAGAAAGAAGAGCTTATACGACTTCTGAAAAGCGAAAACGTTCGTGCCGAAGCACTCGACATTTACGACATATTCCTGTACGCTGCGAGTCGCATTCAAGAACTAAACGAAGCACAAACGGTAAACCCGAGCCGATTTGAAGAAATACCTGCTATCGTCTACCTTGAAAGAGACGAACGTGGGACGTTTTTCAAGATCTTCAACAACCGCATCGGAACGTTTGACATAGACCCGTCTGTTACCGTTTCGTCTGTGTTGCGATATAAGACTGTATCGGACACACTGGAGGTCTTCGTGATACTCTTGTCGGACTCGTCTGTTTACGTTTACATAGACGACCATGACAACGACATCTGTGGTGTTTTCTTAGTTGACGACTCCGTCGTCGATGCTCTCAAAGACGAATACGGGATCGAAATCCCCGTCTATGAGAGCCGTTTTGACGACGAAACCGAGACGGTAGAGGACGACAACCTTGACGACATCGTCGAAGACCAAGACCAAGAGCTTCTTGCTGAACTTGAGGTCATACAGTCAAACATAGACAAGATAGAAGACTTGCCCGAAGACTTACAGGACATGCCCGAAATCCACGAGATCTACCTTCTTTTGCTTGGTAAACGTGCACTAATACAGAAGACATCTGACGAACAAAAAACCGAGCAGATAGTCGATGCTGTGGTGAACGACGTAATCTCGGAGCTATCCGACTCGGATGTTTTCCGAAACATAAACCGTGAAGACGACTCCAAACTTGAGGTCAATGAGGGCGTTGCGGTGACATATAACGGTCACTCGATAACACCTGTTACACATAACAAGTTCGGACGAATACAAAAGTTAGTCCGAATAGACGAAACGTTACACCCGTTCACGAGTAGGAACGAGCTAAAAGCAATACTTAAAAAACTGAACGTAAGCGATGGCAGACTATAACTCGAAACATACGGGGAAAGCCGTAGATGATGCTGTTGACCGTACTGGCTTTAACCTCATTCAAGAGTCATCAAACGCTACGTACAAGACGTTTGACAAATACAAGCCAAGACTTATCGACGTGATCGACAACGCTGCATTAAAGAGCGATATGCCGAAGGCTGCTGATGACCCCATCGACATTCCTAAGCCTATACTTGAGGGGCAGACTGGTAGCGTGGGAACAAGTTCCAAATATGCACGTGCCGATCACATACACGCATTCGACGGACAGGTAACCAAGAGCTTTGTTGTTTTGGAGTCGTTTCAATATTGGAAGATGATAAAAAAACTCCAAAGTAGCTATAACTGGATACAAATCCCGAAAAAAGACACAACAACCCCTAATGTCTATGCCCAATACTCGATCGGCGGTATTGTCAAAAGTTATGATCCAACAGATAGCGATAAGGTTCATGAAGCACTGGAAAAATCACTCGGACTGACTATAACGTCTGATAACGTGATCTATGGAATATCCGACATACCATCAATTATAAAACCCGAGTATCACGAGTTTGTGTTTGATGGCATCATCAAGATTGTCCCATCGACAGATACTGTAAAGATAAACGTTGCTGTTTTACAGCCATCTTCTCCTATTCCCGTATCGGTACTGGAACGCATCTCTGGTGGTTACATTCTTCTATGGTACAGATATTACAACAACTTGGACTATCGTGTGGCATTTGCCGTTGATCGTGACGGTAGAATAATAGGCGGTGTTTATACCACAGAAACGGGATCAACACCAAGACTTTACTTACTTAGCGACTTTCGTGATGGCACGATGTGGAGTTCGGAGTGCTATGTTACAAAGTATAACGATACAGCACATATAGACACCGTGTTTCGTGGTAAAGCCCTTCAAAAACTACAAGAGGGAAATCTAATACCAAATACGTCCATACTTCATCAATATGCTACGTTCTATCCTAAACTTCTAAACGGAGTTCCACTTGCGATTAATGGGAACTCGGTAAAGGTTGCACGTGAAGACCACGTCCATTCCGAATATGCGAAAGCAACAGATCTAAACGTCGTAAAAACGGACGTGAACAGCTTAAAAACGGACGTAAAAGCGTTAAAAGAAAACGTGGTAATAGACGACGTTGTCATCATAGAGTCGGCTGGACAACTTAAAGTTTATAAGATTAAGCCGTCCAATACTGGATTTTTTGACCCACGAGTAATTGTTATAGATCTTGCTGACCCTGATAAATTGAAGGTATATACATATGACTCAAATGGAAGTACGACAATTAGGACACTTATGGGCAGCAGCCTTTATCCACAAAACTCTATGGATTACTCCGCATATAAGGACTTAATGAAGGACTTCTTTGGCATAAGCACTGACGCCATAGATGCTGTTGGAAAGAGTGCTAAGGTAACGTGTAAGATAAGTAGTCCAACTGACCTTATTGAGAAGGCTTTAAGTATACAAACATCCGCACAAAAAGGCTGTTATACAGAGTTTATAGATAGGTTGAGAGGTAGTACCATTTATACAGACGCAACCTTTGAGTGCCTTTATAAACAGGTGTCTAAAATACTGACATGTGACACATATGCTCCAGACTATCAACACGAAAAGAGAGACGACTCATGGCGGATGACTATCGTCAGAATTAACGGAGCACAGGGTAATGCCACAATCTCGTCGGATGATCGTGAGGCACTTCTCTGTGGTGACATCCCACAAGATTATGCTGTTTTAATGACAAAAAACAACACTCATAAGTTAATAACAAGTAATCAGGTCTTTAATATTCCAAACATTAACAGCATTAATACCGATCTTGCCTCCACATACATGTGTAGTAATGTAGCGAACACGATGTATAAGCTGTACACTGGTACATACACTGCCAATAAGGTTGTTGGTATGGAACGGGGAACTGCCGTGTCTCCATCGACCGAGTTGGGACTGACATACAACGTTTATAAAACACAACGTTCGATCGTTTATAATGGTTGGTGGCAAAATACTACCTATGTTGGTTATACTAATATAAACAAGTTCGTTGTAACATCAATGAATAATCTGGTAGTCACCAATAATAGACAGCAGTCTGCCATTCAGTGTGTTTATGATAGAACTACTAAAAGATGGACGAACAAGATCGTTATTGATGAGGAAATTCGTGCTACAACTAAGGCAAATGAGGTTAAGTCTCTTATTCGTATACCGAAGTATAACAGCATTCAGACGTGTAACAATGGTCTTATAACACAGACTAACATAAGCATTTGTCACCTTCACTTTCGTATGGCGCCTGGTGCTATACATGAAAAGGCCGTAAGTGGCGGTGGATATACGCTTGTAATCAAGCCAGAGTACTTGGCTACTACCGATACGTCTGGGAATGCTATAAATCTACGAAGCTTATACCAGTATATCAGACCGATACAGGCTTCGGTGATAATGTACCATGCAAATAGCAACCCCCTCCAGCCAGTAGGTCATCTAAGCATGCCTATAATGTCTACGGGATGTTACCTCAACTTCGTTAATCAGTGTTTTAAAGTCATGTTGACAATTACTGGACTATGTCACTCCGATGTTGCTAATCTCGATGCATTCAAAACCCCCGATTATGTCGAGATTTATGGAACATTCATGATTGCGTCGTCGTGATACCTTCATTTTATAATGTCTTCTAATAAAAAACAAAAAGACGATGTTTGTCGAAGATCTTAGCAGCTTAGCGTTTCGAGTTTACACCTCGAGCTTAAACATAAAGACTCCTACGCTTGAGTCATTCTTTCGAGAGCGATTTACGTTTGATTGTCTTTCGTTCCCTGATCTTTTCGATTTTTCGGGTGTCGTTCTATACGATCTCAAGCGTTCTCGACGTGTTTACATTAAGCTTACAGCACCGCTTTGTCTTATATCCGACGACAACATAGAGACCATAAGGCTCGTTGTCTATCAGCTCGTATCGCAAGACGGCACACCAATGACAGACGGACTGACGTGCCAGGCGAATAATGAGACAAGGGAAAGACTTCAACCAAACCAACACTTCCAAACTAAACTATACACAAAGCAGGTTCCCTGTCGTTTCTTTTTGTCGTTTCCAGACGACGTTGAGATAGACCTTAAACGTCTGTCGGCATCGTCCTCTGACAGAGATGGTCTCAAACGCACGTTACGAGGAGAGATTCGACCTGATAACTCTCACAAAACGCTATATCGGGACAAGACTTACGTCATCGATCCCCTATATCAGTTCGAGACCTATCAAGACCTTTTGCAACAAGAAACGATAGGCAATGCCCTGTTTAGATTAAACCTAAATTAAAAAACACAACGAAGATGATAGTACTTAACGAACTCAAAACAACAGATGCCGTGTCTGATCTCCCAAGCTTCATAAACGCCGAAATGGCAAAGTTAGCTACGGCAATAAACACACAGTCAACAATACTCAATGATAGTAGCAAAACACTAAACCTCACGGGTGCGGACATAAACAGCCCAGAAACAGGCTCCGTTTATGCAGGCGGTGCGGTCAACGCTCCAAAACTCAGTATTGATGGTGGTAAGCTTTCGATAGAGTCAGGTGGCGTTTTTACAAAGATTAACAACGTCGCCGTTCCAGTCCAGACTGGGATTACGTCTACCGATACCGATACACAAAAGTTGAATAAGTTGATAGACGCACTAAAAAGCATCGGACTTATCTCCGTTTCATAAAAAATCCAAGTGTTACACTTGTAACGTTTTAGATAAGGAAAAATTAACAAAAAACGAATCTTTTACATCATGATAAAAAGAAACATAAACAAGACTGCGATGAACGCCGAACTTCGTCGTAGAATTATGGAAAACCGCCGTAAAGGTAAGGTTACAGCGTCTCGTGTAAACGAAAACAGAACAGCAAGACTTCGTCGTGCGATTATGGAAAACAGACGTAAAGGTCTGACTCCTTCTGTTCGTGTAAACGAAAACAGAACGGCAAGACTTCGTCGTGCTATTCTGGAAAACAGATCTCGCTATGGTCGTATGAGCACCGTTCGTGGTCGTGCTCTGAACAGAGTAAACGAAAACTTCAAATCGAAACGTTTCAAACGGATTCCTTTGTTTGAAAACTTCCTCGATGAAAAGTACGGCATAGAGCTTGTTGACGGTTGTCGTTACACCGTAACGGCTGACCTGTTCGACTCGACTGGTAAGTCGTTGCTGATCCCTGCTGGAACTGTCGTAACATATAGAGACTGCACGGGAACATGCACCAACAACGAAGAAGTCTTCTCTACCGACTGTGGATGCTTCATTGCACGTGACGGACAGGAATTCGCTCCCGAAAACCTGCTATCGAACGGAATCCTGAAGCCTGTTGCTCAACCCATCGTTGAAGACGGCGACGACACAGAGGACATCACCGAAAAAGAAACACAGGCAATCGTTGAAGACCCTGTTATCGAACCCAAAGACGTGGAAAAGATCCTCGACAAGGTCGATCTTCCCGAAGAAACCGAAGAAAAGATAAAGGCAGAACTTCCCGAAGGTGACGTTTCTATCGCCGATATCGTTGATGCGGTAACGATAGAAGATGTAACCACCGAACAGTCGGCAGAGGTGATAAAGGCTGCCGTAGCCGAAGTTGTAGACGCACAAGAGATAAACGAGTCCTTCAAACCGAGACTTCGTTCGAAACTCTACGTTGCATCGAGACTGACGTATCACAGGGGAATTTACGAAAAATTCAACAGCAAGAAGGGTCAAAGACGTAATCGTCAAATACTCGAACGTCGTAATGCTATAAAGGCAAAAATGGCGAGCAGAGTACGCTAAACCTAAGACTTATAGTTAAACGTAGACGGGGCATCCTCTATTGAAACAGGAGGATGCCCCCTCATTTTTTAAGATAAAAACAAAAAACGCATGAACAAACAAGACCTAAAAATACGACTGATAGACGTACCATCAGATAGGCTTCTTCAACACATCTCTCAATTTGCCGTCGATAATGACCTTACCGATGAGCAAGGGCTTCTATTGTCGGTCTTTGGCGAAGACCCATCGCTGTCGTTTCTTGACAAGATAACGCCCGAACAGGAGGGCTTTCTTTCCCGTGTTTTTGATGACTTTAAGTTCTGTCGACACTTCACGAACACGTCTGAACTTGAGGCGTTTTGTCGTGAGATCTTAACCGCAGATCAGCTTATAGTCATCAAGTTCGGAAGTATAGGTCTTGACGATCTCGACGAGATAAACGACATCTGGGGTGCTACCTGTAACGACCCTTGTCCCGACTATGATAGCTTCGACGAGCTTCTGTTTAACTTCCTCGACACGTCCTATCTCCTCGATTATGACATCTATGAAAACGCTTACCGTGCACAACACGCTCGTGAGATTTACGTAAGACAGTCGGGTCGTGTAAACGAAGCGTTGACGATAGACGAAAAGAAACGAAAGCTTGCCGAACTTGATGACGTCGCACTTCGATTCCTCTACGTTATGCTTGTAGGTGATTATACCGAGCCATACTCGCCAGAAATGCGAACAAGGCTTGAGCGTGAGCTTGAGCTTAATCCACAGGGAAAGCTTTCCCAGTATCTCGATCCGCTAACGGAAACGCCGAGCGTAGACGCAGATAAGCAAGTACGTGACTTCTATGCACAGTACGGTATAAACGAAACGTTTGAAGCAATACTTGAGTCACTCATCGACGTTTTCCCAGTTCCAGACGTGCAACGCCTGCTTTGTTTTGACAGACCGTTCTCTTACCTTTTCGGACTGGACGGCACTGCATACTGCGTTAGCGGAGCATATTACGAAAATCTGAAAAAACTCAACTAAACCTATGATACAGAAAAAAATCGAAATAGTGCGTATTCTTGAGCACTTAAAACATACAAATCCTACCGCATACAGACGTGTAAAAGGCGTATATGAAAACTCGTCCACAGTTCTCTATGGACGACGTTATATCACTAAAAACACGCTGAAACGTGTAAACGAAACGTTACGTGACGTTATCGGTATAGAAGCTGATAACAATGGTGAATTCCCACGTGAAGTCTCCGTTTCAGCCGTAGACCAGCTTGCATTCCTGTTTGATCAAAAGACCTATGATGCAAACAGAGGTCTTCTTGAAAGTCCCGAACTTGAGGCGTTTTTCAATGACGACGACACCTACATGCTCGTCACCGTCGATAAAGACCGTACGACGACCGTACAGTTCTTTATTGGTGACTCACAAACTGTCGATGAAGACATGCTTGCCGAACTTGAAACACTCATCAAACACTACGTACGTGGTGATGAAACGTCGGTAAACGAGGAACAGTCTCGGTTCGACGGTGATGAGCCTCTTCGTGATATCACCACACCTGGGCTTTACTATGTCACGGTAGACAACGGACACGACACGCTTTCGAAATATGAGTTGATAGACGTTATATCGGCAAACAACGACGAGATAGTTTGGCGTGGTGCAGGTGAGACGCCTACGTTCCATACAAACAAAGACGAGCTTGAGGGAGTCTACGTTTATTCTGTGGAAGATATCTACGAAAGAGACGCAGACGGTAACGTTATCTTAGAGTGCTATGACACACTTGACTCTGTTTACACCGATGTTTTACAGGACAGGTTCGAGCTTCTTATCGGTAGACCGATGACCGACGAAGACTCTGCACTCATAACGGACAACGTTCTATACGACCTTATGGACGGGCAGACGGACTCGGTAGACTCTGAACTTTTGGCTATCTTCACTACCAGTGGCAGTCAACTGAAACACTCCGAACTTGTTGCACGTCTACGTCAGCAAGCACAGAAGGTCTTACCACGTGAGGACTACATCGCCTTTGTCCGTGATATCGAAGACTTAAGTCAAAAGATAGGACAGGTAGAAGACACAGAACTCGTATCGATAATAGACGAGCTTTTGGTCAAACCTTATGGACTCGTTCTTGAAAATTACGAAACAGAGGTCATAGACTCGGTGGACTCTGACGCAGCAGCACAAAGGGCAGCCGAAGAGTTAAACGGACTGACCTATTACGTAATGCAACGACTTCACGATTATGTAGGATTCAACGTCAAATATGAAGACATCTTACAAATCTCTACCGAAGACTTACACAAACTGAAAGACACACTCCAAACGTTAGGAAGTGAGCCAGCTCTTTCTACCAAAGCCGACTCGTTTGATGTTGCTTATACGGAGGTGAGCGAAATCCTGTCTAAGTACTTCACAGACGCAGATATCAACAGATTCCTTATCGACTCGATAGCCTAACCGAACTCTACAATTGGTCTCGCTTTTAATATTGCCCCGTGTCCGCTCTACCGTAACAGTAGAGCGGACACGCCTTTTTCCGTCCTCTTTTTTCTTACAAAAGGCACTTTCGTTAAATAAGTTAACTTAATACAGTTAAAAATGAACAAGAACATCATAATTTGTGAGTCATTTAAAGCCCCCCTACAACGAGTCTTCGAAAACGAAGAACAACGTCAGGATTACATCTTCGAGGGTGTTTGTGCCGACTTTACGGGAAAGAATGAAAACGGTCGGACATACAACCGTGAGGAGTACCTTTCGTTCGTAAACGGAGTCTTAGCACAGGAGATAGCTGACTGCCATCTTGCAGGAGCACTTGATCATCCCGACGACGACGAAAACGAAGAGGTAGACATCTTCACGCCAAGAATGAAGGACTTAAGCCATCTGGTTACAGCCCTTTGGTTCGACGAAGAAACTAACCAGGTACGTTGTCGGATTAAGCTCCTCGATACACGATGGGGGAAAGACGCAAAGGCATGTGCCGATGCGGGAATGCCGATCTACATCTCGTCTCGTTCTTCGGGCTACATTGACCCCGATGGACTGGTGCACCTTTCGATGATCTACACATACGACATCGTTTATCGCCCTGGTTTCAAACAGGCTAAACTCGCACGTGTTCTTGAAAGCAAAGAAAACGACGTGTCGTTTATGAAGGTGTTCGAAAACGAGCCTAAAAAGCTTTATAACGTGGTCTATGACTACGAGTCCGCAACGTACGTTGTTCTTCCCTCTGACGCACCCCTGAAAGACTCACAGGAAAAGGTAGGTGAACCGTTTAATACAGAGCTTGAAGCCGAACGTTCGCTGAAAGACCCGAAAGAGTTTACACCAGATCCAGAAAAATCGAAAAAATACACAATAATGGAACAAAATTACGTCAAGGTTTCTGATTTCAACACATTCGCACGTCGTGTAGATGAAAGTCTGACGAAACTGCTTAAGGTTAACGAAAATTGGCAGGACAATGCCCGCCAGCAATTCGCACAGTTCTTCAAAATCGACGCAGATGCCCTGAGTGGTTTTGCATTTGACGGATCTGACGACATTGAACAAATGGCAACAGAGCTGAAACAAGAAAACGTGCAATCTTTGAAGTTGGTTTATGACGACACCGTAAGTCGTGCTAAACCAACGGAAACAGCAAAAGAAAAATCGGAGGTACAGGAGAAGATCTGTGAAGGACTTCGCCGTAAGATACGTGCCGTCATGGAGTCTGTTGTAGACGGACTCGAAGAGTTTAACGTAGAACAGCCCGATGCTCTTCTCTCGGCTCTTTCAGGAGACGAGGTAGAGCTTGATGACATCAACGTAGAAAAACAGGAAGACGGCAACGTAGTAATAACCAAAGACGACAAGAGTCTTGAGGTTACACCTGACGACATTGCCGAAATCGATCGTTGTTTACAGTCCGATCATATGACACAGTCCGTAGAGGTAAAACTCGCCGAACGTGGTCTTCTTTCTGGTGAAGCCTCGACAGAGGACAAGTTCGAAACGTTGAAGCTTCTCGAACCGTTCGGTCTTGTTACTGAACTCAACGAAGAAAGCCCCGAACAGTCGATCGCAGCTTACATTCGCAGCTTTGATACCGCTCGTTATTCGAAAGACCTCGACGGCATCAAACAACAGATAGACGAACTATACAACTTCTCTATTGACGGTTTCTCGATGGAAGATAAACGGTTCTCGTCTATCACCTCCTATCTCGATGCTGTTGCAACGTCTATAAACGGCATTACGACCGTGATCGAGGCAAACCAAGCAGCACAGTCGGAACGTCAAAAGGCTCTTGAAGAGGCACTTTCGATGACACAACGTCGACTGAACACGGTCACCGAATATACTGAAACAATAGCACAGACGGTCAACTCGCTTATCGACAACATCTCACAGGGAACGCTTAGACTCAACTCGCTGATCGAGTACGCTGACGCACAGTCTACCTTCTCTAACGACGTTGCCGACCGAGTAGACTCACTAACAGAAATCGTACAAGAAGGGTTTAAACAGAAACGGTCTACCGTTCGAGTTAGCCCTGAAACTCAAAACATAAACGAAAAACTAAACGGTCTAATAAGCCGTCTTACCAATAAACCACTACCAACCCGTCCGAACATCGTTAAGACAAGGGTGTTCGAAGCAGATGGTACGCTCGTCGTTCCGTCGAAATACGAGAAGATTTGGGAAGGTCTCCCCGAAGCACGTCGCCAAGAAATCACGTCAGTTTTCGAACTGCGTCAACCAAGAACAACAATAGAGGCGGAAGTTTTGTGGGAAAGCTTCGAACTTGGAAAGACACCGAAGAAGCTCTTTGAAGGTGCAACCCCCAACCGTGCGACTATTACCGAGTACACGGATAAGGACATCGATCGACTTCTCGGCTTGTAAAAACCGTATAACCTTTAATCACTAACATTAAAAAACACAAACAGAAATGTCAAACTTAAATAATCAACTCAAAAACAAGATCTACGAACGCTGGTCTCCGAAGTTGGAAAAACGACTTGCAGAGAAGGGCATCAAGATCAATGAGCAGAAAAAGAAAAACATAGCACTGATGGCTCATACCAGATCGGTATTTGAGTCGCAGTCGACAGTTGGTAACACACCTGGACGTGGTGCATACTCGTTCGGTAACAACCCGATGAATCCGTCGGATACAAGTCGTGGTTCTGCCGAAGTTCTACAAAAACTCTTCGGTGTTTTCGTAGACGTTGCTGCTACCACTTCGGGTATCGACCTTTTGACCACAATCCCGATGAACAAATCGTCGATAATGATCGTGGTTGCAGAGCCTGTTTACGCAGGCGGTAAAAAAGACTCGACAACCGATCGTCTTCCCGTCTTCCAGGTTAAGGGAATCAAGGGTGCTGGTGTTACCAACGATTTCGTTGTTGGTAACGAGTACACAATAGCACTGACAGCTCCCGCAGGAAACATAAAGGTGAAGTTCGTTGGTCGTCATCTTTACAACGGCAACCTGATCTTCCGTCTGGGAACTGTTGACGCAGCTCTTGCATCGAAGACCATAGCCGAATGTTTGGACTCGGCAACCACATCCGCTAAGATAACCATGACTGGTGGTGACTACACGTTCGATGGTTCGACCGTAGACTATGTAAACGGCTTTACGAACTTCATCGGCGGATTCACTGGCGCTGGTGCTCTTGGAACATCGCCTTACTCGGCACACCGTAACAACGGTAAATCGTTGGCTAATCCTCTCAACCGTGAGGTTGGTGAAACGATAGAGGTGAACCGCTACGGTGCACGTATGTGGAACAGAAACTTCGCTGCTGGAACTTATCATGCAACGGTAGACTTCACTATCGAGCAGGTTCAGGACGCTAAGATGGATCACGACTTCGATATGCTCGAGTTCGGTGACGAAATCTTGCAGGACGCTCTTGCACAGTCGATTAATAACCACATCCTTAGCTACATCTTCGCAGCGGGATGGCAACACCACGTAGCACTTCGTGAACTCACAGGCAGATCACTCAACTGCTACATTTCGAACTCGTCGTCGACCTCTCCCGACTATACCTACGTTGACCTGACGGATACGCAGAAGACCATCACTGGAACTGCTGGTGTTATCCCGAATGCTGCTGCAACGATGGCAATCTCGGAAAACTTGTCGACAATACAGCGTCGTATCGTTACCCGCATGCTTTACACCTCTTCTATTGTGAAGAATAGAGCACGTAACGGCGTAGCAGATACGGCTGTAATGAACGGAACAAACTCGACGGCAATAAAGGACGTTAAGGGTTACGCTCTCGCACCGTTCGATCATGAACTCTCGACGAATGACGCCAACTTGAGCTTCATCGGAACTGTGAACAACATGAACATCTATGAAGACGGTCTTATGGACTTGTCTGATGGACGTATCGCAGTCTTCAAAAAAGCACAAGAAAAACGTGCAGGTCTTTTCTTCTGTCCGTACATCTTAGCAGAAAAGATGACGACCGTTGCCGAAGGACTGATGGAACAAAAGACGCTGCTTAAGTCTCGTTATGCGATAGCTGAAGCAGGTTCGCATCCCGAAAGCTCCTACTGCACCTTTGTCGTAGACTCTGACGAAGCTCACGGATACGACATCGTCTAAACCGTGTAGTCTAATATAAGACGTTAAAAGATGAAGAGGGTCATAGACACAACAGAAGGCTATGACCCTCTTCTGTTATAAAAAAAAAACGCTGAAAAAACTAAGTATAGAAACTTAAAAACACAAAAAACGCAATGGTAAGTAAGTATAGAGGTACACAGAACTGGAAAAACGCCGAAAGCGACGTAGTAATCAACGGCAAGTATGGATATGACTTCGATGGTTATCTCACACCGAACGGTAGCGTAGACTGGAAACGATATCACGACGACTTCCATGCCACATGGCTCTCGCTCTTCGATGTTGCCCTGATAGAGCTTGGAACACCCGACTGTCCTGTCCCACAAAAAGAGTGGAACGAATTTAAGGATATCGTAATGAACGATGACCAGATCGTCTATGACTATGACTACAATCCGTTCCCGATCGTAGTGGACTGGCTCGACAACATTCTACCCGAACTTATTGGTGAAAGCCGTACAGCAAGACGTAAGTAAACGCCGATAATACGACAGACATAAGCATGTGGATGGATGATTCAATCAAGTCATCCATCCGCTGTTTTTTCTTTGATATTAACGTTGTCTTTGAGCCTATTCAGACGTATTCGACTTCCACTTTAAGTCCTTGAGTGCAACGTTGAGCCTTTCTTTACGTTGTCTGATTATCGACTATTCTAATGGTCTCCATCTATAAAAAACAAAAAGAGAAATGGAAAAGAAGCAGCACTTTAAACTTACGGATGAAACGATCAACCATAACGGTCATACGTTACACAGAATACAGGCTGTGATTGACTTACCACAACACAAGGTCAAAAAAGATGATCTCGGTGGATTTATCGAAAAGGAAGAAAACCTACAAGATAATGCATGGGTCTTTGGCAACGCCAAAGTGTATGACAGTGCCGTTGTCAAAGGACGTGCTAAGATCTTCGAACAGGCAGAGGTTCACGGTAACGCTCTCATTTATGGAAATGCTATAATAGACAATCGGGCGGTTATCTGTGATGACGCATCGGTAAGCGATGACGCACACGTTTATGGAAGTACACTCATAAGCGGTGATGCATGCATTTATGAAAACGCTCGTGTTTATGATAGTGCAGAGATATACGGAGACGCTTACGTTTCTGGACATGCACAGGTGTGTGATAATGCTCGTGTTTATGAAAATGTGAGCGTAACAGACAATGCTATTATTAAAGAGAACGCACTGGTCTATGGCGGTGCATTGATCTATGGCGATGCTATCGTTGGAGGTCATGCACAGGTTTATGAAGATGCGGTCGTCTATGATAAGGCACAGGTAGACGGTAAGGCTATCGTTTGTGGCACATCACGAGTCTATGGTGAGGCACGTGTTTATGAGCTATCAGTAGTGACGAATAGCACAGAGGTTTATGGAAAAGCACGTGTTTATGGAAAAGCCATAATAGGCGATAGTGCACACGTCTATGGAGACGCGGAGGTAGGTGGCAGTGTTACTGTTGAGGAACAAGCAGAGGTCTATGGACAAGCAAAACTCGTTGGTAATGAAACGATAGGTGGTAATACCGAAATCTCCAATTAAAAGAAAGGCTCAACGTTGCACTTGAGCCTATTCAGACGTATTCGACTTCCACTTTAATACTTCAAGTACAACGAGAGTACCAACGTTATAGCAACGGATATAACGAACGAATAAAGCAGAGGGCTGATCATCACGACCTGCCCTCTGCTCCGTATTTATCATTATGGATTAGAAAATGAGAATTTGCTTCACACGTTTTTATCAGTCTATAAGAAAAGAAAAAGATGAAAACTGCACCCAACCGTCTTACACCACACGAACGGAAGGTCTTACAGCTCTGTAAAGATAGCGAAGCTACGGGGCTAACGCTTCAGGTTGTAGGAAGAAGCCATGCCAATGCTGGTGCGTTTGCTACTCTTATCCGCAAGGGTTACATCGAGACCTACGTCGGAGACTTTTTAGGTAAAAAAACGAAGCTTTTTAAAATTCTAAAACATACGGAAGAATGACACAAACGATAACAGTAACGATAACGCTGCTCGTAATTACGATAGCGTTTTTCTGGAAGTCTATCAAACTTTACGTTTACACCGTCAAGTGTTTGCGTAACATAGAGCGTGAAGACTTCATACAGCAGCGATATCAGGTGATACGAGACGGTGAAAAAACGAAGAACGTAAGGATGTCCTTTTGGAACATCCTCTACACCTTCGCATTCATACCGAACGATGTCCCACAGGAGCTTATACAGGAATACTTACAGCATTACCTACAACTCATCGAGGACTCTATGTCTGCACAACAACTCTATGGACTGATACGAACGGAAACGGAGCAGTTTACACTGGACGACGATAACAAAACGAGGGTTGTGCTGTACAAGTTCCACCCTGTCGTTTATCGACCAAAGGCTTACGTTTTGCTTTTGTGGTTGGTAACCATAGTAGCGTCCGTAGTCATAATTCACAGCATACATTAATTCTCTCAAACGGCATACTTTTGTTTTGTATTGAGGAGGGGGCTGAAACCGTTGATGGTCAGCCCCCCTCCTTTCGTTACGAAGTTATAAAAGCGTGGAGAGAGCTTTTTTGTAAAAGCCTCCAACATTAAAACTCAAATTGTTGAATAAAAGAAAAACTTAACACCGATATGAAAAACCTAAGAAAAACAGCAAAGACAATGGCAAGCGTCGTTTTAGTCCTTGACCTGATAGGAACGCTGCTTTTGTGTGTTTACTTTTGTTTCGCTCCCGTAACACAAACGGTAATGGGCGTGACGTGGAACTTCTTCGGATATCTCGCAGCTATCTTTCTCGTGACCTACATCATCCCAAGACTGACCTGCCTGTTGGACGATATGGACAGAGAGTTTGTGATACTGTCCACGATAGTAGCCTGTAACACCGTTTCGGCACTTGTTGCCTTTGACTGGCTATTTTTGATATGCTCACTGGCTATGGGAATCCCGATGATCTACGCAGTTTTCAAAAAGTAAACTCTAAAAAACGAACAATGACAGTCGAGGAGCTGTTCTCTACTCAATCTACGGAAGCCACCTTACAGGGTGGCTTCGAGTTTGATGACTTAGCGTTTTGGCGTAAGTTTGTCCCTGTTTTACAGCAGCTCTTACAGAAACGCTTCGCTGACAGTCCTAAAAAGCAGACCGTTATTCAGCATCCTGACTGTTTAAACTTCGCCTGCCCTGTTTGTGGAGACTCACGAAGAAACCCTAACAAAAAGCGTGGACACGTCTACCTTGACGGATACTCGTTCAAGTGCTATAATGACCACACGGCAGACCAGCCTGGCTTCATGTCTCTCTCGGCGTTTATCCGCCGTTTTGGCTTGCAAGATAGGTTTACCGACGACGAACTCTACGTAATAGAGGAGAAATTTAAACAGGGACTGTCAAAACACGACTACACGAGAGGCTCAACGTTGGGCTTAAGTCTTCCGTCTTTAACAGAGGACGCTTACACGGCTCAAGCACAACGTGAGACACACGAAATAGCACGTTACGCACATTCACGAGAGGAGGTAATGGCTCGATTGATGTTGGTTGAGGTCAACCGTTCTAAGTCTGCACTGGAATATCTCAAACGACGAGCCGTTATTGGTAACATCTACGACGGCTCACGACAGGCGATCCCAGAGTTTCTATGGAACGAGCGTTACAAAGATCTCTACATTTTAAATCTCTCGGATAATCAGCACGACATACTCGGATATCAAGTCCGTCACACACAGGCACGTTATAGACGCTTTGACACGTTTACCTGGGGCGATATACACGCAAAGGTCTTCGACACACCACAGGACGAAGAACTGGTTCATAAGTTTCAGAAGCCATCTATGGTTTGGCGATTTATGTCGTTGGATTATCGTTTACCCGTCTACTCACTCGAGGGTGCTCTCGATGCCTGGTTCATCCCAAACGCCATAGCCTGTTGGGGTCTGTCGAACATGGTCTATAACAAACGCCACCGATACATAACGGACAATGACACGGCGGGACGACAGAAAGCCATAGAGCTTTTGTCTAAGGGTTACTCCGTTTTTCAATGGAAGACGTTCGAGGAGGACTGTTTACAACATGGCATAAACATAAACGGCTGTAAGGACATAAACGACATCGTTTGCCGATATCCGACGTTTAAGTTTGACGACATAGACCGCTTCTTTACACAAGACGAGCTTAATGCTCTCTTTCTATAAAAACGAAAAGGTTAAAAAAATGGCGGAAGAGCAACAGAGTCAGCAGAGCATTTACGAACAGAACGTTAGGATTCAGACCTATGTCTCACAGGCGGTCTTAATGAATGACGCAGACGACCTCTATGAGTTCATCCAAAAACGTAAGGACATAGACGTGTCACAGGTCTCCTCTGCACTTACAAGCTTTTCATATTCGCTACAAAACGCACCGTTGCTGGCTAAGAATAAGGAGCGTTTTTACCGCTTTCGACAGTCGCTTTATCAACGTAAGCAGGTCATACTTGATGACCAGAACTTCTTAGTCCATCAGATTAAGGTCTTACAACGTCGACAGGTAGAGTCCTACAAGTTCGGAAACAATCCCGACGGTTTGCGACCATCGAACGAATACGAACGTAAGGCGTTGATAGACGGAAACCTTGCTGGATACCAACTATGCATAGCAGCCATCGATGCACACATAGCCTTCTTGATGGACTCGATAAAGAACCTTTCGGACATGATCTTCGGTTTCGACATAGTCCTTCGACTCGAAGAATACAGAAAAATCGGCTGAATAAAAACAAACGGCAATGCTTGAATTTAACACGATAGACGTTGATATAATCAACAATAACGACGAAGATACAGATCCGATATCGCAGTACATCAACGAGATAATGATGATACTGAACACCGAACCACATGAGGTTTTGGGTTGTTCTGATATGACGATAGATCTTGAGCGTTTCGTTTTTGATACAAATGTAGACGGTGGAACGATAGAGCAGCTTATTCGTTCCAAATTACAGACGTTTACGACTTGGTATGAAATCTTCGATACCGACGTGGACGTAAACTTCGTCCATAGTGACGGCGGTCGTGACACCTGTGTCATAGACTTTACGATAAACGCACAAGCTCGGTTTTCTGTTGTAGTCAAATAATAGCCAACGGTTTCTTTTCATAAAACACATAAATGCTGAAAAACGCCTCCCGAAACTATCACAGTTTGAGAGGCGTTTTTTCTTACGTGTTTTTCTTGTTTGTGCTTTTATTCTGCTTCTTTTTCTTTTTCGAAGCCGTACTCCTTGTCACCTATTCGTATCGAAAGTGCTCGGTTTTCTTTGATGACCTCAAAACCGAAGAGCGTTATCGAAACGAGGGCAGGAATGAAGATAACGAGCCATTGCCACATGTTCGTGATGTTCTTCACGTCCTTGTTTAAGTAGACGTACGTCAACATAGCAGGCTGAAAGACCAGTGCACAGATAGCTCCGACTATCCTCGTATAAGACCACTCTTGATCAGCCGAGTTTTTAAGCCATTGCCATCCGCCGAACCAGTTCCTAACGTTTGTTCTTGTTTTCATCTTTGTGTTTTTGTTTTATCTCGGCACGTTATAAAAGGGAAAAAGAAACAAGATGGAACTCCAAACAGAAACACTTGTTATTGCTGCGGTGGGATTTATCGTCCTCATTAGCATTCTCATCACTCTATACTGCTTTAATGACGGCATTGAGTACTGGATAAGGACTCACACAGAAGCGGGACTGGCAAACCGAAGACTCAAACGTCTATACAAGCACTTCATAGTCCATAGACGTGGTAACGACTGTGGCGGTAACTTACGCAGATGCGTGTATAAGCTGCTGTCTACGGAAGACTACTACGAGTTTATACGTGCCACATCCAACTATCGTTATTACACTCGTTCGACTCCATCCGTTAAACTACCCAGGTTTGACATGGTCTCATTCGACACATTCATAAAACTTAGACGATATGAAACAGGAACTAAGTGATCTTCTACTGTCGTGTGGAATAGCCACAGTTACGACGCTTGTCTATGTTTTGATAGCCATTGCGGTTTACTACACATCGGACTATTTGCAACGACTATGCAAGAGACATAAGATAAGCCAGCTTGTTCGCCGAATACGCACGCTCGGGAAAGGTCGTCAGATATCCGACCCATTCGTTTTGTGGGCTTACTTCTGCATCATCTCTACCGACTCATATGATGAGTTTATTGAAGCACAAGCCGATATGCGTTCTCACGATTTCGGTGAAGCCGAAAAAGACGAGTTTACTGATGCACTTCAAGCCATAGCACATATGAAAATCTCTGAAAAAGACCTTTATAAAATTAAACGCTATAAACTTCATATATCATGATGCAACTAATCATAATAAGTACCATAACGGTCATTGGCATTGTAGCCGTTCTTTGTACAGCAGACTACTCATATCGCTTGTATGTTAGTCGATCATTCGTAACTAAGCTTGCACGACTACACTCGAATATGGATGACATAATCTATGAGGACGCTAAACAGTGTGTGAAACGCCTTTCTAATGCAGACACGTATGAGGACTTTCAGTCCGCACTGTCACGACTTCTTTGGGGTTGTCTAATGCAGGGCTATGCATCGTCTAAAAACGAAGATGTAACAGACGCAATGGCTGACTTGGTTTCTATGTCCATTAATCGTCGACAATTTAAACTTATAAGAAAATACAAACGTAGATGTGGAATGTGCACGCCACCCGACTACGTTTCTTAATACACGTTTTAGACACTTTTAAACTTCTTAGACCGTTTTAATCTCTCTTAATTCCTCTTATGACCTTCTTAAAACTTTCACTTTACTGTTTAGCATTCTTATTCGCTTATCTTTTCTTACGTTACGTTTTATACCTAATACGACTTTATCGAATTTCTCTTATTATTGTCTATTTCAAGCATATTAATGAGTCCTACACGTCTTACTTTGAACACAACGTTGAATCCTACGAATTTAATACACGTTTTAAGACCCTTTTAAACACTAATAACTACGATGAATTTTTAGACTGCCTCGACTTTTTTAAACGTTACGATCAATTCTCAACTCCTAATTCCGAATTTGTTATCTATATTAAACGACTTTCTCATACTAAAATTTCTAAACGCTCTTACGACATATTACAATCGATGAAATCTCATAAACAATCATAAATCGCTTTTAACTTTTCTTACACTTCTTAATTCCTCTTAAACAATGGTAAAATACAAGCTTCTAAATTTCCTACTATCGACCGTAGACTTCATAGAGCGATGCCTTTTCAAGACGCACTCGTCTGTTGGAACGTCGCTCTATGTTAAGGTTGGTAACCACAACGCACAACTGACACATGTACACTTCAACGGACGAGCATACTGCCATAAACTGATAACCACACATGGAATAATAATCGCAACAGACGATCACTTTTTCCATGCATCATACGAGTGGAAAGGTGAGACACGAAACGGTACGATGACCCTGTGCGGAATTATCAATCTCTTAGAAAGTGGCAACGACGTTCGTGTTGCATATTACAACGAAGAAGCGAAACGTAAGGTTTACGTAAAGGTCACTGGTATACAAGAGCTAAACGAGAAACGTACGGTCTACGACATATCGATAAGCTCGTCCCCAAGACTATACTTGGCAAACAACTTCTACGTCCATAACTGTATAACAGCAGACACCCAAGTTAGCGTTATCGATACAGAACATGGCACAGAGTACACATCTGTACCAGTCTATGAGCTTTATTACAAAAACTTACAAAACCCGACGTGGCTTGATAAGCTTGAATATTGGCTACAACGTAAGATTAATCGATGAAGGCTAAGCTATCAGACGACCTCCAGTACATAACGCTGTTTTACGACAATGAAAACGAGCAGTTACAAACCTGTGCCTTCTTTCGTCGTCGTGTAGACAACTACTACGTACAGCGTAAGTTACGGCGAAACGTTAACATGTTCTCAAACTTCCTGATCGGTTACGACCGTGTGAAGTCTACACAGTGGAACAACGTCAGGGTTCTTTGTGAACGTTACGGATTCCCGCTTGAACTTATCGGCTTTGAGCCGTTTTTTCGTAACATCTCGATAGACGACGTTCGGCAGTTTTGCACATCTATAACCGATCATATCGACATCACGCCTTATGACTATCAGATCGAAGCCGTTTATCACGCATTCCGCAATCGCTTTTGTCGGTTAGACATAGGAACGGGCGGTGGTAAAACGCTGATAATGTACCTGTACTGGTTCTTGTTGAGACATACGAAACAAACGAAGCACACGCTAATAATCGAGCCTGATCCGAACCTGGTGATGCAGACATATCAGGAGTTTGACGGCTTTAACTCTGACCGTTTCCGTTTGAAACTTGGTCAGGCATATGGAGACTCAAAAGACCGTAAGTTTCTCGACCGTTACGACCACGTTATCGGCAATTTTGCCACACTTGGTAAGTATGACCAGTCGTTCTTTTCCAAGTTTGATACGATCGTCTGCGACGAGTCGCATAGGTCGACGGCATCAACCATAAAGAACATAATCAAAAACTGCGGTAAAACGGTAAATCTTCTCGGACTTTCAGGTTCTTCCATAGTCGGTGAGTCAGCCGAAGCATTCCAAAACGAAGACAACTTCGGACACGTTGTCTACTCACTCTCAAAGAAGGATCTGGTAGACAAGGGTGCGACGACGGACACCACCGTTCGTATGGTCACTATCAACTTCACCACACCACAACAACGGCAGGAGATATCGACCGAAAAGGACTACATCGAAGACCCCGAACGTTGCTTACGATATGAGCAGAACTTCATCAGACAGGCTCGAAACCTGTCGGAGTGGAAAGCACAGTTTGTAATTCGTCTACAAGGGAACTCCATCGTCTACTTCAACGACAAAAAGGGACAGTACGGCAAGAACATCTACCGACGTGTACAAGAGCTAAACGTACAGCTTGGACTTAACAAGAAGATCTACTTCCAAGACGGTGATACTCCACAGGTAGAACGTGAAAGGATTAAGTCACAAATTCGTGAAGACCGAACGGGACGGTCTATCTTGTTCGCTAACTACGTCACGTTTTCGACGGGACAGTCGATAAAGAACCTGGTCAACGCCGTTTTCCTTGAGGCGTTTAAGTCTAATGTACAAAACAACCAAACAATCGGTCGTCTGGCTCGTCTTTCAGACGGCAAAGAGATGACTTATCTGTATGACTTCATAGAAAAGACCGACTGTAAGGTCTTAGACGTAAAAACGGGACGGCAGAAGTTTAAAACTTGCTTTATGTCACGTTGGGCAAAAGAACGTGAACGTTATTATCAGAGCGAGGGCTTCAAAATAGAGAAGTTTGAGATAAGCTGTTAGCCGTTTCACTTATAAAAGAACACAGAACGAACACGATTGAACTTTTTAATAGATCTTTTTAATTTTTTAATTTTTCTTAACACGTTTTAATTTTCTTAAACTTTTTAACAACTTTTAATTCTCTTAAAAAAATGGACACACAGATGGATTTCGGAGGGATTTTTAACCTCGCAGCTGACAGCGTTATTGATGTAAAAGAAACGACAGCTCAAGACCCTAATATTTATCGACTTGACATCAATGACGAAAGATGCAAAAACAAAACGTACATAACAACGGGACGATTCATCCCAGACGTTAACGCAGACACAAAGGTTCTACCGCCTAAGCACAAAATCAGAAAGTCAATGTACTACGTGCCGTCGCCTGATGACCCAACACGTAGCATCTACGTTGAAGCTCCGAGTAATGCAACGGGTAAGAACGACTTCCCCACCACAGCATTCATGAAGAACTCATATGACAAGGGTAGAAGCTTCGACCCGATGACACCTCCCGCTCTTGTTGAGAGACTGAAGGTTCTTCGACGTAACATCTACCACTTCGCACTTTTCCTGATCTACGACGACCCACAGCATCCCGAACTTAACGGAAAGATTAAGGTCATTCGCTTTGGCAAGCACATAAACGACATGATTGAAAACCTTGCCAAGCCAGACCCCACAACGAAACGTAAGTCTATCAATCCGTTCGATCCCATCCAGGGTAAGGACATTACGATAATCGTCTGTGAGGACAAGGCGAGCGGAATGACAACATACAACAAGTCCGCATTCCAAGACGGTCTTTCAGGTATTACCATAGACGGTGGACAGACTTACTTACAGCCTGACGCAAGTCTTGAAGAACGTAAGCGGGTCTTTGACTTCATGAAAGCAAACTCGCCTATGCTCAAAGACTATGAATACAAAGTCGAAAACATCGAAGCCGATGAAAAGACTCTCGTTGAAGTCGTTCGTCAGGCTTATGGTGAGCAGTTCTATCAGCAGTTCTGTGAGGTTTACATGGACTACTACAAAAAGCCTTATGTACCAGCATATGCCAATGTAAATGCTGACGACGTTGTCAGACAAAAACAGGATCATGTAACGCCTATTAAGCGTGTTGTTACACAGGAGATAGACGACGAACACACACAGAAGAAAGCACCGAAGACGTTTAAGTCGTTGAGAGATGATGTTGACGGAATGCATCCTGGCGTGAAGTCTCCGATAGCAGCACAGCCTGTGCAGACGACTATCGACATGAGCGAACCCGAAGATGAAGATGCGGACATGGACGAAGACGCTGACTTCGAAGCCCAAGAACCCGCACAGGATTACTCGGCAGGAATTGACTACTCAACAATCCCCGACGACATTTAAGCACGAAGCGAACTTTTCTTAGATTAATATTGATAATGATGCCGTCCTCTCATGCGACCTATACACGAGAGGACGGTTTCTGTACAGGTGTAGCTACCACACTTGTTAACGTTTGTTAACGACTATGACAGACCTGACTGACACTCTTGTCATACTTTGCTCTCACTTGTTAACGTTTGTTAACGACTATGACATGAGACTGACAGAAGTGGCAGCCCTGAATACCAAGTTGTATCGTGGCACGCTCTTTGTACAAAAAAGGGTGGGAACGCAACTTCCCCCTAAAAAAGAAAGATTTAATAACAACTTAATAACTTAAAAAGACATGAACACAACAACAGAAAGATTCACCTTCGTGAACGAACAAGGACAACAAGAAGAACTCACAACGGAAATGATGCTCAACATTCGCATCAGTGTAGCACGTGAGTTTGAAACCGAAAACTACAAAACGCTCCCCGAAAGTTACAGGGCGAAGAACTCACTACAACGCTGGCTCGACTATCAGGTTCCTGGCAGACTTTACTTGACTGGTACACGCCACCACAGAGTATGGACGGAGTTTTTCCGCAAGTTCTACGACACATGCTACTCGATATCGCTGTCAGTATGCAAAAGCAGCGACGACGCTGACAACTGCGTCACGGAGCAATTTGACGCATTCCGCTATCGTGCTAAGTACAACACAGAGGCAGTGGGTAAGCTTTGGGAAGAACAGAAAGCGTGTGAACAAAAGCTACGTGGACTTTCACAGAAGCTTGGCAACCCGTCACACTCGAAGTCATACGAAACACTGACGGAAGACTTCCGCAAAACAGAAGAACGCATATCACAGATACGGCTTGAAATAGAAGACGAACTACGTCGACAAGCAACCTTTGAAGACGAACGTCGTGCTTATGACGGACTTACTATCGAAGAGATACGTCGCCGTGAGCTTGAAACCCTAACGTCGCACGATGCCGTTAACGGCGGATGGTTTAACTCCAAGCAGCCCGTTGCAGGCTACATAATGATGGCTCAACAGCACATAGCTATGCAGAAGTACAACAAGGTCAACAACGGCACAGAGGTTGTAATGTCGAAGATAGTCCACACAGTAGGAAAAAAGACGGTAACGGATGAGGTTATGTTCGACTATCGTAACGAAGACGAACAAATACAGGACGAGATAGCACTGGAAGACGACGAACAACAACAGACCTATCAACACAACATAGACGAGTTTAACAACCAGGTAGAAGACGGCGAAACGGAAGAAGACGATGACCGCATGGCGATAGTGAAATCTTTGATAGCACTGTCCGAATACCAAGACATGATCTACGATTACGTTCTCTGCTCGCTCCCATTTAACGCCATAGCAGAAAAATACGGACTGCCACAGTCGACCGTCAAGAACATAATCAAGTCCTTCATGGAAAAGATGACGCAACAGGTTCGTGCTCACGTTGAAACACAAAAGATAGAGCAGGGCGTTATCGATACGGGCGTTATCCGCTACTACTTCCCGAACCGAGTAGGATGCCTCCGATACGAGTGCGGACTTCGTGACGGACTTCGTCACGGCACACAGACCTTCTTCTACGAAAACGGACACAAACGTGAAGAAACAGAGTGGAAAGACGGAAAGAAAGACGGACGTTTCGCCTCATACTACGAAAACGGCAAGCCCGAACGCACGGGACAGTACACCGACGGCGAAAAGACGGGAACCTGGTGCAGATATTACGAGTCTGGACGTGTGGAAGAAGAGAAGACTCTACTCGAAGATGACTGCTGCTCATACACGATCTACTCGGAAAACGGAACGGTTGAAGAACGAGGATTTATCAACGGCTTTGGACAACACGAGGTTACCTACTCAATCTCGATAGACTTCTAAGAAACGAAACGTCGGGGAAGGTAACTCACCGTTCCCGACGTTTTTTACCTAACGTTATAAAAGCAAAAAGAAACCGAAAAGATGACAGACGCATACACACAGTTAAACGGAGTAAAAAACACGCTTAGACTTGCACGTGATATCAAACGTGGGGCTATTAGGACTCGTGTCCATATGTCGCCGTATATGGCATATAGGATGGCGACCGACGTGTTGCTCTCAGCAATAGCAAAGGTAAGCACGTACTACTACCCAACGTCGTACGGAAACGTTGATGCTCCGTCTTACACAACTCATATCGATGACGACATAGTTATCATCGAAACCCGTACGATCTTTGAAACCGTAGTCTATAACGTCGACTTTTCGTCTTACAAAGATGCAAGTTTTGACGGTCGCATTAAGCATATTGTCGGTGAAGTGGAAGCGGAAGACATTCTACACGTGTTCAACGTAGAGCCGTTTGACGACTACGTCTATGTGTTCAATACTGAACACGATGGTATACAACTGGCAACGTATAGGGGTAGACGACACGACGGTGTTCATCTCTACACGTGTGCTTATGATTCGACACGGACAATGGAGATAACGGAAACGCTACACGCCAGGGTTATGGACATGCAGCCCGAACGGATACCGTTATGCGATGTTTCTGAATAAAAACGAGAAACACAAGACCCCCTACACAAACAATGTCACAACAACAGATAGAACGGCTAAGAAACACGCTTAAACTTGTACGACATATCAAGTTCGGTGCTATACAAAGTCGGCTTCATATGTCGATATGTACAGCGTACAACATAGCTCTCGATGCACTGCTTTCATCAGCTGACCCCGACTTTCATGTAGAGACGTTTGACTATCCGAGAAGCTATGGTAACGTTGATGCACCACACTACAAAACAACCGTTACCGACGATATGTTGCACGTAGAAGCCCAGACGATATTCGACCGTGTAACGTACGACGTTAATATTACGCCATATGTAGATACAAGCTTTACTGGAAGCGTTGTGTTTGCGGAAGATACGGTAATCGCCTGTGGCGTCGTCTGTGTGTTTAACTTAGAGCCATTTGAGGACTACATCTACGTTTTCGACACGGTAAACAGCGGACGACAGCTAGCCGTTTATCGAGGTAAACGACATGACGGCGTACACCTCTACACGTCACTATACAACCCAGCTAAGTGTATAGAGCTATCGGAAGAACTTCAAACGGTAGCCGTAAGTACACAACCTGAACTGATATCACTTAACGACTTTTTCTGAATAAAAACAAAAAAGCAAATGAAGAATATAGCAAGCATAAGGCAAGCACTGGCACTTGCCAGTGAAATTTACAACCGAGCCATTGTCATAGACCCGACGTTTATGTTTTCTGATGCGTACGGCATATCTCATTCGACATTCATACAACTATCGAATCGTGTCTATGGCATGCAGATGAAAACTGCCAGCGGTGTGGACTTTATGGTTAGACTCCAAACCGAGTATGAAGACGGACGTGAGGTTGTCTACGATGCATTAAACATAACGGTCGGCGGACAAGAGCTGGTGTTCATCCTTGACAAGCTAATAGACAAGTCACAGATAGCAATGTCTGACGTTGCCATGCCTGATATAACTACGGTGAACGCAACAGGCATCATGACTACAATTACCGTAAGCTCTGTCAGCCCTGTACAGAACGTCTACGTTTTAGAAACCGAACTGTACGATTTACAACCCGCTATACTGATTGATGAAAGCACAGAGTTTGGACAGATTTTCGTCAGTCTCGAAAACCCAAGCTCAAATTTTGTCTACTTACGGTCTACACAACTGAACGAAAACAGACGTGTCAGAAACAAACGTCAGACGAGAGTCACCGAAAACGAAATCTCAAATAGCAGACTGGAAACGCTATCGACGAATCTGCTCGACTATCAGTCCACGAGAGAAATCCGTCGTAAATCAACATCAAAGTCCGACATCAACTATCTCGAAAACAAGATAACGAACTATCTGTCAAAGATTAACCGTTTCGTTGATGAGTTTGGACTTGACTTTCTCAAAAAGCGTCTCAAAGAGACCTATGAAACGGAGATTTACTCCACCCTTCTCGACGAAGCAACCGAGTATCTCAAAGAAAGTCGTATAAACGAAAACCTCAACACAGATGTCAGCTGGGGTGGACTTGACTTTGTTGCTCTTCCCGACGAAGACAGACACGCACTGGTAGAAGCCTCGAAAGAGATCTATCGTGACATACAGCTCCAAAACCCAGTACTGTTCAAAGCTGACACTCGTTATCTTAGTAACCTCGTCGGTGCTGCTCTTGCTGCCATTTATCAGGGAATTAAGGACGAGACGGAGGTTTATCAAGACAGTCGACACAGCGGTCGGATTTATGTTGATTACTCGGGCAACTACGTCATTGAGATCGTCGACAACTCGAAGACTTATGAGTATGTCGTTCCCGCTCATATTACAAGACAGATTCGAGGATGAGTCTACGACAAGACGTTTTACGGAACAAGTTCAACGAACTCTCCGATCTGTTTGAGCAATCATACGTCGGAGAGGTCGTTTCAATAGACAAACTGAACGAGGGTAACGGGGTGATCAAGGTTCGTGTTTTCGGAGTTTTTGACTCGATAGACCTGGGACAGATACCAGACGAAGACCTGCCAGACTGCTATCCGCTCATTCCACTCTCCTTTGGTTCTGACTCTGGCGGTGGACAGTTCTCCTCTCCAAAGCTGGGAACGAAGGTTCGTGTCGTGTTTTGTAACGACGTTTACCATCCCAGATATTATGGCATAGAACAGCTTACACCCGAACTTGTTAAACTTCTGAAAGACGATCCCGAAGGACTCCACTCATTCGTTTTTGACGAGGACGAGGACTTCAAGGCTTATTACACCAAAAAGTCGGGTTATGTGCTCGATCTGAAAGGGTCGTTGATAAACATCCGCAACGAAGACCATTCCGTCTATATTAAAAACAAGGACTCTAATGCCGAAATTGAGCTAAATGGAGCACAGATAACGATCTTGTCAAAAGACTCCGTCGACATTACAGCCAATAACACCGTAACGGTCAATGCCTCTACGGTGCACGTGAACTCACCTGACACGAAACTTGGTAACAGACCGATCTATAAGGCGGTCAACGGTGAGGTTTTAATGCTTTGCCTTAAAGCACTCGCTACGATAGTTGACGCTAAGCTACCGATAGCTACGGCTGCTATCAGCCTTGTACAACAGATGGAACAACAGATTCTATCCGACACCGTGACTACGACACCGTAATTCACAAAATACCTCGTTTGAGTATCTCCAAGCCCCAACGTTGCACTTAAGGATACTCAAACGTAACGACCTTCCATCTTAGCCGTTTAAGTGTAACGTTAAGCCTCACGTAATAAAAAACAAAAGCCTATGTTAAAGTCTACAACGTTAATCCTCATAGCAGCTGCACTTTACTGCTTAGTGTTCACCTCAGCACAGGCGTTTATAACAAGCCGTATGAGTGAACACGTAAACTCTGCAAAGACGTGTGAAAAGACACAGACACAACATGTAGAGTCAACGGAACGACAACTCCACCGTGCCGTCGATGATTACATCAAAACGAAAAATCCCAAAAGTCGAATATCGACACACGCACTCATAGATGCATGTCACCGTTACGACGTTTCTCTTGTTTTCGTTCTTGCACAGGCAACGATAGAGTCCAACATAGGACGAGACGGTCTTGCACGTCGGACTAACTCCGTATGGAACGTAGGATCGTTTGACGGTCATGGATATGTACAGATAGGCAAGATTTACAAATACCCGACAGTCAATCACTCCATAGAGCCATATCTCAAAACGCTGACTAAGTATTACCTAAATGACAAGACGGAAGAAGAGCTTTTACGAGATTTTTCACGACGGGACGGACGTAGATATGCAACCGACGTAGACTATGAGCGTAAACTACGAACGGTCATCGGTCAGATAGAACGCACAACGGACATCTCACGACTATACAACGTCTATCGAAACGACTTATTAAAAAGAAAACTCGGTAGGAATGACGACGTATTCACAGGTGTTAATCACCTACGCTAACATAATCAAGCTACACCCAAACATAAGTCTCGATAGGCTACGTGACCCACGTCGTCGTTTCGTTTTTTCCATAGACATAGCCGAAGGACTGGGTGATGACCATGACTATACGGTCTGTACAATCTTCGAGATCCTGCCAATGACTCCCGAAGAGATACAGCACTTAAAGGTTGTACAGGACGAATATTCGTTCTTTAAACTTGTACAGATAGGGCTGATACGTTCGAACGAGATAGAGTCTTCCGTTTTTGCACAGGTTGTGTATCACGTCTTAACGGAGATGTTTATCCCAGAAAACGTCCGTATAGTCATAGAGAACAATTACGACGGCAACTACTTCCGTAAAACGCTGACGACGATCTATGGTGAAGACAACAACGAACTCGACGAAGACGAGCTTTTCTGCCAGTTCCCTTACAACCTAAAAGACGATCAGTCCTATGTTACACGTACGGGACTGGTACAAACAGAAAAATCGAAAAAAGCAGGAACCAAGCTTCTGAAAGAGCAGCTATCACAGAATCAGATAGTCCTCTTGGAGTACATCACCTGTGAAGAGGCTATCTCGTTCGCAAGAAAGAAAAACAGAAACGGCGTATACTCAAACTACTCGGCAATGACGGGACACGACGACTGCATAATGACCTGTGTAAATGTCGCACACATAAGAACACTTCCCGAGTTTCAGGAGTTGGTCGATGGCGTTTCAGGCAGCTGTCCACCTGACTTTTGGAAGTTAGTCGCCGAAAAGCTTAATAAACAAGACTTCACACAGGAAGACTCGGGTGACATAACTGATCTGTTCGGAGCGTCGGACGACAAATAAACAAACTCATACCGACGATGAACGACGTTGAACTCGAAGTGCTATATGACTACCTACAACAGACAAATCGAAACATAGAGGCATCGAACTCATATTTGAGCGATGTTTCTGAATACACGTTTGATATTGCGTCTACGTCTGTTGATCTACGGGAGCTATCACGGTCGATAGAAGCCTCTGTGACGAAACTTGTAAAAACAAACGAGCTAAACGTTACCGATGCCTCATCTATCCGTACCAATATGGAGCAACGTGAGTCATTAAAGGTAGACCCCTCCGTCGTTCCCTCTATTCGTGACTACATCTCGGCGATACAGTCGATAACGCCAGTCTTTACAAGCAACTACAAGCGTCTTTTGAAGTCCTTTTCGGTTGTAGCAAACGCAATCACACGAAGCTTTTCTGGACAAGAGATCTCAAAAGCAGCCGACGTTTCACGTGGCGTTTCATCTTTTCTTCGAGACTATGCTACGGCTATTCAGCAGGCATCATCTAAGGCTATCGGTCGTCGTGAAATACGAAACCTACAACGCAACTTCGATCTTTTGAAGACGCTATCGTTAAGTGATGCACAAATGGAAACCGTTCGTAACATAGGCTCGGCACTGTCGCCATTTTCTAAGGGTCTGACCGAATACATGTCGGCAATAAAGGCTCTCGATAAGAGCTATACGAGGTTTACGCTTCAAAAGTTCGAGTACTTCTTAGGAAGCATACGAAAAACAACGAAAATACTCATCGACGCATTTAAGGGAGCAGACCTTGCAAGACTTGAAAAATCAATGAATGTTCTCGGGAGTATGGGACGCAACGTTTTGTCCTACATGCGTGCGTTAGCACTTGCAGGGGTAACGTCAGTTTTCATCGCACCTGGACTTACAGCCTTTAAACTTTCGCTTGCCATCTTACGACCACAGTTTGACTATCTCGCCAAAAAGGGACGAGACTTGGAACGTGGGTCTAAGGCACTTATCTTTATCGGACTTGGACTCTTGTCTATGACGGCAACTATGGTTGCTGCCTCCGTTGCAGTCCAAAAGATAGGCATAACAGACCTCGTTGTTGGGACTATGACCGTTGTCGGACTGTCTTATGCCGTCTCACGTTTCTTCGATATGATGGGAACGGGTAAAAACCGAAACTTCAAGGCAGGAATAGCAAACGTGGTGCTGATGAACTTCTCGCTTCTCACCACTACGGCTACCTTATGGCTCATATCTAAGATGCAACTTGATACGAAAGCCATCGGACTGGCACTGCTATCGGTAGGGGCTACCGCATTGCTCTACTATCAGATAGGCAAGAACTCTACGACCGTTTTACGAGGAACGCTTGCTGTCGGACTTATGGGAGCAAGCCTTCTGCTGCTATCAGTCCCCATAGCCATACTTGCAGCAACACTGAAAGGCTCTATTTCGACCGTCTTTAAAGTTCCGTTACTGCTGTCTACATTGCTCATCCCTTACGTTCTGGCAGGAAAAGGACTGATGACCGTCTTACAGGGATCACTTGCTTATGCAGCTATCGGTCTGTCGCTTATGCTCATCGCTCCACCCCTGGCACTTCTTACTAAGACCTTTTCGAAGATAGGCTGGGGTGCTCTGTTTAAGGTCCCAGCAGCGATAACAGCACTTGGGCTTGTCTATGCAGGTGCAGGACTTCTTGCCGTTCCTATTCTTGCTGGCTCCGTAGCTCTCGGTGCTATGGGACTGTCACTGTACTCAATAGCGACAGCTATGGCACTGATCTCTAAGTCAGAGTTTTCAAAGTCTAAGGTAGACGCATTCGCCGACAGTTTACAGTCGGTCGTAGCGGGGATGTCTACGGCGTTTAAGTCTCTGTCTGTGGTTTCAGCAGCTAAGATGATCCTTACGGGTAACCGCATAGCCAAACTCGTTGAGCGTTTTTCCGTTGCACTTTTGCGGTGGCAGAGCGTTACGGGTTCGTGGTCAAAAAACGACACAGAGTTACTTTCGTCAACTATCACGAGCGTTCAGGCAGCTATGGTTCTCGGTGTTTCCCCCGACTACATCTCCAAAACGTACGGTGTAACGGTTACACAGAAGGAGATTAAACGTGGAATCTCGTCCACGATGAAACTCGGTAAAAACTTACGACAACTTGCCGATGGTATAGTAGCCTGGAAGAGCATCTCGCTTTCACAAGAAGAGGCGAAAGAGATAACACGAAACATAACGACCGTCCTGTCCGTTCTACCAGCTACGGTTGCCAAAGTCGGACGGTTTTATGACCGTAAAAACTCCGACGAACAGGCACAGCTTGCCTATGAAAGCGGACAGACATACACACGTAAACAACTCCGTCTCGGACTTCGATACACGTCTAAGATAGGAACATCACTCAAACGTCTTGCCGACGGCGTGCGTGAGTGGAAGCAGTTAAAACTCACGGAAGAAGAAACACAAACGATAGATACGAACATACAGACGATACTGACGATAATCCCAGGTCTAATAGCCAAGATTGGTGACGACGATCAGACCGCTACACGTTCGGGTCTTTTCGGCTTATGGACTAAAACGGACACGGAAAGAGGAATCAAGTACGTCAGAGGCATAGGTGATGGACTGAAAGATCTCGGTGAAGCCGTTCGGATATGGAAGTCAATAAAGCTTACAACGGCAGAAACGACAGCTATATCGTCGAACATCTCACGCTTCCTCGACATAATCCCGTCAACGATAGCCAAGATAGGTGATGACGACCAAACTGCTACACGTTCGGGTCTCTTCGGTCTATGGACTAAGACTGATACAGAGCGTGGACTGAAGTATGTCAAGGGTCTCGGAACACCACTGAAGGACTTGTCCGAGTCTGTCCTGAACTGGAAGAATGCTAAAATCTCGAAAGAGGACATGACGCTTATCACCAACAACGTCAAAGACGTAATCACCGCACTTCCAGGCACCTTTGCTGAAATCGGACGTTCGAAAGATACGGATAAAGGCTTCTGGGGTCTGTTTAAATCGGACGCAGAAAAAGGCGTACGGATAATCCAAAAACTCACGTCGCCGTTGGCTCAAATGTCGGACATAATGACCAAGTTCAATGCCATACAGGATCCTGCCGACCGTGCACGACAGATAGGCGAAGGAATTAAGGTTCTCTTACAAAAAGTCGTTGACGGTTTCTTAGGACTTGATTCCACTAAGGTAGAGACCTTTTCGAAGTTCATCGATCCCTTCCGTCAGTTTACAGAGATCTACCTCAAGTTTGCCAAAGAACTCAAAAACGACATGGGCAACTTTGATGGACTGGCTAAGGTCATCGAAGCATCGAACGACTTCTATGAGCGTCATTCGGCTACACGTTCGATAGCAAACTCGGCATATGCATTCGAAATCCCACAAAGCACGGCACAGAGCGGTCAAACAAAGACCACGTCGGCACAGGACTCCTCTATGCCAGCTCTTATTAAACGCTTCGAGGAGATTATGCAGATCGTTGTTAATCAAAACAATCAGCTATCGGCACAGCTTTCAACACTTACATCACGTGTTGAAGACATTCCAAACTCAACGATAAAGGTTCGGATGTCATAACGAACAGCCCACGTCGTTGCAACGTTGATATTTTCCTTGTTTTTGAGACTATTCAGACGTATTCAACTTCCACTTTAATGTTTCGAGTACAACGTTGAGGCTCTTTTTTGCTTGACTTTTGTGTTTCACGTTTTCGTCTATAAAAAACAAAAAACGACAATGATAGAAAACAACGAAAGCATAGAGCCGTTTGTTGATGACGATGAGCTGTCGGCTGTAATGGACGAAATCAAGACTCAAGGACAGCAGCAAACGCTTGCTAACATCACAGACATAGACGACGACGATCGATTTATGGACGAGTTCCTTAAGATTGATCATAACGGCACGGTGAAGGGTCAACAGCAACAGACAACGCCGATAATCCCTATACGGCAGTCTGTTACACCGCAGCAGACAGCAACACAACATAACACGCCATCTGCTGAAAGTACGATAATAGACCTGCTCAAACGCTCTCGAAAGAAGACGTGGACGAGGACTATCCCGATAGAGATCCCCATAGCACAGACCGTTTCGTTCATTCGTGAGAACTTCCCTAATGATGTATCGGATGATCGCCTCATCCAGCTTGTCTATGAGACTATCTCAAAAGACAGTCTACGAGACGAGATACTTCGTGTATTGAAAGCAGCTTACAACGGCAATAACAAAAACGAGAAGAATGCAGACAGCAACAACAACAACGAAACCGCAGCAGATTAATGCCCGATATGCGTTACTTATCGGCGACTTACACTTCGGACGACGATCGAACGACCAACAGGAGTTGGACATATCGGAGGAATACTTCCACCGCTTCGTTTTCCCCGAGCTTGAAAAGCTAAACGAGCAGTATGGACAGGAGAACGTCGTAGTCATACAGTTAGGTGACGTTTATGATAACCGATCGGTAATCAACGTTGAGGTACAAAACAGAGTCCTCGACATCTTTGCCCGTCTATCCCAGACGAATGAAACGATAATCCTTGTAGGAAACCACGACAAGTTTAACGAAACAAACGCTACAACAAAAGCCCTGTCGTTCATTCCAAACGTCATTACCGTAGACAATCCTATGACGCTACACTCTCATGACAAAACGCTCACGTTTCTTCCTGCTATCGAAAAACGTGACAGACTGCAAGAGCTAATAACAGGACTCGAACCGTCCGATTATCTCTTCGGACACGACGACATAGCAGGATTTGCACACGAGGGTGTTCCCGTTTCAGAAGATAAAGCCGTATCGGTTTCTCTTTTTGAAAAGTTCGGACGTTGCTTTTTTGGACATATTCATAAGTTCCAGTCTCGACACAACGTCGTCTACGTTGGTTCAGCATATCAGACAAGAATAAACGAAGCACGGAACGACTACCCACGACTTACAGTCCTTGACTTACAGTCTGGGTCCGTACAGTTTATAGAGAACACCGTAACGCCGAGATACTACAAGGTTCTGTTGGACGACGTTTTAGAGGCTACACTCGAAGACATACAGCAGAAATACATGGGTCAACGGCTCATTGTCTACTGTCGTCCCTCTGATTTTGTCCGATATCAGCTATACAAGATAACGGAGCTTTTGTCTACCGTCGTCTACTCTGTCGTCTATAAACAGCTAAACGAAAAAGAGACAAACACGGACGACGGTGTGGCAATAACCGAAGCCGTCCAAAGATCGCTTGAAGAGGATCTCACAGACTACATCGACTCACTCGACTCCGAAGTCGTATCCAAAACCCTCGTTTCGTTTACTCCTCCACTTAAGGAGCGTTTAAAGAAGACACTTAAACGTCTCTACACGGAGGCTACGGAGAAAACGAAAGAGGTGGAAATCTGATAAAAACAAAACCTTAAAAACACAAGAACGTGAAACAAAACATACAAAACCTTATAGAACTAACAAGAGCAATCGCTCTGAAAAACAAAGACGAGCAGGAGGTAACGAACCCGCTTGACCGTCGTTACTTTGACGAGTATTATCGTCGTTATATTGCTAAGTGTGACATAGCACTCGCCGACTATAAACAGCTCGGACGTGCTGCTTATGAGCACGAACTAAACACGGAAATAGACGAGCTTATTGAACGCCGTGCCAAGATACTCGAAAACTCGGACATAAACTCCGTACTCGAGCGTGCCAAACTTAACGCCGAGATTGCGTTCCTGTCCGAATATAAGTACATGATCGAAAACCAACGTAAGTAAGAGGGTGCTTTTTTCTAAAACCTCTCTAAACGATTACTAATAAAAAACAAAAAATAACGCACAATGGAAAAAGAAAAAAGGAGCAGCGATACACGGTTTAATTACTTCTTTGCTAAGGGTAAGGTGAACTACCTCTTTGACATTTCGGCGGGAAGTTCTGGTAAGGGTCTGCTTTCGGCGAACCTCATCAAACACTCGGACGCCTGCCGATTTGTCATAACGTCAAACGCACCGAACGCATCACACTACGTCGAGGAACGACAAAAAGACGGAACGATAAAGACCATCCTTTTCAAGTGTCTACCGTCGGCTGCATTCTATCACGAAAAGCTTGAGGCTATCTATATCTCACAAGGGTCTGTCATAGACATAGAGCAGCTCTTTCACGAGTTAGAGCTTACGGGATGTCCACCCGAAAAGATTCGGATACACTACAAGACAGGCGTTGTTTCACAGATAGACGCTGATTTCGAGGCAGGACTTTGTGACTTCGACGGTAACTACTACGAAGAACGTCGTTCGGGAACACTCAAGGGTGGAACGACAGCGTCGGGCTCTGGTGCCGTTCGTGCTAAGAAGTGCTTACGTAAACCAGACCAGAGGCTTTATGCTTATGAATATGACGAACTGAAGCCATTCCTCTGTGATACCGAACGTGAGATAATGCAACGGCTAAGAATAGGACAGGCAGGACTACATGAAATAGCACAAGGCTTTGCACTGTCATATGGACTGTCCTATAACAAGAGGAACTCTACGGCACGAAACTGTACCATAGCAGCTGCACTTGATGACTCACTTCTACCACCGTCCGTTGTAGGTAATGTGATGGGTAACGCACGAACGTTCCCGATAAAGATTCATAACTACAAATACGAACTCATACCCGACGTGCAATTTGCCTACTTCTCAAAGCTTGATGGCATTAATCCCGACGGTCTCGAAAAGGCTTATGACACACGTCTGTTTGAGTTTGTAAACAGAGACGGTGACGTGTTGGTAATGACACGACGGAATGTCTTCTTGACAGGTTATGACATGAAGCGTTATCCTACACTGAAGTACAACAGAATCGAGTCATACTCGGGTGACTGGTACAGGTCTGGATGGGACTCACCAGAGCTTCAACGTGAGATCTCATGGGAGGACGTAGAGACTGCCTATGGTAAGACGATAGACGACAAGACGAAGTTTACAAGCCTTACGCTTTTACCTCGACGTGTTGCTACGTTTTCGTCAGCACTTCTTCGAGATGCGATAAACTACAACCGTCCGCCTGAACCGTACAAGTTCTACGTTGCCGTCAACTTCGTCAACTGGCTCGACTCCTCTATCGAGGGCTTTTCTTCTGACGACGTTATGACTGTTGACTCCATCCCGTCCGTAAGTGTCCGCAAGTGGCTAAAAGAGAACGTTACGTTTATGATTGACGATGATGACGTTCCTGCACAACTCGCACTGCTCGAAACCTCGAGATTTGTCGGCGACTTCATTCCTCTTCTCTAAGCACACACTAAAAGATGCAAAAAGGAGACCTCATACGAAAAATCGCCAAAGAGTTTCTTATCCCGAAGCGGATGGTAGAAATCGTCATCACGGCATATGAGCGTGAGCTGATTTCGGCTATCTCTTCGGGGGAAGAGGTCTCATTAAAAGGCTTTGGACGGTTTTCCATTAAGACCTATCCCCGACATAGAGCTTACTCGATTTCTAAAAAGACCCTTGTAGACGTTCCCGAACAACGTCGTCCCGTCTTTGAGTTTTCACGTGTCTTACGTGAGACGTTGCTTTCTGTTTTGAATAAATCAAAAGCGAAAGATGTCGAAAACACTCCTAAGGCTTAATCAAGAACACCTGCTTGAGTTTGATCATAAGGTCAAAACTCAAATAGCGGACAGCATGAATCACGTCGTTATTTCGAACGGCTATGATCTGTCGAGGACGTGTCTGTTTAAAACACCAGACACGACACAGACGGCGTTTATAGAAACCCCCGACGATTTTGTTCTTTTAAACGAAGACGGAACGAAGGATTATGTAACGTCATCGGAAAACTCGAACGGAGAGGTGCAATCTATCCCCGTTTCGTTTTCCCCTTCTACACAGCAGGGAACGAACACCGTCCGTGTTTACCTTTGTTGTGGCTATAACCACCTCGACTGTGATGGTTTCGCCGTTCGTCTCTATACGGAGACCACGGCGAAGAGGAGGATCTATCTTGGGAGCTATGCATACCTAAAAACGAAAACGACCGAAATAAAACGACTAAGCCGACCTATCAAACTTTCGGAGATCGTTTTCGATAGATATGTGGAGTTTGAAATCGCATCACTGGAATACATCAACGAGAAGTTACGAACAAGACGTAACGAGTTTGTAGACTTGATAGACGGTGAGCTGCCACAGAACAACCTGCTGACAGTAGAGTTTTCTTTGATAAACGGAGAGCGTCGTAATGGCTTTTTTCACTTCCCCATGCACGACACGACTCGGTCTTCTATCTCTGTCGTGGACAACTACAAAAACCTCGAGGCTTACTGTCGACAGATAGACGACAGGTTTGAATATCAGCTTCGATATAACGGACGACAGATAGAGGAGTTTGTCTATCAGCTAAACTCGATAGCAGGAAACGACTACTACATAGAACACAACGTTAAAATTTCGGAACGGCTTCCGTCTAACGTAGAGGTCATTACGGCAGAGTATACGCACTTTCAACGTCGAGATTTTCAACGTCTCTATAAGATAAGACCTGTTGTAGAAAACTACGACTCGGTGTTTGTTTCGCTTGACTATACCGTTCGTTTGATAAATGCAGCAAACGGACAGGGGATAGAACGGACAGGATCGGTTTCATCGCCGTCCATTTCCGTTTTTCGTCCGACAACGTTAAAACTTGACGTCCCTGGCTATCAACTTAAGGTTTACAACAAGGTCGTAGGTCAGGGTGCTCCTGCTAAGTTCATGACCGAACGTGTCATACAGAAGGTTGTACAGCCAGTCTACATTAGCACGGCATCATTCGTATCAAACGCTTACGTTTTCCCGACATCGCCGTCATTGGTTTCCATTCCAGTCTTAGACAGTAAAAACACGGCTCTCGTCCCTGTCCCAGGTACCGCATACTTGCTTGTTTGCTATGACACGGACGGAGGTGAGCTAATAAACGTTCCCAGAGATGAACGTCTTCGAGACGCATTTGCCTTTTGGATATCAGACGATTCTGCTCAACGTTTACGAAAAGCAAAAAACGGCGTTTTCTCAATATTGGCTAAGTCTGCTGAAAAGACCACGACCGTCATCTCTTACACATTCAAGGTTTAAACTCCATCTGAAGGATAAAAACAAAAACGCTTATAAATGGGAGGACGGTACAGTCAAGTGTTGCCTCCCTTGTTTTTTCTTTGATACCTCCCTTGTCTTTGAGTCTATTCAGACGTCTGTGTCCATCTTGACTTTTTGAGTGTAACGTTGAGCCTCTCTTTACGTTGCTGTCTGATCATAGTTGACCAATACTTCGTTCGTGATAAAAGTCTAAAAAACGAAGTTATGACAGTACAGTTATTAAGTCCTATTGAGAAGATGACTCCCTTCGAATTTGTCAGGGAGCTTTTCGTTTGTCAGATGTTATCAATGTATAAACAGCTCGATAAATCGATAAATGCCAGTGCTGGGGAACGTTATGCTAAGACGCTTTATGTTCTCGAACTTATGGCTTATGAAAACAAGTGTCGTAATGAAGCACCGTGTAATGCGGTTAGCGAGTGCTGCGACATAATCAACAGGCACGACTTCATACAGCGTTTTGCCCCAGCACTTATCAGACTTGTTGACCGTGTATGTCCCGATAGTGCTCACATATCTGACGAGGCGTTTAAGGTCATCTATAAACGTGTCAAGAGTGACCTTGAAGCCATTCCCGTTTATAGCATTTGAGTCTGAAATTTCAAAGAGAGGCTCAACGTTGCACTTGAAGCATTAAAGTGGAGGGTAACCTCGACTGAATAGTCTCAAGGACAAGGAAAATAGCAAAGAAAAAACAACGTGGGCATTCATCATAATCGATGAATGCCCACGCACTATTAATTATTAACGTTGCTTTTTAAACCACCACGAACGAGGATGCAGAAACCGAGCGGTTCTTTATGCTTATTCGTGATATGAACTTCTGTGCACAAGACGTAAACGTTACCACAACGTCTACGACGGCAGCACCAGCGTCGATGAACTCGTCGGGGTTGTTTGTACGGTCAAACACGAGTTCGTATGACTCGATTATCCGATACGTGTCACGAAGCGTGCTGTAATACTTACGTAAAACGGTCGACACCGTGCTACGCATTATGTCGTCGTTATAATCGAAAACGTAAGGCTCAAGCAGTGCTTCGGTTTCGTTTTGTATGTCTATGAGAGCATCACGAACGAAGATGTTGTTTAGTCCCGATACGAACTTGCTGTACGCCGTCTTGTTTCCGTAGATAGTCACCTGCCCAGACTTCAGGATCATCGGGTTGATGTGAGCCTCGATCAGTTTCCGATATTCGTCTTGTGAGAGCTGATAGTCAACACCGACCACGTTCCCCTGTTGCAGTTGACCACGTATCACACCAGCTACGGGTTTATAGGCATCAACCGTGCCGAACTTCCGCATCATAGTCGCTGCAACGAACGGTGCGGGAGGACAGGTCACCACTTGACCGTCGTTGTCTCGAACCTGTACAGAGGGGAAGAAGAAGCCTGCAAAGCTGGCTCCGTCTGCTTCACTTGGTAAGGTGTAGAGCCACTGCGGGTTTTCTGCTATATTACCACCACTGATTATGTAATCAACCGAAAGCTCTGGTAGCGGATTTTCTGCCGTAGGCGTTTGTGTAAACCTGGGGCTTACAGACTTGCGGAAGGCCTCTACCGTCGGTGCGTTCAGTATACCCAAGCACTTCTGTCGACGTGAGAGGAATCGTGTAAGGTAAGACTTGGCACTGTTCTCTACGAAACCCGCATAGGTGTCAACGAAGTAACGGAAGTTGACCATTTCGGGATCAAGCAGTGCACTTCCTACGCTTCCCTCTGTCATGAACTCCATAATGGAGCGATAACGGGCAAGCGTGCCATCGGGGAGCGAGTGCGGTCGGATGTTGAATCCGCCGAGACAGAAGACCTGTAAGTTTTCGGTCAACGTTTCAAATCGACGATAGACCTTCACGATCGTGTTGCCGTTTATGGTCTGGAAGTTGATCGTTCCGAGACATTCGACCATTAGTTTACCTACGCCGTACGTTTTGACGGCACTTATTCGAACGAGTGACGGTCTGCCGTCTGCGTCTGTTCCTACTATGTAGTTTCCAACACGAACGTTTGCTCCGTTTACGTCCTTTATTACGAACGACGTTGTTCCCGTTTTTTCTTCTACGGGAACGTTGACCGAGATGAGATTTTTAATAAACGCCGTTTTATCCATTCCTACGTCATTGCCTTCAAGGTCTAACGTTGCTGTTATAGCGTTTGAAGCGAAGGCAGGGTCAAGCTGTATCAGCGTTTCGTCTTTATAGCCCTCTATAACAAGTCTTGTCATCAGATCGGTCGTTGCAGACTGTGTAATCTTTACGTAAGTCTTAACAACGTTTCCACCATTCTTGTAGCGAACCTCAAGACCATCATAGACAAGACCGTTCTTATAGTCTTCATAGAAGGGTGATGCAACACCAGCCTCTACCCGTCCGCCATTATCACCAAAGGTGTCGTCAAGTGTGAATCCCGACGAACCGCTGGGCTTTACGAACGCATTGGTGTCACCGTCAAGTTTTTCAAACTGCTTATAGTCGTTCGTAAGCCAAAGTATGACCTTGTTACCTGCCTTGATGACGTTTTCTACACGCAGTTTAACGCTACCGTTTGGTGATGGATAAGCAGCGTCAAACTCTGTGCCACCGTTCGACGAATTCTTATTACTAAGCTTAAGCATGCCGTCACAATACACTCCTACCTTAACCTTGTCACGAATCGTGGTGACTTGTGGGTGATTCTCGTCAAAAGTCATTATTATCCTTTTGGCTTTGTATTCTACCGTTACCCCTGGACTGTTCATTTCAGGAACCTGTACGCTCGACGCTATGGATGTTGGCGGGCGTTTAACGCTATAAACCTTTTGTCGTACCAGTTCCGAGTTATATGATAGAAGATTCACCTGTCTTACACCGTTTTGCCCTAAGAGACGATGACCGACTAAGTCCAGATAAGCCTCTTGATCTCCGCTTTCATAACGGTCTAACTGTGCTTCGTCAACAGCAGCTATCACGCCATATGACAGAACGTTGTTGTTTATCAACGAGTCGATAGAAAGTGGTGAGCCGTCGGAGTCGATCAGGTTCGGAATTATCGAACCCGTAACAGAGAACTTCACCGCAACCTCTGGGTCCGAAAGGAAGCGTTCGTACATATCAGACTTCAGCCCATCTTTCGTGAAGTACTTCGAGAACGTTGTGTCATTCGACAGCGTTGCATATTTCGACTGCGAATAGTCACCAACAACAGCGGTAACGGTAATGAACGAGTCCGATATGAGATCGTCGGGTTTGAGGAATGCAGGAACGGTGAGTCCCTGTGTTGAGTACCAGTCACGAACGGTGATGTCGTAACGCTTCGTGTTGCCCGCTTTGGTTATTATGAAGCTTAACGGTGTGCTTCCGATATTAACCAACGAAAAAAGCTCCTTGTCGGTCGACTGACGTGTTGCCAGAAGATACTCCTTTTTAGGAATGTAGAAACGTTCCTTCTGGAAGTAAGAAGCGAAAAGCTTACTGCGTTTGTCGCAGTTGGGCTTCAGTGTGTCTACGGAGAACGTTTGATATTCTGCCGTGTCTGCCTCTGCCGTTGGGTTTCCGTTGTGTGTTGTGTTGTTTAGTGGTACGACGTTCATCGCCAATATCGGCGACGATTGCAGTGCCACCTCTGCCGAGCGGTGAAAGAAACTGCCACGACGTTCGAGCGTTTTGTCTATCGTTCCAAAGAGGGAGCGGAAGGTTTTCAGGTCTCCTTTTTCGATATAGAATGGACGGTTAACCTGTCCGACTTTCGAACTTCCGACGATAAGCTGAACCTGTGTGCCGTTAGCTGGCTGTGATGTCACGCTTTCGTCAGATATGACCGTGTAAACGCCTGCACCGATGTACTTGTAACGTAGATCTGATAGTGAGATTTTTACCTTTGCCATTTTTTCGTGAATTTAAATTTAAATTTCGATTTTTGTTTATCTAACTACGAAAATGACAAAATGAAAAGTGGAGACCGCTGAACTATTGTTCTAATGGTCTCCACCCCTTATTAATAACTTAAATCATGAATTCATTGCTGTTCTTTGACGAGGAGTTTACCCTCAAGTTTCGTTCCACCACAGACCTTTGCATTTCCATAGACCGTAACGTAGCCATAAACTTCGGCGTTTCCGTATATCTGAGCATTGTCGAGTATGTCGGCATTTCTACCAGCCCGTGCATTATCATAGACCTGTGCGTTTCCGTAGACACGAGCAGCCTCACAAACATGTGCGTTTCCATAAACCTGTGCATCATCATTAACGCAAGAGTCACCATAAACTTCAGCGTCCCCGTATATCTGTGCGTTACCATAAACACGAGCATCGCCGAAGACACGGGCATCGCCATAAACGTGTGCGTTCTCCGAAACGACAGCACCCTCATAGACGCATGCCCCACGACCGACCCATGCGTCACCGATGAGGTTATAAGGCTTTTCTACGAAGCCTCCCAAGTCGCCTGCTTTTACGTTATGCTGTGGTAGGTCAACCAGTGCTTTTATTCTGTGTAGAGTGCGACCGCTAACTGTAACGGTTTCGTCCGTAAATTCAAAGTTTCGTTCCATTATCGTTGTTTTTTGTTTTTTATCTTTTAAACGTTCGTTCCGTAAGCACAGAAGTAGACAAAGACTCCACCGCTGGTTTTATCATAAACCGTACGGTTCGTCCATGACCCCTGTTTGAAGTCATCTTCTATCTGTGAAACTATTGCATAGGACAGGACATAGGAGTTACGCATAGTAAGTGCAGGTATGCTGTTGTTTGTATCACCTGTCATTGCTATCCGTGCTTGATAGTCTTTAACGTTTCGTTGTAAGACCTCATAGACCCGTGAGTAAAGCTCTTCTTCGTCCATCTTTGTCGTTTTTTGTTTTTTATGGTGTGACGATATGACTATCGTTTAATAATAATGACTAACGAGAGAGCCACAACGTTACACTTAAAACATCAAAGTGGAGGGTGACCTCGACTGAATAGTCTCAAAAGCAACGTTGATATCAACGTTACAACAACGTGATATAACGAAAGGAGGAGATGATCTCAACAAAAAGATCATCTCCTCCTAATGTCTAATAAGACCTAAAAGGTTCGTAGATTTACTGCGGTTTTCCCATGAAGAACAAGCATTCTTCACCGTCTATGGTAGCATATAAGGCTTCGGGCATTTCTTCGCCACACCTGTCCATGAAGCTTTCGGACTCGCCGTATTTTTCATATTCCATCATCTCACGACTGTTGTAGTAGTTCGATTCGGGTTCGTAAGAGCCGTGTTCGATACACGAGAAGAGCAGCGACGGTATGTAGCAGTCGTCTTCATCCTCGCCAGTTACCCTACCTACTTGCCATGCCAGTCCGTCAAAGCCCATATCTCCGCTTCGAACGATGTCCCAAACGCCCTGTGGCTGCCTCGATGGGTTCAGTTGTAGCCACTTGTCCAAGACTTGATTCAGCATCTCGTTTCCTTTTTGGTAGTCGTGCCAATAGAACTCACGCCAGTTGAAGTTGCCGTTTTCGTCGACATAGTCTGGATATTGATCGTTGAAGAAGTTGTCAACTTCGGGAACGTTGTTCCACTCAATCCCTGGGACCAGGTTTTCGTTTACACGTCTGAAACCTTTGTTACGAGGAGACAGTCGGCTTTCGTTCATCCTACGTCCCATAACACTCGAGCGTCTATTCAGAGACGCTACCCTGTTCTCGTATATTCTGGTCGCTTTTGATTTTTTCATCTTTGTGTTTTAAATTTAGGTTTTTGTTTTTATCTGTCTGAATAAAAACAAAAAGAGATGATCAGTCAACCCATCTACGACAACTTCCTCATAAGACTTGATCGTGAGTTTCTTCTTCCAGAAATTCAGGCAACGTTCGGCGAATATTACCACCGATTTTTCGACTTTCAGTATGCATCTTTGGTAGACTACGTAAACTCTACGATACTGAACTTTACGATACCTGGGATGAAAACACAGGTACAAACACAAACGAACAACGGTGAACGAGGACGGGAAACGGGGACAAAACGGTCATATGCGGGAGGTCTCAACGTAAGATCATCGGTCGATAAGCGGATAACGATAGAGTTTAAAGTCCAGAACAACTTCTTCACCTATCAACTTCTACGTCGTCAACTGGAGTATTTCGTCAACAGAAAAAATAACAGCCCTAAGTTTTTCCTACCGCCCATATACACGGCGTTGATAGATGACTATGGACAGATGATCTATGAGCAGATAATGCACGACGTTGTTATGACCTCCATCGGTGACATAACTATGAAAAAGAATGACGTTGCCGTGCAATATAAGTCCTTTCAGTGTGACTTTTATTACAATCGTGTCGAAGAGATAGACTGCTTCTCCAAAGACTTCATTGGAATAGACGGCATAAACAAGGTACAACAACAGACAAATCTACAAAAAACGAGCTATAAGGCTTAACCTCAAAAAACAGAACAAATGCGGTGGGGTGATGCTTTTTAACGAGCATCACCCCACCGCTCCGTTTGTTGTTGTTCTTTTTCATATGTTTTAGTAGACCACGCCACCCGCTACGGCAACGTTTGTCTTTGTCGTTCCCATCTGTTCTATCTTTTCTTCCGAAAGCACGCCCTCGTTGTATTCGGTAGCTACCCTGTCCTGTTCGATATTGAGGAACTTCTGTACCACGCCCTTTGGGATTGAGTACGTCCGTCCTTGACCATATGCGAGTATTGACTGAATGTCGCCCGAGTCCATAGGTCTTGCTTTTTTAAGTTTGACGGTTAGCGTCCACTTGTCTGGAAAGTCATCGAACGAAAGATCATCACCAGGCGTTATCGTGAAGCTTTCAAGGATTAAGTTGCCTATGGTAAAGATCGGGTTGTAAGGATTGCCTATGACCAGGTGATACTCACCAACGGGCACACCCGAGATTATTGAGTGCATAATTACGGGGTTAGGACGTGATGCTCTCGTGTTTACGTTCATCACGTTTTTTAGCTGCTGTCCACCACCCGACATAAGCTGCGATAGGACAGCCGAAAAATTACCCGACATAAGTCCCGTAAAAAGACGCTCGAATCCACCAGCGACGGCAGAGAATGTTCTACCGATTCCGTCTTTGAGTGACTTTACAAAACCCGCATAGTTGCCCGAATAGAAGTCGGACATGTTACCAATGAAGCCAAACTGCTCCTGTGCGACTGGTGTGAAGCGGTTAGCACCACCCCAGAACTTAGCGTGGTAATAGGTCAACGCCAACAGGTTACTCAACAGGTCTATCATAGCCAACTTTGGTGAGATGTTGTTGTATGACCTTAGGATGTAGTCAAACTTCAACGTTAGCGAAAGCGGAGCACCTATACCCGTGTCACGTGTCTGTGTCGACGTGATGACGTTTATCGGACCCAGCGTTTTGTGAATGTAGGAAAAGTCGGTCGATGCCTTATAAGCGGTTACAGCGTCACGAGACGCACCCGAAAGGTCTGAATTTGCGTTTGTGCCTATGTACGTCATAGCCTTTGCCGTTGTCATCATTCCTCGTTGTGCATAATCACCGAGACGTAAACGTCCGAATCTGGGAAGCATAGAGCCTACGGCTTGTGATTGCGTTTGTGCCGATGGCATCGACTGTGATGCCGTATCCCAAATCTGTGCCTTGACCTCTTTCCATCCGATATTACCAGTTATTGCCATAAGTGTTGATAGTTGGTTTCCCGTTCCGTCACCGAAGTACGTTATTGCCTGTGCTATTGGTGCTATGTTCGTTTCACCCGTTTTGGCTGCAAACTGTAAGTTGTCATAGACGGGGAAACCAAAACGTCGAAGGGTGATGAGACGGTTAAGAGGAATCTTACCATAGAACTTAGCCCATAGGAAGTCGTTAGCATAATACGGCGTTTGTGGCGTTTTGTCTGGTGTAAAGTCCGATATTAACTGACTCACGGTGAGCTTTTTCTGGTCTATCTCATGTCGGAAAACGCCCGTTTCGCCCGCACGGTCATAGAAGTCGCCGACGGTGTTACATAGCGGATGCATGAACAGTGCATAGCTGTTAAACAGCGACGGTGTTCCCTTACCACTATAAGACGCAAGTGATTCCTCTGGTTGATAGACCTCCTGATAGACACGTTGACCGTTGCCTGCGACTATCTGACGTGTCGGTGCGTTTATCTCTTCCGTTTTTTCTCGTCCGAGACCATAGTGAACGCCAGAGTCCACAGTCCATCGAGTGTTCTTCGTGGACTGTGGACTCTTTGTTTTTCGTCTGTTTGAGGATTTTATCTGTACTGTTGCCACCGCTATCCTTCTTTTTTTCTATTTAGCTTTTCGTCGATTATCCTACGATAGTCTTCGGGGGCAAGCGTGTAGAAGAGCTTAGGCGGTGTTCCCTGAAATCGCTCAATCAAGAAGAGGAAAAAGTCGTAAAGCAGATGGTGCTCATAGTGACGAAAGACGTAGTCGACGATAGCTGTGACGGCTTGTGATGGTAGACGACGATAGGCTAAGACGGATGCGTCTACCAGTGGCAGAATTTCGTACCTGTTCCCATATCTTACGAGGTAGCCTTCGGACAGACATGCTTCCAGAGTCCAACGTTCTCCTTCATGGATAACGTCTCGTCCAGGTTTAATCTCGTCGGTGACCTCACACGTGTACTCATCAAGTCCGAGAACGTGCAGTGTGTGTATAAGCTCGTCGTTGAAATATGCACGTTCGAACTCGTCGGAGTAGACCGAGTGCATGTCGTCTACGGGTTGAAACTCCGATACGACGTTAAAGGTGAAGGTAGACTGAAGCTCACCGTAAACATCGCAGTCCGCCGTGTCTTGCTCTACTGCGTCCACCTCTGAATCCCGAAATGCGTCAACGTAACCGTCTGCTATTTCCTCTTGTTCCATCCGTTATGCTTCTGTGTTTAGAACCGTTAGATATTGCAGCTTAGACTCCGTATCGGATAGTAAAACGCAATACTGCTGTCTGGCTGTTTTGTAGATTACTACCTCGTGTGAGCAACGACCCGTGATGTACTCATAGATCTTATCAAAGCCCGTAAACGTAGGCAGCGTTTCGTCACCGTTTACTTCAACGCCGTCTTTTATCGTAAACGACCATTCGTTAGAGCCGAACGACGAGTAAACTATCGCTCCCTGTACGACCGAGATGTTGAACTTTGTAAACTCCTTTTCTTGACTTACATCATCGCCGTCTTCACGGTAGATCTTCAAGAATCGACGCAGGTTTGACATGTCTATATCTTGAAGCGTGAACTTTGCTATCCAGTTGTCTCCATATTGCGTGATGGCGTTCCAGGTAGACAACGGCAGATAGGTCATGAACGAGGGTTCACCGAGAGGAATGAGACTCTTGAGCTTACCAGACAGAATCTCACAGCGAGATGCAGTCCAGACCGTGTCGTTTTCGTTTTTGTAGAGGCTTATCGTTAACGTAAAGTCTTCGTAGTCGTTTGATACATACGTCATCAGAAGATCCTGCAAACGCTTAACGTTTACGAGAGGAATCCTTAGCGGTAGGTCAACCGCTGTGTCTGAAATCGTCGAAAGGTCTTCTTCGACATACTTGACGTAGGTTCTTTTGTCGTTGTGTGGCATTGCGTAGCACTTGCCTTGTGCTATCTCTATAAATGCTGGCAAACGTCGGAGCGTTATGGCTTTAACGAACTCCATAAACGGCTTAGTTTTAACTTGCAGCTTTACCTGCGGTGTTTCGCTTTTGATGTAGTCTTCCATCGCTTTTTTAGTTTTTATGTGTGATTATTAAATTCTTAGGTCATTGTCTTTGACTATTTCACGGACTATCTCTGCTTCACGCTCTTTGTCTTTGAAGACGTTGAGATCCCTACGTCCGTTTGGATATCTTGATTTAAGTTTCGCTACGTTTGCACGGATTATCTCCTCCAGTGACGTTCCGATTATGGACATAATCCCGAAGAAGTAGAACAGCTCATCAGATAGCTCGTCCACGAGTTCGTATTTTTGATACTTACGTCCGAAGTAGACGTACTTTTGAAGAAGAGACAGGACTTCGGAGGACTCTACGGAGTTCCCGACACACATGTTAAGTAAGTCAAGTATCGGACGGTCGCCCGAGCGGTTGTTTTTAATCTCTGATGAGACGTAGTTGAAGTACTCGTCTATGTAGTCATAAGACTTAATCTCAAAGCCCAGCCGATAGGTGTCTACATGCTCCGTTTGCTCAAACTGAAAGAAAAGAAAACGACGAACACGTCGACGGTAGACGTAAACCGTGTCCTGTTCTATGTTTACTGTTACACCATTACGACTTAATATTTCAAGTAACTCCCGTGTGTTGTTTATTGTCTTCATTCTTCTTTCGTTTTTTCTGTTGTGATTTGTGAAAAGTTGCCTACGACACTGACCTCAAGCTTTTTATCAAAAAGAGCATTTGAAAGCGGTGAGTGATTGACTAAAAAGACGTTTAGCTCAAGCCTTTCTACAAGCTCACGTCTTGCCGTTTCGAGTATTGTAGGCAGAACCGTCGTATGAAGCGACGAGAAAACCTCGTCAAGAAAGATTACGTTCAGGTCTCCACAGCGATTTTTGAGGAATCGGATAATGACGACGATGATAGCAAAGTCGATCATCTTAGACTGCCCGAGAGAGATCGTCTTCGCCGAAACCTCCTGCCCGAACCGATAGATTACTGGATGGAACTCGTCGTCAAACCTTACGACGAGATTTAAGTCAAACGCCTGCAGTATTTCAGCCAGCTCTGCGTTCATCACTGGCGTTTGTCGTTTGATTATGAATGACTTCAAGCCCGAGTCCGACAGGATGTAGTCGACTATGCCCAGGTAGTTCATTACAGACGCCTGTTGTGCAATAATGCCCTGCTTTTCTGTGAGCGTCTGGCGGAGGCGGTCTATCCTTTCCGCCGTTCGTGCCATTATATCTTGTCGTAACTTTTCTATCGCAGTCAGCTCCAACAAGACAGATTGTAACTCTTCTGTGGTGTTCTTCTGTGTGAGTTCCAGTTGCAGTCTATATTCGTCGAGACGTAAAACCGTTTGTCGTAATTCTTCACGAGTCACGGTCGGCGTGTCTGTTATTTCTGGAAGCTGTTTTAGTTCCGTTTCGTATGCGAGTTTTTGTGCCTGTAACTCAACCAATGTAGAGCGTAAGGCATCGACACGACGTTGCAGTGTTGTGGTCTCATTCTGAATAGTTGAAATTTCTGCGTTTGTTTTTTCGAGAGAAACCTCTTCGATGACCTCGTCTACCGTCTCGTCTTCGGCGACTTCACCTATCGAGTGATATTCCGACAGGTAGGAGTCTTTCAGTGCCTCCTGTTGCATAAGTCGTGTTAATATGTCCTGCCCATCTGCACGTAGTTTTGAGTGTTGTTCAGCGTCGTATGGCAAAAGCTCTTCGTATAGTGCATCAAAGTCTACCGCCGTCTGTGGAAGCTCTGTACCGAACGTTTGGTTAAACGTCGTAAAGTCCTGCCGTTTTTCTATTGTGACAGACTGGAGCCTGTCACGAAGCGTTTGCTGCTCGGACTGTACCGACTGAATATCGGAGGACAGAGCGGTCATAGTTTCCGTCATCGCATCTAAGTCCTGTTGTGACTGGCTTATCTTTGCGTCAAGCTCTAAAAGATCACTGTCATATGTCGGCGAGTGGAAGTCATGAGCACAGGTTGGACATTGTCCCAGTCGCAACAGTTCGAGACGTTTTGTATCTTCTTGCAGGCGAGACGTAACGTCTTGTTTTTTCTGTTGTAACTCTGCCTGTTTAGACACGAGAGCATTTAGCTTGTCCGTAAGGCTGTTTATACCGTCTGTTATCTCTGCTTCCGCTTTTTCTGCTGCAACGTAAACGCCATAAGACGAACGTGCCGACGCAATGGTCTCGTTTCGTTTCGTCTTTTCGTTATTCTGCTCGAAGACGTAGTCCATAGCCATAGCCTCCGTTAGCTTTTCGTCTTTTTCTTTCGAGAGGTCTTCTATGGCATCGTAAGCGTCCTTTATCTTTTGTGCTAACGACTGACGACGTTTTAACTTTTCCTGTCGGTAAGCTACATCCTTAAGACCCTGTAAGACCGCTATTCTTGCCGTTTTGCCGTCATAGGTCTTCTGCAACTCTGAAATAGAGCGACTGATGTCCTCTATTTCAGACAGAGTCTCTGTCAGACCCTTTCGTTTTTCTATTGCAAGGAAGACACGGTCTAACTCTTTCGCATTGCTCCTTTCCGTATCAACCTGTGCTATTTCGTCTCGTGTTTTTTCAAGCTTTTCTTGCAGACTCTGTCGTTTCACGTTTAACTCTTCCCGACGTGTGTTCGCTTCACTCTCTGACGTTTTTTGACGTTCTAACTCGTCGAGTTCGTGTTGCAGATTGCGTTCGATGAACTCACGTTCTAACTCTGCCTTTTCTTTTTCTTTCTCGTAAGTCTTCTGTGCCTCTTTGTTCGCTTCACGACAGTCGTTTAAAACATGGAAACCAAAGACACGGTCACGTATGGCACGTGTGTCTTTTGGTGTCATAGACAAGAATGACTTGAAGTCATTCATCGATAGCGAGACTATGTTGGCAAAAAGCGAATAAGGCAAGTCTAAGACTTGACTGCGAACGTAAGCCTTTGTTTCGGGTATCTTACCCGTGTCGAGTTGAACGCCGTCACGGATAACACGGATCTCTTTCAGTGACGTTTTCGTATAGAAGGACTCCAGTGTCCAGTCATGTCCACGTGAGAAGAAGTCTACGGCGAGGTAGCCGTTGCCGTTTATCTGGTTCGACACGTCGCTTACGTTCAGTGGAACCTGGTCGAAGTAAAGCGACAGCTTCAGGCAGTTAATTATTGACGTTTTCCCTGCCCCGTTTTTTCCCACGAGAAGATTGAGCGATCGTTCATCCGTGAAGTCTATCGTTTGCGTTTGGTTTCCGAACGCAAAGACGTTCTGTAATTTAAGACGTTTTAGTTTCATTTTTTCTCTTCGTAATTGTCTCGAAGACCAAACCTCGTCCGTTCTTCTTCCGTTTGATATGCAACGTTGTCGTCGTAATAGATGCAGTCTATGCAGTGCTGTAAGCCCTGTGTTCTGAAACGGCAAGTTTTACAACGACGGCATTCAAAGTCGGCAGAAACGGACGTAAGTGATCCCCAAAGCATGTGTGTTATTCTGTATTGTGTTTAAATTGCTGACGGTGTGTAGAAGTTCATCAGACGGTAGCGTATGTAGGCGTGCCATGCCTCTGTTTCTTTTTGCATAGTCGGCAGACCGTCCAATGCCTTCTGTCTTTTTATTATCGACAAAAGAAAGGCAAAAAGTAACGGTCGGTCTGTGTAACGTTTTAAAAGCTCCGTGTTTATCGTGTCACGAAACGGCTCTAAGCACTCCCATAGACGCTCTTCGGTAAAGTTGATATTCATACCGCACTTTTCCGTCAGGAAGCGGACGTAGTGGACAGTCCTGCGGTCTACCTGTCTATATCGAAAGTAAAGTGCCGTATACTCGTCGTGTAAGACCTGGTAAGCACGACGAATGAGCTGTGTATAAACGAGACGATAGAGGTCATTTACGACCACCTTGTTTCTGTCTTCTTTTTCTAAAAGCTCTATCGTTTCCGTTTTGTTAAGGCTGTCATCGAGTACGTCTATCTTGTACGTATGTTGATAAACGTCGTCGGGAAGCACTCGTTTTAGATCATCCACTGCCGTTTCTATGGACTCTGTGGGAATGTACTCATCAACAAAAACGTCCGATGGAAACACGTCAATAGGTAATCTTGTGATATCGTCCGTTGTGGTAAAGACGAACTGGCTGTCAGTCACTCGATAAAGGTAGAAGTCGTGGACTGGGTGTCCTGTTGACTGTAACCGCTTGACTATCTCCTTCGACTTGTTGTAAAGACTATCCACGTGTCTATTAAGTAAACGATCGCTGTACGTGACGGGTCTTTTTTTGTAAAAGACACGACCACCAACGACGTGAACCTTTATTCCTGTGAAGTAGAGCTTTATCCGTGTCATTTCTATTGGTTATTAAGAAGTCTTAATGCCTCCAAGACGGTCTTATCACGAAAACTTGGATTAACAACGTCGAGACTTACCGTTCTGACTTTTTGCTGCACGACACCTGCCCCATGTATATCAAAGACACGTTTCAAAAAGCCCTGCATGAAGTCCACGTCAACCACGTAAATATCACCTGGAATAAGGATGTCCACATGACCGTAACGATTTCTTCCCAAAACAACCCGCTCAAAAATGCTGGTGAAGTTCAGTCGTCTTGCTTCATCAAGCCCATAATTGTAACCAGCTATAAACTTAGACTCTTGTTTTGGGTTTTTTGACTGTTTTGGCGGTTTTATACGAACGACTTCTGTTTCTCTGTTTCCTACCAGTTCTATCGTGTAGCAGAACACGTAAGGGTTCAGTTGCCATTCTTCTTTATCACAGTGTGACTGGGACTCAAAGTCTTGAAGACGACCGCAACGGATGTCCTTAATTTCCACAGCATAGGGAATCAACTCCGCCCACACCTTCGCCTTATTCTTGTAACCAGCGAGGTCTTTATAGTCCAAGTACTTCGGGTTGATGTATCTTCCGATGAACTCATAGGTCATAGGCAGTGCGACAACTTGATGCAGTCCGTACTGTGCAACTTCTATCGTTACGGTCTCACGGTCTACCTGATAGATGACCATTCTGTCGTTTGAGTATGTGGCAGACTCACGTCTAAGGTCTTCTAAGTTTTTGTTGCTGAATGTCTGACAGAAAAAGTCTCGTTTCCCGTTGAGTATCTCCAAAAGCAGCTTGTCTGATAGGAATAGTCGTTCTTTTCTCATGTGTTCTCGTTTCTTTTTGTTTTTTATAGTCAAACGACAGGACGTTGATATGCGAGATCCCCAGATTGTTAACAATCTGGGGATCTCGTGTTTGTTTGTTATATCCGTTGCTGTTTCCTTGATATCAACGTTGTTTTTGAAACCACTCAGACGTAGTCTGTGCCCACTTCAATGTTTCAAGTGCAACGTTGAGCCTCTCTCGTTAATCATCAAAGAAAAGGAAGGGGACTGATCCTCCGACCGCTTGGAATTCACGATGATAGTCCTCGACCTCTTTGACGAGATCCTTGCCGTCCTGACGGATCACGTTCGTGTTTATCTTATACCCGCCGATAAGCTTAGTGTCCGAAAAGTCGATTATGTTAGCGAACGACAGTTTACACTTTCCGAGACAGTACTTAAAGAACATAATGTCATCGAAAAGCTTCGTTTCGTCAAGCTTGAACGAACACTCTGCCAGCACTGGTGCTTTTGGGTCTGCTCCCTTTACTGTTAGCAGATGACTGGCAGCGTTGAAGTCATAGATTAAGTCCGTCACCACAAACCGAGAAAGAAAAGACGAATAGAAGTTGTAGGTTACAGCCGTAAGCATGGCAGAGGAGTCTCCACCAATAGCCATATGAAAGTTCCAGTTTGTCTTTCGAAAGTCCGTATCTTTGCCGTTGTATACCGATAGGTCATAGTTCCCCGAGATCGTCCTTATGCGTTGTATGGCGTGTAGGTTTTCGGGCATTAGAACCTGTTTTTTTGCTTTATAGAGCGGTGTGTTAAACGCAGCCGTAGGGATCACCACATATTGAAACTCATGACTTGTATCCGAGATTTCGTAATATGCATCACGAGCACGGTCTACGATCTGATTTATCCTGACCTCCGACGGCGATGCTGGGATCGTGTGTCCTTCCGTCAGGTCATCGATTAGGTTATGAACGAAGCGTTGTCTTTCCATCTTCTCTCGTTTTTTGTTTGTTTAGAGGAGCGTAAGTGAAACCGAAACAGCAAAACAAGAAAGCGGGTCAGAGAAGACCGACGAAGAGATAGACGACAGTGCGTTTACGGGATCTGTCTTTATGTTACAGGTGGACACGGAGGAGAACCCGAGTGCGATGAGACTGGAGTCTACCGAACGTGTTAGTCTCGGACTTGGACAGTAGAACCTGTTCTCTATGTTGTCGTCTTTGACTGGTAGTGTCCCCGTGAAGAGCTTACACGACGATATCCGATACAGACCGTAAATCTCGTCCGTGAGGCGTTTACAGAACTTAGGGTCATAACGGAAGTCATTCAAAAGTTTGATGGCAACGTCACCTATCAGCTTCTTATAGTCAACACGTAGACCGCCTTGCTTTATGGAAACGAACGCAGGGTCACCAGAGGTCTCTATCGTTTCAGGGAGTTTTATGCCGACGTTGTTCAGGAACGTGGGAAGATCGAGGCGGAAGTCATCACGTAGGTCGACCGTCTTCGTCTTAGGATCGTGCTTTATGAAGACAGGGCGAAGCGTGTTTTGGAAAAGGCACTCCTGTGATGCCTCTATTGTGTCTGTCGTGTTGTCTGTCGTATCAAATCGTCTTTGGTAAACATCAACACAGGTAAGACGACGAACGTTGAGGTTTACCTTGTTTTTTACGTTGACATCATCAAAGGTTTGTAGGTCAGCATAATCACCCAAACAGTCAAAGGTTAAAAGGTCATAGACAGAAGGGTAAAATCCTCCCGAATAACGACGAAGACTTACGCCGTCGTTGTCCGAGTGTGTCATCGTACCGTCTATGGCAACAGACTGCAAAGACTGTGTAATGTCAACACGGTCAGGGAAGACGATCTGAATACGTGGGAATGTAGAAGACACGGTGCTTTTACGGTATGTTTTGTAATTTCCCGATAGTAAGACCCGATAGGCTTCCGATGCCGTTAGCTTTTGTTGTAGTCTGTCGTATCGACCCTTAGCATAAGCCTCGTTCGGAACGTAGTCATATGGGAAGATGTAGTCGTCCTGTTCGTAGTTGTACTCTTTGATGGAGTTCATTGCATAGAGGTAAACGTAGTCAAGCGTGTGACGTTTAGACTCATGTTTTAGCTCATATATCACTCGTTTGAGATAATCGAGACGTTTAAGCAACTTAAACAGGTCATCTTCTTTGGTACCAGAGCTGGGGGGGTTTACTGACCACGCTTCCCACTTTTCTTTTAGCTGTGTGTACGTTAACTTGTCTTTTACTAAGGGGTGCTTGGCTATCTCGTCACGTTTAGCCCATAATTCATGTTGTAGTTCACGGACGGTCTTTGCTTCATTGTTCTCTATTATCGTCTGGTTTTCATCAAGCACGGCTTCAATATAAGACTTGTAGTCTTTGAGGTCTACATTAACCGATAGGCAGATGGTCTTATGTTGGTCATTTATCGAGATTTGATAACAAAGACGCTGTAATGAGTCCTCAAGGTTGGTTATAATAGACTCAAGGTCAGACAGCTTTTTGCTTACCTCTTGTATCCAGCTCAAAGCAAACAGCTGATAAACGGTCTGCATGGACTGCAATCTGTTACGTTCGCTGTCTATTTCAGAGTTTATGCTGTCTATTTCAGATTTAGCTGTGGCGATGATAGCCTCCTGTGTAGCAATTGTAGATATAGCTGTGGCTATCACATCTTGTAGATCTTTAATTTCAGCCGTGTTGGTAGTCGTAAGACTCATGCGTTCAAGCTTTTCACGCTCGCTTTCTATTGTCTGTTTTTGAGTAGCAATTTCAGACGTTGCATCGTTTATCACCTTACGTTGTTTATCAAGCGATTTCTCATATTCGGCTATTTTAGCCGTTACGGCTTTTTGTGTGTCTATGTAGTCACACCAGGAAGAGGCTTTGGTGATATGATCGTGTACCGTTTCATTATAAAACGCCTTTTCTTTTTTTGTTCTTTTATTTTCGTCTTTCATACCTATGCTCATAAGCTTTTGACATAGATCCCTATATTGATTGATGTAGTCATCAATCATGCGGGTTGTGTCGTAATACTCAAGTATGAGATCGTTGAGCGTGTGTATTTGTTGATTTTCAAGGTTTGTCTTTATATCCGATAGCAGCGTGCCTTCATATCCTAACGCAGAACGTTCACCCTCCAACTGTTCCAATAATGACTCGTTAGCATAGAGGCGTTGTCTTATCTCTGCCTTTTGTTCATCCGTTGTAGCGTTACTTAGATCTGACCTTAGGTTGTCCACCAATGTCTTCTGTGCATCTATTTTAGCCTTCAGTGCTTTAAACTCGTCTGAATTGGGCGATATTGCTTCCAGTCGTTTTTTAATCGCACCTACGGCATCGTCAAACGCCTGTGCGTCGTCCAGTGTCTGACGGTTAAGAACCGTAGCGAACCGATAGCCGTCATAGGAGCGGTTTTCGTCATAGATCTCATATCGAACGCCACGATGCGTTGCCTGGTAGGTGTTTTGTTTGACTTGTTTAAAGTAAGAAAAACGCTCTTGAAAGGGCATATCAACACCTTTTTGTTTGTAGACGGTGAAGTAGCGGGTGAAGTAATCATCGTTTGTGTCATTGATGTGATCCTGATGATTGAAGTCTCGGGTGAAGTAATGTCTCGAGGACTCTATTTTGTCCTTAGGATAGACCGCAGGAAAACGTGAAAGTGCGAACCATTCAAGTGAGCTATAAAGCGAGTTAGCAGAGTAATGCTCGAGTGTAGGAAGTTCGGCTGTTTCTCCGTGTCTACTCGAAAGAGACAGCCTTATCGGGTTTTCTTTTGCTGACCTTTCTGCCATTACCCACTTGTTTATGGGCTGATGCAAAAGATAGCGACGTGCTCTTTCTACATCGTTAAACCTTGAATACTCGTTTATGCCGTCGGTTTTAAGTATCTCTTGAAATCGCCAGTGATACTTAGTAATGAGCGACTGCTCACCCATCGAACGATTACGGACGAGGAAGTTGACACTCTTCGTGTTGTCGTTTTCGTCTATCACCTTGTACGGTACGAATTGTGGACTCGTTTTGTCTTCTTTTACCGTGTAAATTGATCTATCGAAGTTTATGTTGTAGTTGATTACTATTGTCGACTGTGAGTAGTTGCGGTTTATCTGATTAAACAGTCCCGAATAATAAACAAGCTCGTTATCGTGTATGAGCTTTTTTAGGATTATGCGCGGATTACCCGACGTGATCTTGTAACGCCCTATATCTGTCGGAGCAACATAGAAGTTTACTATGTTCGTACCACTTATAGCACTCGTCCATAACACCGCATTGCCATTTGCGTCTTTTATCTTGCTGCCACTTACGTCATACAGCTCTATCGTGTATGGTTCTTCTGAAAAAACGGCGTAGTTTTCAGAGGCTATCAACTGATCTGGTTGTGTGTTGTAATAGAAGAAGTACTCGTTCCAGAGCGTATCTGTGTAAGGCTGTTGAAGACTAACGTCAAAGGCACGAACGGGACAGAGGTCAAAAAATCCGAACTCAAATTTAGGACGACGGAAAAGGTGAACCTTAGGCTCTATTATAGGAACGTCGCTTAATGGAGAAAGATCGGCATAGATGCCAACATTTGACGTTAAAAGCTCACCGAGATTCTTACACTGCCTGCTTCTTTTGTGTAGCTTAAACTGTCGAGGCTCTATACCGAACGTCTTATATCGAACGGGGACAAGTTGCCCCGTCTTACCAAGTAGCCATGTGCCGTCGTCTTTTAACGGATCGTTTGTTGTGACCGTTTTAAACAGCGGTTCGTCGGCAGACTTTATCCAAAAACCTCGACGGTCATTGAGGGTTGGTGTGAATCCCACGTCGACAGGTGAACCCATAGTCATCGATTTTAGTCCATAGGATGACATGAGGCTGTTATGCCTTATTATGACGTTCTTTGCTGATATTCCCGTATAGACAAACAACGTATCACCGTCATAGACGAAATCGAAGTGTGCACTCTTATAGACCGCATTTATCGCACTCGTCAAGTTTTTGTACGTTCTTTCTGGGTCCTCCGTAACAAGAAAAACGGCTTCATTGGCAGACGTTTCCCAACAGCCATACTTCGATAGATCACGTGACGACTGTTTACGGTCATCACCAAGTAGTCCCTGTTGTTTTAGCCACTCCTCGTCCCGTCCCATTACATGCTTTGCTTTTTTTTCATCCGTTCCCCCTGCTTCCGTTATGGTAAACGTAGAGTCTACAAGTTTAGCAAGAAGAGGAACGTAAGCATCACCAGGTTTACGTTTGGGAAGTTGGAAAACATGAGCCAAGACGGCACGGTCGAGTGCGTTAGCCGTAACGGTCGTTTCAGGTAGAGGCGTGGTGTCTATGACCTCTTTTTTGTCGACTATGGCAATCTTTGGCTTGTTTTTGTCTTTGTAAACGGAAGAAAAACGACCCGTCGTGAGATTCTTTACATATGCAAATCCCGATCGCTGTTGTGGGTAGGCGATTTTGTTTAGATCTGTTACCGTAAAGTCTACTTTTCCTAACGTGTCGTCGCAGTACATCCCAAAATATCGATTAAACGTAAAGTCCCCGTGTCTATCGTCGTCAAACAGAAACTCGAGATTTAGTATCTGTGGCACTATCAGTCCGTTACGTGCAAAGCCATCCGTTATGTGTCGGTCAAACTCAAAGACTGGATATTCGTGTCGATAGAACTCATCAAGGGTTTCTACGGCAGAAACGAATCCGCCACGACGGGTAGAGATTCCGTTATACGTTATCCGCTTCGCTTTAAAGTCCACGTCTATGGGAGGCAAACCGAAACGCTCGTTGTTTACTAACTTTTGAAGATAAGTGCCAAGTTTAGACTCGTGTAGGTCGAAGACCGTCAGTATTCGGGCTTGATCAAGATAAACCTTATAGTCAAACAACGTAGGAAAAAGTCGGGCAGAGTCCAGTCTGTATGTTCGTACGTCCTTTTGATAAACAAAGGTCTCACCACGCTCATAGACTATCTTTTCACGTTCGTTATTTCCATCGTACAGTATTTCTGTCACGCTTCCGTCCATTACCGTGTAGGACTCACCTTTTGTGAGGTCGTTTTCGTTTGTTATGTGTCGTTCGATGCCGTCCAGTGTAAAAACGACGAAATATCGGGGAAGACGTTCGGAAATGTAGAGTGGGGCAAAGGCACGGAACTGCTCACTGTGAAATCTCGACGTGCATGGTCTCACGCCATAGTTGTAAAGCGTCGGTCTTTGCTCTGAAAGCCTCGTTATTCGTTGTTCGGTTTGAATGTCTTCGACGGCGAACAACGTCTCCTGTGGGATTTCTGCCAGCATGTTGTACACGTCCTGTGAGAAGTCGTTTACCGAAACGTTCAGCGGACGTGTTGTAAACCGCCGTGTCTGTAATTTGTCGTTTGACGGAATAAGCTCGAGATATACATCATTCGAGTCGATAGCAAGCTTTATGTTACCTGTCAGTCTTGGGTTGGTTTGTATTATCGCCGATGAACGACGACGTTTGTAGGTTGCGGTGATCTTATCGGAAGGCATCGTTTTTTGTTTTTATCTTCGGAGGGATAGCTACTAAAACAGTCCTTCGGTCTCCACGTCTTCTTTTGTTGCAGTGTTTGGAAGCTTGATATAGATACGTCGACGAAAAACACGACAAACGGTGCATATCTTCGACGTGTTTAACTCTTGGGCTATCTGTTCGGGTGTTCCACACGCTCCATTTAGGTCATAGAACGAAAACCCCGAGTCGTCCTTATGAAAAACAAAGTCCGACTCGGGTGTTCCCGTAAAGTGACGTGCGAGTTTTTCTTCAAACTTACGTTGTCCCGTCGTTTTTGCCTTACTTGCTCCGAAGTAGTACTCACAGCACTCTATCGCCTGTTCGTAGACCGTTTCAGAAGACGAACTGTGGACATAGGTCATGTCGACTGGACAAAAAACAAAACCGAGACTGTGGAGTTCATCACTACAAGCAGGATTGTAGTCAACACCAGAGACCGTAGTTGTCTTTTGTTTTTCTGAAAAATGAACCTTTATGACAGAGGAGACGAAGTGGAGCATCTCTTAGGACAGCCTTATGTTTAGGCATCTTTGTGTTTTTAGTGCACCGATATCGGCTGCAAGTTGATCGAAGTACTTCTGGAAGTCGTAAGTTTCGCCTATCTCAAAGTCGGTTAGGAGTGGAATTTCACGGTTGAGTATCTTCCCAAAGACCTCGTTTTCAGAAATAAGCACCAAACGCTCCCCGTTAACATCGACATAAACACCACCGAACTGTCCATAGAAGATTACATCATTCGGTGCTATCGTTATACAGGACGGATGGGTCTTAATGACTATGCCGACGTTTTGTGCCTTTACCTCTTTTGTTACGTAAAACTTCTGCTGTGGTTGCCATACGAGAAGATTACGACGTGTTAGCGTTATCCCGCTTGCTATCTTTTTAAATTGTGGTGTCATGCCCTTTTATCTGCTTTTAGGATTTGTGGTGATTTATAGTCAAACGCAAAGCGTTCGAGGAGTGTTGACGTGTAAAACTGCGTCTGTATCAGGTTGAGATATGACGTGAGCGGAGTGTCAGAAACCACGTCGAGCGGTCTAATGCCACGCTGACGTGCTATCTCTTCATGAATGGCTACGACGTTCTGTTCTGCCGTTCCGTTTACTATATGACCATCAGAACAGAAAAGGAGGTCTACACCTGCTTCAAGTGCACCGTTTAAAACCTCCACAGCCTCTTGTGGTGACGAAAAAACGCCGTTTTTAATGTTCGACACATAGCAAATTTCAAGCGGACGGCTATATTTCAGAAGCTGTTCACAACAGAATCCGTCACGAAGAAACACGATCCCATGCCCTATTCTGTCGACGGTTTTTAAGACCTCTATAAACGTCTCACGTTGTTTGTCCGTGCGTGGTAGGTCATGATCGGTTTCGCCATAATGGAGCGTGATGTTTAGTCCTCGTTCTTTTGCATTTCTAAGAATAGGCAGGTTTTCTGCTATATCGAATGTAGAGGAATGTCCCGAAATGTCTACCGCAACGACTCCGCTCTGTCGTCCATAGCTGGCTACACAGTCAAACAGACAGCTCGTTTGCTCAACGGTGAATGTTCTATCGGACTCTATCGTAAGCGTTGCCTGTAAGAAACGTTCGGGGTCTTTTTCGTTTGCGTCTTGTCGAGCAGAATGTAGACCACGAACGGCAGCGTCGATAATCTCACGTGTGTCGTATTTGCCATTTATGTTACGCAGTATGGGATTAAACCTTAGCTCTGTGTATGTCGTACCTCGTTCGAAAAGATCTATAAGGGTCTCGTAAACCGAAGCCTCGACGGCGGACGGTGTAGAGCAGATCTCCTGCATAACACGATAACGGTCGAAATATGAAAGTCGGTCGTTTCGACCAAGCATTGCATCTACAAACTCATCATACGAGCTAAACAGACGTGTATGGTCATAGCCCTCACGTGTAGCTATCTTAACAGTTGTGTCGAGAGGTGTAGCACCTCCGAGATGTGTGTGTAATTCGTAATTTAACATCGGTTTAGTCTTTGATGAGTTTTTCAGCTTGTCCAGTCACAAGGGCACTCCACTCACGTTCATTCTTGGCTATCATAGCCTCTATTTGCTCCAGTGTTAGTTCGCTTTTCTTCTTTCCCTTACAGCCGTCGACGATGCGTTCTATCAACCATGCATCTTTGGGTTCTGTGTTTATTCCAACAAGTCTTAATGAAAGGACTAAAAGCGTAAGGTGTTCAACCTGTTCGGTCGTTTGTTCGGTCGTTTGTTCTTTATTCATGCCTTTTTGGCTTTTATTAGTCCAGTCATATCAGTAGAGATGTAACGAACGAATCGTTGTTTTCAATTGTTTAAACGAGAGGCTCGTCGTTGCACTCAAAGCATCAAAGTGGAAGTCGAATACGTCCGAATAGTCTCAAGGACAACGTTAATACCAAAGAAAAAACAACGTGGGGTCTCGTTAATTGAAACGAGACCCCACGCCATCATTAACTATTATGTCGTTTTGTTATTGACCCATGAAGAACAAGCATTCTTCACCATCTATGTTGTCGACCCATATGCCATTGGGGTAGTCGGCATCATATCTGTCCATGAAGCTTTCAGACTCGCCATACTTTCCATATTCATCCCACTCACTGTCGTTGTAGAGACTCTTTACGGGTTTATAATACCCGTTGTTGATGCACGAAAAGATCACCGATGGCTTATAGCTATCTTCTTCGGATACACCACTACGCTCAACGTAGAATGCGATGTCTTCGAGTTCGAGTCCAGTAAACAGAATCGAGTCCCATACATCCCTGATTTGCTTTGATGTGTTACTTTGTAGCCATATATCAAGCAACTGTTTTAGGTAATCCATTGCGGTTTGTGGCTCTCTTTGACTAAATCCCTTCCAGTCAAAGTTTCCATTATAGTCTATGTAGCTTGGATGCTGGCTGTTGAAGTAATCGTCGATTTCGGGATTAAAGCTCTCGTTTACTCGACGTGTAAGTCGATTTTCGTGAATTTTGTATATTTTAAGTCGTTTCATACTTAGCTAAGTTTAGTTTTTATTCCAAAAAGAACAGGCAATTTTCGCCGTTAACTGTGACATGTGCTACGTCGGGATAATCCTCTTCACACCTTTCCATGAAGCTTTCGGACTCACCGTACTCTTTGTATTCTTTCATCTCACGTTTGGTATAGTGCTCTGTTTCAGGCTCATAATAGCCGTTTTCAACAGCCGTAAACATTACCGACGGTAAGTACTGCTCTCCACCTTCTGCTATACACAGGTTATCCAGACTTGTTGCGAAGTCGGTAGCAGTATAGTCTCCGCTTTTGAAGAGAGAGTTCCAAACGTCTACGGGATGCTTCGACGGATGCTTTTGTAGCCATACATCTACAAGTTCAGCTATACACCTGTCCGCATCCTTCCAGGTACTTGTTGATATGAAGTCATACCAATCGAAGTCGCCATTAGAGTCAACTTGGTCAGGATACTGGTCATTGAAGTAGTTATCGATATCGATGTCATAGCCTTCATAGCTTTCGTTTATTCTAGTTGTATTCGATTTTTTCATTTTGCGTTTTTTGTTTATTTTGTTTATTATCAGAACATATCGTGATCAATCGTGCCATTTGCTACACTGGTATCGCCATATACCCAGGCCTCCTTACAAACGGTGGCAGATCCAGTAACCAATGCGTTTCCACTGATTTGTGCCGAGTCGGTTATGTATGCGTCTCCACCAACCTGTGCTGTGCCGTAGACCTGTGCCGAGCTATCGACGACAGACAGACCATGAATCTGTGCCAGGCCGTAGACCTCAGCCTGACCACAGACTTGTGCCGAGTCAGTTACGGTAGCCTTGCTGCGAACCTGTGCATTTCCATAGATGAGTGCTGAACCATCTATTTTTGCATCGCCGTAAACACAGGCATCGTCATAAACCTGCACTGTACCGCTAACCGATGCATTATCATAAATCCGTGCACCGTCCGAAATAACAGCCGAGCCATAGACCTGTGCATTTCCATAGACCTGTGCCGAGCTATAAAGTGTAGCGTTGCCATAAATCTTAGCCGAACCGTAGACCTGTGCTGAACCGCTAACTATTGCGTTTTCTTTGGCAACAGCCGAGCCGTAGATCTTTGCGTTCTCGTGTATTAGGGCATCGTCAAGCACTTGTGCTGAGCCATAGATCTCTGCATAGTCAAGAATCTTCGCACTGGCATAGACCCATGCGTTTTCATAGACCTTAGCATTGTCAAAAACCCAAGCCTCGCCAACAAGATTCTCTTCTCGTTCAACAAAGCCCCCAAAATCACCCGCTTTTACACTATGGTGTGGTAAGTCGATAAGAGCCTGTATACGATGTAACGTGTGACCGTTATGATCAATCGTTTCATCTGTTAGTCTAAAATGTCGTTCCATTATTGTTGTTTTTTGTTTTTTTATCACCACAGAGACTGGTAACACTTAACGACGAAACCCTCCGTTGATGCAACGTTGATATTAACGTTATGCTTGAGACCATTCAGACGTATTCGACTTCCACTTTGATGTTTTAAGTATAACGTTAAGGCTCTCGTTTAATAACAAAAATCGCTACGGGGAACAACACATCCCAGCAGCGACCCTCATAATACTAATTTAAAGACATGAATCTTGCGATTGCTTTTTCGTGTTTTTATAAGTTAAGCTCCCACGTAACAAGACCGCAGTTGTAAACCCTGGGGAATGGGTCGTCTTGTCGTCGGTAGCCATTACCCAGTCTTCGTAGCACCTGTTTAGGAAGACGACGATGCTGTTCTGCATCGAGAAAGGTAAACTGTGGTCTGGACACACAGACGGGGCGGAAGCCACAACGTCGATATATGTCTCCCGTGAAGATAGACCTATCGCTATATGTCACTACCTTTCGTGGTGGGTGCTGCTTTACGAAGTGACAGAGAAGACGAGAGAACGCACCTAAGACGGTGAAACCGAGACGGACGGCGTAACGTTGTAAGACGTAACCGTCTCGATATCGAACGAATGAGACGAGTGCTACAAGAGAGCCGTCGAATACGAGTCCATAAGCGACGGTTTGTGTGAGAACTCCTCCTTGTAAGTGGTTCTCCTCTAAGAAGTCATTAGTCGTTTTCATGTCTAACGGTTCTATCGAACAACGTCGAGCATAGACCGACTGCCTATGTCTTGGACAGATGGCTGTTCGTAAAATGTCTTCCATTATTGCTCGGCGATGCGTCCAGTCGTCTTCGAAAACGTGTATTAGTCGGACTTCTTTATCTTGACATCTGTCTGTTTTGTCTTTGTGATAGTTGTCGGGTAGAAACAACGATGAGTGAAACCAAAGACCGTTGTACTCTAAGGCGAGATTTAAGTCGGGAAGATAAACGTCAAGCTCCTGTGGTGGAATTACGTCTTTTGTGTTTTCTTCTATTCGACCATCATAAACAGAACGAACAAAGTCCACAAGCTGTTGTTGTGCATCTGTCGACGTGTCTTCATAACGAACGCGTGCATCAAGAAACGAGTGACGTAAACGTTCGTTTTGCTTCTTTCGACGTTCACTGACAGAGGCTTCCATTTTTGTTCGATATTCCTCCGACAGTCCGTATTCCTCCACACCAAAGCGTTCTAACGTTTTCTGTTTTCGTTTTTGTTGCTCATCTTCGGTCTTTACCTGGACAGACCAACAACGTAAAGAGCAAAAACGAGCGTATTGGCGATGTCGTCCGTCCCATTCGATAGGAGTAGAACAAACGGGACATAGCTGAACGTTAAGGTTGTCATTCTTCAAGTGCCATATGCGTTGAGCAAACGGCACACTGTGATAAACGTCGTCAAGAAAAGTCGTGAGACGTAAGACCTCACGATATGGCTCTGCTTCACGGTCGAAATCACGGCGATACTTATGTCGTTCGTAGAAGTCTAAAAGTGACTGTCGGTCGGTGCTCATGCAGCCACACAGTTAAAGTCTGGTGAAACAAAGTGGACTCTGTTCTTAGTTAGCACACGTTGTTGTACGGAAGAAAACAAAAGGTCAGACGATGATGAGAACGAGTTGCCGTATTCCTGGTTGAATGCCTCAACAGAGCCGATGTTTTTAATCTCCTGCTCACGCCAGAACTCGTCTCGACCAGGAACGTCAAACCAGTCTATCCTTATCGGATTGAAGTAATTCTTACCGTTCAGTGCGTCCATGTAGAGCTGATAGAAGAGATTCATTCCACGTGCCGTCGAGGTGATGATCATCTTAGCAACCTGTGACGATGACATGGTCGGAAAGACGGTCTGATAGAAGATTCGGAGGATGTTAGGGTCAATCAGAGCAAATTCATCACAATATAACACGCCGTTGACCGTCAAACCTGCTCCCGATTTTTCCGTTGCCGTTTCTCCACGTATCGAACAGCCGTTATCGAACAGCTTACGTTTAACGTTATCGATATGGATACCAAGCTTCATGTAGAAGGGAAGGTTGTCGTAAACGGTGTCTATCTTTTCAAGTAGCTCTTTTACCTTTTCGTCTGTTGCAGACGTACAGGCTACCGACTTGTCAAAGTTTACCAAGCAGTACCACATGATAAAGATTCCCGAAATTACCGAGTTGTGTGATAAAACGCCGTCGGCGAAATAGGAGGCATCATCAGACGCTACCGTAACGTCAAACGTAAACTGTGGCGATAGCGGTTTTATAGAGACAACACGTGAATAGCCAAGCGGTGTGATAAGGAAGTCCTTCCGTGTAAGCGTTTCTGCCTCTCGAACGTTTAGAGATGAGTCATAGAAGAGGTGCTTTCGTGAGACCTTTACACAGAAGCCATTACGAAGTTTGACCTCAAGTAGCTCTGACCGAGTTTTTAGATGTATAGCCGATAGCGGTCTACCTCCACGAAGACCCATGACGTTTAGCGGTCTTCGTGGAACGGCGGAGTCTATAATGCAGTCATCGCCGACTTGGTATTTCCACAGTCGGCGATTAACCACGATTACAACGTGAAGTATGAGTCTTAGTAGCGTTTTCAAGATTTAGCCCTTTTAGTTTTAGTTGTTATCGTTATTGGGAACGACTTGTTTTGTGTTTTACTCTCATAGACACTGACCAGGAACGACTGCTTAGGCGGGAGCTCACTGTCTTTGTGGTCAACTATCCACGAGAAGATCTGTTGTCGGAGTTTGTCTTCGAGCTGTCTTCGGCGGTCATAGGTTGCGGTTTGGATGTCGTCTGTGGATGAATTGAAGTCTACACCGATAGCAGCGAAGATTTCATCGACATAAGTAGCCTTAGAGTTTTCTATTTCCTCCCGTGTTCTGACTGTCGGCACTTTCGGGAACTCTTTGATAGAAAACTCAAAGATAACGCCTGTCTTCTTCTTAGGCTTTGATTTCTCTACGTTTGTTAACTGATATACAGGAATCGACGTGTGATACGACGGAAACATAGACTCGAGGTGCTTCAAGATGAGGTCTTCATGATAAAGCTGCCCAATCGTTCCGATTATCTCTTCGATCATTACGCCCTTTTCGCATTCTGCCATCAGTGGAAGTGTACCCAAGTTGATATCAACCATAGCAAAACCGTCAGGAAGTTTTTCGTAGTTTTCATAGGTGTTCACTGGTAGCCTATCAGCAAGCTGTACGGGAAGTGCGAGTTTGAGACGTTCGTTTACATACTCCCCAGAGCGAATAACGGGGAGCGTTTTGTAGATGTATGTACGTTCGCCATTAGCCATGCCCGAGATCATACAACCAATGGACAGGTTAGCCTCTGTTTTGCTATACACGACATAGGAGTCAAGCCACTGCTCGTCGTCTGGTATAAAAACTCCGTCCGTTAACGTTTCGGGTTTGAAGTGTGAAACGTGAAGCTTAATGCTACCGTGCGACATATGACTGAATAGGTCAAGTACGGACACTATCGCCACGTTTTCTGGTCTTTCTTTCTTTTCTGTTATCATTGTCCTTTTTTAGTTTTGAGGATTGTTTATTTTCGTTATTAATCGGTTTATAGTTAGAACCAAAGCCTTGAGACAAAGTGCGGGGTCGACCGTAAGCTTAGTTTTAGCCGAATAGTCAGCAGCAAGGCAAACTATGTCAGGGATAAACGGAACGTATCGCTCACAATCGCTTTTAGCAAGAAGGTAAGGGACGAACCCAGAGTCGATTGATTCTATGACTTCCTGTGCAACGGGAACGTAGCTCTGCGTTATTTCTCGATAGATCTGTTCGGGTGTTAATTTCGGGTTTATGATCATCTCGTATACGTCCTTAAATCTAAGCTCGAACGTGTCCAACGTTTGTGTGTCGAGTGTTTTTACGCCTGCCGTAGAGAGCTGTTGAAGATAGACCAGGGTTTGACGAAAGTCTGGGAAGAACTTCTGATACAAACGTTCGACAGAGGTGTCATCAAACGAAATCTCAAGTCGACGCAATATTGCCACGAGTCTGTCTTTATAACCCTTTGTTATCAGCTGCTCTTCTTCGGCGTTTAGCGTGTTGAAGTTTATACAGTTACAACGTGACTTAATCGGGTCGGGGACTTTTGTGAAGTGGTTTGTAGTCATTATAAACGTCACCTTGTCCTGATAGGTGTCAATAAAGCCCTTCAAACCTTCCCAGAATGAGTCGGAAACGGTCTGTCCAACCTCGTCCAAAATAACGACCTTACGGTCGGATGTTATCTCGTCAGACGTTACCAGTTGATAGGTTAGGACAAACTCCTCTATGGTTGACCGCAGCGTGTCTATCTTTCCCGACATTGCTGCGTTGATGTAGAGGTGTCTGTAAGACTTCGACAGGTGTCGTGCCAGTGATGACTTACCACAACCTTGTGTGCCGTAAAAGAGGTAATTTCCCGTGAGCGTTTTTAGCTGTCCGTCGGGTGTTTCGAAGATGTCCTTTATTCGTTGAGGAATGACCCAGTTTTTAATCGACTTCGGTTCGAAGCGTTTAGTAAAGAGTTCGTTTATCTGTTGCATTGTGCGTGTGCTATTTTTTGTTTCAGTTTCAGTTTTAACCGTTGTATAAATCGTAGTCGTGGGTGACATTCATAGAATGCGTCGGTAAAAACGTCGGCTATTGTTGTCTGTTTATCATTCACGGTTATTATGGTCGAGCCGTCTATGCACTTGCCCGACTGTCGAGACGAAAGGAGTATGTTATGACGATAAGCAACAAACTGCTTCAAGATTCGCTCCTGATAGTCTCGAAGACGGATCTTTTTAATGCCGTCATCGGTCATGCAGTAAGCGTAGTTATTCGCAAAGTAGAGGATAGATCGTCCGATTTTCGTCAACTCGGCTATTTCTTCGTCGGTGTATCGGAAGTGGATATTTGCCTTACGTTTTTTTATGTTCTGCATGTAAAACGGTGTGTCACGTGGTAAGAAACCCGTCTCGTTATATGTCTTGATTATCTTGTCCACAATCTCGGTAGAGAAAATCTTGGACTTGGTAGAAACTTCAGCCATCTCTCGTTTTTTCTTTTTATTAGAAAAGACCGTCAAAAACGACCATTGAGACTGGAATTTCGGGTAGCTTCATAGCTGTGAGCATCCTGTTTAACGGTGACAAGAACATAAGGTCAAACTGCATGTCGTAGTTGGGTTCTATCTGCTGTAAAAGCTCATGGGGAACGTTAGAAGCAATGTAGGCAAAAACGCCGTCGGGTGCTTTCGGTGATGGTTTAGCATTAAACCACTGAATCTTCGAGCCAGAGGTTACTATCGGATACTTCTGTCTTACGTTCGGCGGTGATATCGATAGCAGATTGTTGTATGCAGCTACACCTTTTAGATAGTTCGCCGTTCCCTTCGTATATCTGATCTTGTTATGAGAACACTCAAGGATGTACTTTTCGACCTTGTTCACACGTTGGAATTGTGAGATGTCTTCGATAGGAACACGACAGAACTCCTCTTTGACCTCGAGAACGGAGCGTCGAATGTCTGAAATAGACAGTCGTTCCATCTGTAAGATCTCGTGTGTGACTTTTTTGAGTTTTTCACGAACAAAGGCTGGCGTGGACGATTTGCCAAGTTCCAGTCCTTTCGACTGTATGTTGTGGAAACGGTCGAATCGAGAGCCATCTTCATAGAGGATCTCCTTTACATATCGCTTTTTAGCAACCATAAGTAAACGTCCCAAAATCTGCTCAAAGGCAAGATTGAAACAACGCTTTCCACTTATCCTGTCACGGAAACCGTTGAACTTTTCGACGTATGCATCAAGAAATCGGCGAATTTCGCCGTCGAGGTCTTTTTCGTGTAAGTTTAGAACGAAGTCTACAAGATCACCGTCGTAATTGATGTGTCGTAGGATGTCTTCGTAGTTAATGAACAACGAGTCCGTATCGCCGTAGATAATCACGTCGTCCGTTATCGGACGGCACTCGGTAAAGCCCATGCCCTGAAGTTTCGGGAAGCGTTTTTGGAAGTATTGGTTAAAGAACCAACGTGTAGACTTTAAGACCGATTGACTCTGTGTCGAGATTGACTCCGCCACGTCTCTTTGATAGAGAACGAACTTCTCATATCCCAAAACGCCATAGATGCTGTTCAGGAGCTTTTTATAGGCGAGGTTTTTGTTGTTCTGTTCGGTTTGTAGACGACGGAGACGTGTAATCTCGTCACGAACCTCTTCTGGGGTTACCTCCTGCCCACGTTTAAACCGACAGTGCTTTAAGTCAAGGTCATAGATCATTCGTTTGTGTTTTTTAACGTTTTACGTATCGAAGTGAGCAGATCTGTACAGGCGGTATTATGTCCGTTTTGAAGTAATAGCCTGCTTCAAAAATCTCGTCGTCGAAGATTTGGTTCATGTCCAGTCGGGCAAGATCAGACTGCTTACAGGCAAACTTCAGCGAGCATAGATCCTTGTTTTTCAATATCGGGTCTGACATGAACGTTCCACCATAAGACTTCGAACGTACACCTGCGGAGAAGATCTGCGGAAGGTGTCTCTGTGCGTCTCTGGGAAGCAGAAGGTAGTAGAAACGTTCGGACTTTTGTAAACCTCTAAACTTGGGGTTCTTTGCCGTTACTACATCGTTGTTCTGTGTAAAGTCAAACTTAAGCAACGACGGCTGACCGTCTACGTTTCCATAGAGCGTTTGCTGACCTTGAGCACACTGCACCTTAGCTATTATCTGCTTTTTCGTCAATAGTCCGTTTTCGTAAGAGTCATAAAGTCGGCTTAAGTCTTTTAGTGTGTTGGGTGAGTAGACCTGTACGGGAAGTCCGTCTACAAGTCTTAGGAGTTGTTCGAAGAGCTGTTTTTGTCTGTTAGAGTTCGTAAACGCTCTTCCGTCTTTTCGTCTTTCTGTCATCATTTAGTCCTCCGTTTTTCTTTTTATAGTTCACGTTTTTAGAGTAGCTCTTTGGCTTGTTCTATTAGGTCAGCAAAATTCTTCATAAACTCAAGCATTACGGGCGGTGACTGGAACGATAGAACGGCAGAACGTTTGGTGTATGTTTCTCCATAAACGTTACCATCATAGTACTCGATGACGTACTTAGATTGATCATCCGTCCAGTCGGGAGTCCATCCCTGTCGGTAATAATCACGCAGTTGTATGAGCTGTGTCAAGGCACGAACTGCTTGTGCTGTTTTTTCATTAGGGAAGACTATCTTGTCTGTTTGTGGATCACGTTCCGTTTCATCTTCTATCAGCTCTGACATCATCACTACGTTTCCGCAGTCATCGAACGTGCATTCGTCCATTGATATTGGTGTCTGCTTACAGAACTTTTCCCATGTCTTCGGGAGTGTTGTTTTAGTTGTCATGTCTCTTTTAGTTTTAAGTGTTAGTATTTGAGTGTTTTTGTAAAGTGAACTTATGTTCTACAACTTTATAACCAAGTCTCGTGCCATGACAGACTGTAATGGTCTAACTGACACGGATGTCAGTCTTAGATGTTAACGGGTCTTAATGATGTGTCATAGATGTCAGTATTGTGTCAGCTTACTTAACACTCATTAACACGACATATCTCAAAGCCTCAACGTTGTATTCATGATTATTCGGACGTAGGCTGTGTCCACTTTGATGTTTCAAGTGCAACGTTGTGGCTCTTGTGTGTTTTCTTTGGTATGTTTCTTTTGTGTGGGTTATTGCACGCTGTCTTGGAAGAACTTGTTCAGCCAAAATGCGTCAACGAGGTCGGATATTGGTGTGAGGACTTCGTTTCTTTTTGTTTTTTGCACGTAAAGACTGTCACGATGCTCAAGACAGAATGACTGGAATGCATCGTCTATATCGGAAAGCTGTAAAAACGCCGATAACATCTGAAACTTATCATACGCACCAGAGCCTGCGAACTTCTTGACTACGGGGGCTGGGACGATGTAAAAGTCCTCTATGGAAAGTCCTGCATCGAACAGGTTACGTTTCAAGCAGAAGGTGTTCTCTATAAGCTGTATTATCGTGTTCGTTTGTGTCGTATGTGAGTAATTCTCCAAAATAACGCTTACACCTGACAGTTTAAGACCAAAAGTTGAAAGAAAGCTGACTATGTCGTCCGTAAATTTGGCGTTCAGCCTTAAAACATTACCCATGTGTTCACGTTCCCACTGTGACAGACCCTGATGTTGTGCCGACAGGACGGCGTGTCGTTCGTATGGAAAAATGGAAACGACAGACTTAAGCTGTTCAAGTAGGGTCTTTTCACGTTTGTTCAGCGGGGTCAGGTTCAGTAATGACGCATAATGAAACGTCGAACGATAGTAGAGACAAAGCCCTGTGGAATTTAACGAATAGTCAACGGAAAGCGTGGGTTTCATCTTAGATCTGCAAGTTGTTGTTTATAAGCAAGTTTCACAGCTTGAATTTCTGCCGAACGTTCTGTCCTCAACTGTTCGAGTTGGAGGTCTATGTCATCACGCTGTGCGTTGTATTCCTGTCGTAGATCGTTTAAAGTCTGCCGTAAGCCGTCAATTTGTACGGCATAGGCAGACTTGATGGCTTCAATGTCCTGTTGAAGTTGTTGTTTTAGCAGTCGACGTGTTTCGGTGTAGTCATCTTCAAAAACTCGAAGGCGTTTCATGTTTTTGTTTTTATTCAACAGAGTCAAACAGCGATGGCTCTTTGAAATATGGCGATCGGACATACATCAGGTCGTAATACTCACGTTTGTTACCTAAGTATCGATAGACCTCTTGTCGTTCAGCGTCTTTAAACGGATTCGGCACTTCGTACGTTTCTTCGAGGTATTTGTAAGCTGCAACTATACTCGTGCGATCGTCCGTGAAGAAAAGGAAAGAAGAAGAACCGATACGATGGAAGAGCTGTAAAACGTCGGCATAATCGAAGTTCTTACCTCCATAAGACTGCAACGACGTGTTGTTGTATGGAGGGTCTATCAAAAAGACAGCCTTAGGGTGTCCACAGTACTCATCCAAAAGCTCAGAGAAATCCTTACGTACAATAGTCAGTCCGTCAAGGTAAGCCATCGAGTCAGGATAGTCGTTTATCTTGACATTGTTCCACAGGGACTCTACCTTAAATTTCTCTATCGTTTGGTAATAGCTCGCCGAGAACAAGATAGACGACGAAAGCGTCACCCAGTCAACATAGCCATATGTGCTATGATGCTGCTGTATTAGCTCTATCGTCTTTTGCTTAATTTCCACAGGGAAACGTTGGTTAGGTTTTAAGTCTACAACCAGGGGTCGAATTTGTGAAAGGAGGCGGTTGGTTTCTGGTATGTGTCGGATTCGTTACGAGTAGTTATCAAAGTCGTTATAGATGACCGTCGACTGTGGTTTTACGTCTTTGCAGACACGTGAAAGAAGACCAGAACCTCCGAAAAGGTCAACGAAGACGGTGTCATTAGGTAGTCGCCAGATCTTCTGTGCGACGCTCTTTACAAAGTGACGTTTTTGTCCCTGGAACGGTAGTGGTGCTTGAAGTGTAAGTTTCATCCTGTTTTTTCTTGTTTTTTGTGTTTTTATAGCCTTTATCTCCACAGATTTTTTGGATGTTGTGGGTTGACCATTATTCGATTTAAGATTGCCTGACGGACTTTACTGCGGTATTCTGTCGGTATTTCTGCTCGTGTGCCGTCTTTTTTAACGTGGATGTAGTCCAGTTGGCTTATGCTCTTTGTTTCTACATTTTTAAGAATAACACGAAAGTTAAGTTCGTATCCACCTCCGATATTTACACAAACGCTGTGTCCCTGCACCATACCATCTAAGTCATACGTGACGGTAAACGTCGAACGAGAGATAAGCTGTAAAACGTGCCGTACTCCTTCTTTTGTCAGTTTTAGGTCTTGTTTGTTCATTTCTGTTGTGTGTTTTAGTTGAAAGGTTTCGTGAAGAAGTTCTCTGTTACAAACAGGTACTGCAGTCCGTGTTGTTTGCACCAGTTCTCTGCTGCTCGACGTTTCACCTCTACCAGCAATGACTGACGTAGTTGGTAAGCGTATGATGACCTGTCTTTAAACTTCTTCGGGTCTGGTTTTTGTGTGTCTTTTTGTGCTTTTACCTCTACCAAGTATCGCTTCGTTTCTCCGTTATAGAGACGAACCTCCACGTAGAAGTCTGGATAGTAACGGTGTTGACGCTTATCTATCGGTGACACGTAAGGAATAATAAACGCATCGTGCTCATATGTCCACCGAACACAAACCTCTGACGTGTCTATCGTCTTTATGAAGCGATATTCAAGTCCGCTACGATACGGAACGCCTACCTTTTCGGAATAGTCACCGATGAATTTTTCGGGATGTGCAAGTTTGACGTATCCCTGATGAAATCGCTTGTTTCCTTTTTGTACAGGATTGAGTCTTGAAAGCGTTCCCACGTCGACGATCTCGTTTAGATGGCGTTTATGACAGGGACGAGTCGATGCGATAATCCATTAATGTGAGTCTCGACCGTGTCCTGTGGAACTCCTACGAACTCTATCTCTAACTGTCCGAGATAGAACTTAGCAGTTGATGTGTCCATGTCACAGGCTACATTACAGACGTTACCAGAGCAGACCTGATAATAGACATGACCCATAAACTGTGCTCGATAGTTATCATAGAGAATGCCGTCAAAGGTGTAAGTCTCACAACCCTCATAAACGTCCTTAGTTACGTCTATGTTCACGGGAACGTCTACGGTTCTTATTCCACCGAAGAACTCTCTCGTTTGTTGTTCGTTTAGCTGAATTTTAATCATCGTCTTGCTGTTTTTTCTTTTTTATTGAGGGGCTTAGATTACAAAGTTTACATCGAGAACATCTGTTAATGCAGCAAGTAGGTCGGAGTCAACAACGAGGATAACACCGTCTTTATGATAAAAAGCAACGTCATAAAGCTCGACGTTTTCTACGTCGTAGTCAAACCGAGACTCTGTCTTTTCATCGCCATGTTTGTAGTGTATTGTTCCACTAAGAGACACGTAAAACCCAGTATCAAAGACATGGGTAACGTCAAAGTCATATGCGTTCTGTTTACACTGTCGTGTATAGACCCGTATCGGAATTTTAGGGTCGAGTTTTTCTTTTGTTATTGTCATTTGAGTGGTTTTTTAAGATCTTGTTCTAAAACATAGTCGTTAAACTCGTCCAGTGCGTACTGTTTAAGCTCTTGTTCTTTCATTTCTACTATGCGATAGGGAAGAGCAAGGACTCCCGTTTCACCGTCATCATAGTCAAAACTGATACGAATTTCTGAATAGAAGCTCCAACGAACATTGATGAATGCACGGGCGACAAAGTCCTCTTTGTAGACCCTGTAAAGCGTGCTACCAAAAACAGAACGACGACGCTTTTCGTCGAACTCTTTCGGACGACGGTTCATAATCAACGTGTCATAGGTGCACTGTATTGTAGTTACAGCATCGTAGACCCGACTCAACAGGTCTACGATGGCACTTTCTGTAAGTTTTTCTCTTGTCATGACCAGTGCGATGTGTGTGGTGATTTGTGTCGTACGTAGTCGACTTCATAGTCTGTCTGCTTGACTGGACGTATTCGTAACGTACGCTGTACTATCTGCCTAAGTTCTTCTTCCTGACTGTCAGTCAACGATCGTGAATATCCGTCAACACTAACCGAAAGTTCAAGGATATCAAACGAGTCTACGACGGGCTTATAGCACGTGTATCCGTACTCGTTTACGTAGTCGGTGATGTGATAGAAGATGTTAACGAAAAGAGAAAGCTTTACGTGCCGTCCGTTATCAGACGGAATGTCGATGTATTCAAATTTCGAACGTTCCGTTCCATATTCGTCAATGCCAACGACTTTTTCGATACGATCAGCAAGATCAAGTGCCGTCTGATATTCGGCATATGTCAATAAGTCATGTTCTAAGCTCATTTTGTCTGTTTTAGTTTATTCATATCAATGCTTGATAGCTGCTTAGTTTTTTGCAGCAACAGATCGAGCCTGTTTACCGCAATCTGTGTCTGCTGTTGTATCTCTTCGATCCGCTTTTTGATGTGGTCAAAGAGATAAGCGTTCACCTTTTCTTCGTCGGCTGTTAACAACTCACGTGGGAACGAGATCTCGTGGTCTTCACTACGATGGTCACGCCAAACGATGCATATGATACCTGACGAGTAGTAGACTGGATATTGAAGACTCAAAGACGAGCGTTCGATGAAGTCCTGTTCACCTACCTGACGTGTGTCATATCCGAAGATAGTCGTCGACGGTGACACCTTGAGTACTTCGTCCAGTCCGTTCGTGTGTAAGATTCTTTCATATTTGCGTTGATACGTTTGTAAAAAGTCGTATATCTGCTTGAGTAACGCTTTAAGTTCTTCTTGTATGTTTACCATTTCGTTGATACTTTGTAACTTGTTAATATGTAATCGTTGGGTTCACGTTCGTTGTAGTTAAACGCCTCGTAAGGAATACTTAGCTGTACGTTGTCCTTACAGGGAAAACTCCGTACTATGAGTGAATCCTCGTCTGCTACCGATATCAGACAGGTGTCGAGTAAGGTGTCGATATCGAGGTGAAGAATGCACGTTCCAAAAACGCAGTGGTTAAACGCAGGCGAGTGGTATCGGTTCTCTAAGTCTTTAAACTTCTGCTGACAGTCTTTCACAAAGGTAAAGATTTCTATAAACTCGTCTCGTAAGAACTTCTCTGTCAGAATTGATTTCGGTTTTAGTGCCATAGTTGTAGTGGTGTTTTAAATTAGTGGAGCAGCCTGTATGATTAAGTCTTGGAAGTTCGCAAAAAACTCGTTACATAGCTCTTCGGTTTGAAACGATAGCACGCCCTTTGTGGTGTAACGAACATCTGTCGATACTCCGTTGAGGTAAGATACGACCGAGTATTTCAGCTCTCCACTGTTTGTCCAGTTGGGAATCCATCCACGTCGATAGCAGTCACGTAGTTGTATCAGCTGCATTAGTGCACGAAAGGCTATCGCCATTTCTTGTGTCTGTATTGTAGACTTATCTGTCAGCGGATTTCGTTCACGTTTTCTGACTTCGTCTATTTCCGAGCGTTCATTTATGAAATATTCCCAGTCGATGATAGGAGTTATCTCACAGAACTCTTCCCAGGTTTTAGGAAGCGTAAGTTTTACTATCTGTACGGTGTCAGACTTTTCGTCGTAAACGGCACGGTAGTCATCGGGGACATCCATGCAGACGGTCTGTTTGTTACCAATTTTAACTACTTGTTTCATCTTTTTAGTCTCCTTTTTTCTTTTTTATAAGTTGTTTAGTTTGTATTTCACCCTTTTTTATACAAAAGACGTGCCACGATATAACTTAGGTACTGAAACTGACAAAAGTGACAGTCTCGTGTCATATCCTTTAACAAGCATTAACAAAAAGACAGTCAAATATGACAAAAGTGTCAGTAAAGAGTGTCACCCGTCTCTTAGAGATTGTTAAAGAGATGGGTGACACTTTTAGGACGTTTTAGACTTAGAGAAACGTCCGTGTCTTTTTAAGTACAGACTCATCCACGTCTACATCTACGTCCGTGTCTTCGTCTGCACTTTCGGCATCTTTACTGGACACCATGCTTGTCCAGTTTTGATACTTTCGACATATGCGTTTGTACCTGTCTGCTTCAGTGTCCGCAGCATCACGAGCGTCTCTCTTTTCTCCTTCTAACACGTCTCCCACATATTCCATGACGTGCCGTTCCATTTCCTCGTCGTTATAATCTAACAGATAGGTCGGAAAGGTAACAGATCGGTCACGGTCATGTGTATAGAAAGAAACGAAGTCTGGCGTAATGCTTATGCTACTTACTCCACGAAGGTAAACGTTAGGAACGGACGTTATATCAGTGCCATAAAGACTTTCAAGTCGGGAGTATAACTCAAACTCGTCCCTAAGCTTAACATACTTACGTTGAAAACTTAGGATGCAACGATAAACGTTGTCATAAAGGTCGTCAAATCGATGGATCATTGAGGTCGTCAATGATTGCTCTTCATCACAGCCGTCTTTGTGGTCGTCTCTAAATTTCGGATAGACCTCGTTCTCGATGTAGCTTATCCAGTGCGGTTCTTCATCAGAAACGATCGTGGCCGATGACTTAACTCGGTCATATCCAAAGTCCGTAACAAGTGAACCGAAGCACTGACGAAGAAATGACGAAGCATATCCACGTGTTCCGTCAAGATAGACGGTCAACGTATCACAGTCTTCAAATGCGGGTTTGAGGTAATCTTCGTAAAACTCCTGTCCAGAGTTTTTGGAACGTAATCTTAGGTCTGTACCTGGGTCGTCGGTAAAGTCAATAACCGCAACCGTACGTTTCCCGTCGTAGTTTTCTTTGCTCTTTTCCATCTTTTTTCTTTTTTATAGTTGTAAAGGTTTAATATTCAATGATTATTGTGTCTTCTATCGTAGTGACCAACTGTTTACGTTGTTCATCGCTTAGTACGACCTCTACTCCGTCAAAGCCAACGAAGATGTCTTCTACGTAGACGGCATCGGTTATGTAATGACTGTCGTAATAGGTCTCACCGAGTCTCGTGTCAACGTCGTCTACTACGTGACAGTCAACCTCTCCCGTGACATAATAGTCGAATCGACCAGCTACACCGTCACACTCAAACTTAGTCAGTCGACCGTCTTCTGGGGATACCCAAATAGACAGCCGTGACATTGACGTTAATAGCTCTTCAAACTGAAATTGTGTAAGTTCCATCTCGTTTTTTTGTTTTTATTCAGCAAAGCGGAGATAGAGTTTGACGTTAATTGCTGCTCGTTGCTCTATGCGTAAGCAAAGCTCGTCTATGTCCTCTGCGTCGGTGTCTATCCCCAACAGCATAAATGTGTCACGGTCGACAGTAACTGTGTCGACCACAGCCGTATAGCCCATGTACTCGTTTACGGTTTGATATTTGTTGGCTTTTTGTAATGTCGGTTCGATGTGAGCGTCTATGTTTACGTCAAGCTCACAGTATAACGGTCGTCCTCCATAGACCAGTTCAAGACTACCCTTGAAACGTTTGGATAGCCGAAAGACAGAGTCGTCGTGACAGCAGGTGATAGAGCGACCCGTTTTCCATGCTCTCACATCTATGTCAAACATGAATGAGTGAAAAAACGGATCTTGACTTATGGCTTCTATGTCGATCATATCTCGTTCAGGTGTGTATGTGTGTAAAAGTCGATAGACAAGGTTTGCTCGATAGCCGTACAAATACGAGCCGTTTCGTCTTCTGTTAGCTCTATACCGCTTATCTCAAACGTAGAGGTTGGAACTGTAACACGGTCGATAGTTATCTGTCGTGATGGAAGACCGTCGTTTATCGTCACTCCAGTGCGTTTATTACAAAACGTCTCGTCTTCCGTTGGTATATGAGCATCGACCACGATATCGAACGTGTACTCTATACCGAGCTTCATTAACCTAAACGTTCGTCTGTCTTTACAAGCATCTTTAATGCACACGTGACCCATAGCCGTTTCCCAGACATTAGCAAAAATGACTATCTTTCGTTGAGCTATGTCATCTATGATTTCAGAAATGGTGGACTCACTATTATGCTGTGGTTTTAGTTTATGAGAGCCTGTTTGTGTCAAACACTCAAGTCCATCATAGGTGTCTATCAAGTGTCGTAATAGACGATATTGATAGAGGAACGCCTGTCGAGCATCGTCGGGAAGCATTGTTTTCGGTTTTTCTTCGAACTTGTTGGAAAGTAACGTCTCAAACTCTACATTACACGACTGCACGTCGACTTGTTTTATGAGACGAGAGCCTAAGAACTGCTCTATGCCGTAACGTTCAAAAATAAGCCGTTCGAGTCTGTCCTCTACCTCTGTATAGAACGAGTCCTTCAGTTCAACCTTTACGGTGTAGAGCAGATCGTTGATATAGGCTTCGGAGGCATCGTGTAGAAGTCCTGCAAACGACAGTCGTGGGTTTCCAAACGCCAATAGAAGCGTTCGTGAAACCTCAACCGAGTGCTCGGCGACGGAGTAAAACTCACGTGTGTTTCCTGAATATCGACAAAGCTTTGACAGGTTTTCTGCTATCGTCTCGATTGATGTGTCCAACTGTTCGAGATTGTTTAGGTCATAGTGTTGTCCGTTTCGATAGATAGTCACGCCTTTTCGGCATAGCTCTTCGGATGTGTTGTGGAGTGACTTCACGTTCTGTGTATAAGCCACCATTTCGTCTTGTAACGTTTTCATTTCTCTTTTTTGTTTTTTATAGATCGAGTAACCGTGAGTCATTGGACAACGTAAAAAGAGGCTCAACGTTACACTTGAAAGGTTAAGATGGGCACAGAACACGTCTGAATAGGCTCAAAAACAAGGAAAGTACCAACGTGACAACAGCGTGACATAACGAAAAAGGGAGGCTCTTGTTGATAGAAACAAGAGCCTCCCCATGTGTACAATTTTACAAATTAAAAACCAACTTATTCACGTTTTTATTGGTTAGTTTTTAGTCATATTCACCTTCGGCTGCTACGAGTTTAGCTATTGGGACTCGGTTTCCTCCACGTAACTCTCGAGGAGAGGCAACATCAAGGAATCCTATGATTGAGTTCGTAATTAGAGACGTGAGAAATGCGAAGGCATTAGACGACTTTACGAAGTTTACCGTGATGACATTATCCAAGATTTCTATCTGTTGGTATTTGTCTTCACGGATAAACGTATCGGCTGGGCGTCCGTTTAGCTTGATCTTCATCTGTGAGTAGACAGGGTCTTCGCCGTTGTATGTGTCAATCATCGTCAGCTTGCTTTGTGTCGTATAGACGGTGCAACGTACACGGTCGGCGTATTTCTCACGAAGCAGGTTGTAGATGGCACGGTTCGACCCGTTGGCGTTCTTTCCTACCTGTATTATGTCATGTGAGTGATCCTTTATGGTGTCCGAAAACGTGATCGTTATTTTAGGCTTGCCCACTATTGCGATTTCAAATTGATCACCGTCCCGATAGTTCTCCAAGAGCTTTATCGCACAACAGTTATCCACGTTAAAGTTCTGCCAGTATCGTAGGATGTCATGCACACAAGTTGCTATTGCGTCCTGACGCAAGTACTCGGTATCAAGATAGAACCGCTTACCTACATGGAAGCAGTGTATCTGAAACATCTCGAGGAACTTTACCGAAAGCTCACCCTCACGTTTGCACCGACGTAACTCGGCATCATAAACCTCCTGATCAATGTAGTTTGCCATCTTTTTCTTCTTTTGCTTTTTGTATTAACTCTTTGTTTCTTTTAAACTCCTCTGGGGTCATTATTCCGAACTTTTCTACGTATAACCAATAAGCCGAGAACAGCGGACTGCCGTCGTCTCCTTTCAGGTTTTCATACGACTTGATGACATCGAGTTTCTTCTTCTTTGAGATGTTCTCCTTTGCGTCTTCTATCAGGAAGTTCGAGTTGTGCTTTACGTAAAAGTTGGTCGGAAGTGTTGGGTCTACTTTAAGTTCGGGGAACTCAAGCAGTATTGATAGTTCAAGCGGTTGTAAGAGGACTTGATTAAACCGCTGCATCATCCTGTTTATGAAGTTGTAATATGACAGGTCTTCATATGTAAGGTTGTCGTCCGAATAGAAGATTACCTTACCACCGCCCTGATTATTGTCTCTATCAAAACGTCTGGATGGCAGACGTGACACGTCCTTGAGTTGACGGTCGAAGTAGTTGACTATCTTCATATTTGTAAGGTCGGGACCCTGGTGTTGTAAAACGTCTACGGATGACTGTGAGCCACTACGAGACGGGACGACTATGTTACGTGAGTAGGTTATCGCAGCCTTACCGTTTACGGTCACCTCACCCGTGTTGAAGTCAATAAGCAGGTCTTCTTTGTAGTGACTAACAACGGCTCGTAATGCCTGTAAGGCTTTATCTGTCGTTTTGTTTCCTACGGGGATTACCATCTTGAGCCTGTGTTGACAGTTCATAATGAACCAGCCCACGGTAGCGTCTTCTACCTTACGTTTGAGATTGAAGTCACGTACCAGTCGTTCGACATAGGACAGGTTTCCAGAGAAGTCACCCGAGTAGTAATCGATGTAGATGATCTGGTTTTTGTCTAACAATCGCTTCTGTCCCTTTGCGTCTTTGTATTCCCAAAGCTGTCTCGTTTCACCGTTATAGACGTTCTCTACCCACGTCAGTTGGTTGGGATCAAGGTCTATGAAGCCGATAATCTTGTCGGGTGCTATGTTTATCAGGTCTTTTTCTTCGTTGTTGTAGATGGTTATCTGCTTCAAGAGTTTAGACTGTACGTCCGACAATGACTCGTTTATCTGTTGACGTTCCTGGTTCAGTGCTTCGTCTATTCGTCCGTATTCCTGCTCTTCTTCGGCAATCTCCGAAAGTCGTGTTTCAAGATGTATCAGTCGATCTTGTAAAACATCAACGGGAACATAGTCGTAAACGATCTCATAGGCAATACAGCCATCAATAAGCCACTGTCGGAACCTGTTCCACGCCGTATTATCAACATTAAACGAGAGCATCGTATAGATCTTCTTGAAATACTCTCGTAGGGCTTCCGTCTGTTCGTTTGTGAAACACTCGGGTTTGATTATCAGCTCACAGTAGACGTTCCACTTGTCTGCTATTATTGAGTCATCACAGACACAGTCAAGCAAATACTCGATTTCGGGATACTGTGCAAACTTACGGAAGTACTTGCGTTTTTCTACGTAAGACGGAGCTGAATAAGGCTGCTCGTCTTCGAGTGTGTTTTTGTCTGAAAGTGCAGCATAGACCGAGTAGAAACTTTCGTCTTCGTCTGCTGTCATTGAGTTTTGGGATACGACCATCGAATAGTCAATCCCTATGTTTCGGATTCTGTTTATTATTCGTGGTATATAGCCGTTACGTTGTGGAAGAGCCATCTCGTTTTTTCTTTTTTTATCCTAAGAAATGGTACGAAATGGCTCTCTGACAGAAAAATTATAATGAGTTCGTCGTGTTACCAGTCATCATCCCAAACGTTGAGTTCACCCGCATCACAACCCGTTATTTCAGCAAGTTCGTCGATAGACGTGACCGTTATGTTACCATAGTCCTCCATTAGCAGTTCAAGCTCTTCTGCTATATCAAGCCGTTTAGGATGGTGCACGGCTATGTACTCAGCAAGCTCGTCTATGGATGCGGGGAAAAAGTCGATATCAAAGTGTTGTATCTGTTCGTTAGTCATCTTTCTTCTTCGTGTTTTTTGTTAGTTTTCGTAAATCATATCATAGTCCCGAAACGCTCGAAAGGCTTCTTCGTCTCGTTTTATACGTGAGTCAATAGACTCAAACATAACAGCTCGACGTTCCATCCTTTCCCGTGTTTTTTCGGGTGTTGTTTTAACATAGATCACGTAGCACTGCTTGCGTTGCTGTGGAGTAAGCTTAGATAGTCCGTCGGGTGACATAATGAAAAGCGAGCAACGTTCGAAGTCCTCAAGCAACGTGCCGTAGTGATAGTCGGCAAAGGTGGAGTGCTGTAAGAACCTACCGTCTGCTACTAATCGTTCGAATAATGCGGTAGAAACGAAACGATAGTCCACGCCATCGGTTTCTCCTTCTCGTTTTGGTCTATCTGTAACGGCAACGGCAAACCGATAGCCGTGCGTGTGTTGTAGCTCTCGACGGAGGAAGTCCTTACCTGATGCACCAGCACCAACAAGAACAAGCTTCTTTACAGTGTCTATCTTCATCTTTTCGTTCGTTTTTTCTTAGTCTTTTATAACGAACCGCATGGGTGAGGTAGAAACGCATATGAGGTCTATCCACGTTGCACTGGTAATTGCCGTAGACCTGGCTATCTGCGTGTAAGACCCGTTGTCGTCCTTAGTAAAGAAAACGATGGAGCTTCCGTTGGACTTTATGCCATGTGAAAAAACGACAGAGATAACCTGTCCCGTATAGAACTTGTTGAGACCGTTATCTATGTAGACATGGTGATCACGTTTCAGCTGTGGTATCACGCCAGAGGGGCTGTCGTGATAGACAAGCATAGAGGATCTTGCCAGTGCTATTGTGTTTTCAGCACAGGGTGATAACTGGCTGAAATCGAACGTACACTTTACTATCGAGTCGTAATGCAAGCCGTCGGAGTAAAGCGATAGACGATTCCCCGAAAGTGTCGCCTTTATGTTTCCCTCCGTAAACACAGACAGGGAGTTTTCAACAGAGATTGAGGAAACACGTCCAGAAAGAATCTCCCGCAGTGTGTCGTTGTTTTTCTTGATAAGCTGTAAAAGCTCCTTATGGTCTACGTTGTCTACTAAGAGTGAGTTTTGGTTTTCGATTATCTGACGGCACAGTGTCAGAAGTTGTGAGTGTCCAAGCAGGTCTTGATACTTCTGATTCTGTGCTATTAGCTCTTGCGTATAGGCAAGTAAACGCTCATAGTTACGTGAAAGCTGTGTTATGTTTTGGACGGCATCGGCAAACAGTGACATAGAGAAGGTGTTGAAGTCGTTGACAGAGACCTCTACCTTCTTCGATACGGAGCTTGTAGAAACGTCAAACTTGAAATTCAGCTTAAATCCGTAACCGTTACCCGACGGTGCGAGTGCGTTGAGGTTGTTTTGTCTTACCTTTTCGTATTCATCGAAACGTGAAACGTTACCCGATTGGAGTTTTAAGTCTGTCAGAAACAGAACGCCGAAGAGATTCGTTGCCAGCGACTTACCATCGTCGTTATAGATGTCGTAATAGAGAAGAACGGCGTTAAACTTGAAGTTGTCTATGACAGATATCGAGTTTAACTGATTAAACGTCGTTATCTGCTCTTGATGTGTGCCGTTGTAGTTTCGCACGGCGTTATAGTGATCCAGGTTCCAGTCAAGCATGATGCCATCCGTGGTTGGATAGTCAGCTGACGATGCCGTTCTATATTCAAACGACGGGTCATCGTCAAAAAACGCCGTGTTACGTAGTCCTGCCGTTGTTGTTAATGCCTCGTCATATCCCGAAATGTAACCCTGATATTTGTGTCCGCTAACGGCGTAATCGGGCTTATAATTATCGTCCTGAAAGCTCTTAAAAAGAACGGCTGGTGTACCGCCCGACGTTGTTGGAATGTTTACATAGACCTCGTTGTATTGGTTCTCGTTAAACTTCGTATTCGTGCCAGAAATTTCAACCTCGGCGAGGTATTGGACAACACGTCGATAATCGGCGTCGGTACATTCTTGTAAAAGACCAGTCTGATCAGTGTCGTTTGTCGATGCACGCTCAAAGTTAACGGCTGTCGTCTTTTTTAGCCACTTCCAGAAGATACGCTCCGACGTTGTTGTAGGAAGCGAACGGTTGTATCTGGGGTCTGACGTGAGGAGCGTTTCGAAGTTCATCACGTAGTTTTGTAAACTTTCTGACAGGTCATACCTGTTCTTCGCATTCGGGTCAGAATTTGTGTTGAGTGTTCCCGTGAAGTTCTTAGCGAAGTCCATACGGTTCGCCGATAGTGTGTTGCCTGCTTCAACTTCGGGAAGTCTTAGCAGTGCATATCGAGAAAACTTAAACCGACCAAGCGTTTGATCAGGATTCATCGCCGAGTTTATGTCCTCCTGTGCGGAGGGGAAGGTTACGAACGTGCCGTGATTTATGAGTGATAGAAGCGGACAGAGAGCCATCGTTTTTTTGTTTTTATTCACCGAAAGATAAAAACAAAAACGGTGAAGAACATCTACGTAATCTTTGATCCTACACGTGAGCTGGAAGAGCTCGCCGTTCCAGATCCTACGACAAAAGCCTCATATGAGAACAATAACGAGGATAAGCACATAGGTCACGTGTCTCCATTTATCGAAATTGGCGGTTGTCAGTTCGACGAGGGTAACACAGTCTCCTGTGAGATTTCTATCGGTGACTTTTTACCTACGCTTCGGTTGACGGTCTATGACCCGACTGGGATGTTACAACAAGAAAAAACGGCAAACACAAACCCAAAGATAAAGGTCTTCATACGTTCAAACAACCGAGACTTTAAGCCTATCCGTCAAGACTATCGACAAACGTCGTGTCGTGACCGTGATGGCTTCGTGACATTCACTGCCGTTCTTGACATATCAGAGCTTTTTCAAGACCGTGTTGCGTCTTGGGGAAACACAACGTCGTCCGAAACGCTACAAAAGATAGCCAAAGAGCTTCGTTTGGGGTTCGCTACAAACGACGGTCAAACACAGGACAGGATGACACGAATCTGTCCTAACGTCCGACTGATAGACTTCATAGAACAAGACCTGATGATGTCGACATACAAAGACGACAAGTCCTTCTTTCGTGCATTCATCGACCAGTATTACTACCTAAACTTCGTCGAGGTTAACTCTCTGATAGACCACGAAGAAAAGATGGAGCGTGTAACGCAGACGATGGAGATGTCAATACCTGACATACGACAGGGTGACGCAGAAGAATCGACGCTGAGAGACCTCTTCTTACACAACATAGTCGAGGCAGGACAGACGAACTTCTTCGGTGAGTTTTCCTATCGAAACAACGTCGGTGAAAAAACGCTCGACTATGGAAACAAGCTCTACTTGCAATATTACGACAAAAAAGACGAGCAATATAAGGAGTTCTTCTTCAAGCCGTTAGTTACCGAAGGGTCGTCTCGACGTACGATACAGGACAAAACGGACTATGTGCGGTCTCTAAACGTTGCAGAACAACGGACGGCATCGGTACACCCGAACTTCTACGCTGCAAAGGTTCTAAACCGTCTAAACATAGAGCAGTTGGAAGTCTTTACACTGGATCTAACGTTAACAAAGATGAATCCCGCACTGCGTTGCTATCTTCGCCTACCTGTCTTTGTTCAGCTCCGCTCCGCACTTGGGGACGTGGCAGAACAAGAAACGAGAGAGATAGAAGGCTTAAATGACAAGGTAAAGCTTGACCCCTCCGTATCGGGATTCTACACCGTAACACAGATGACTTACGTCTACAACATAGGCGGTGGCGTTTCTCAACGTCTGAAACTCTGTCGTCGTGAGATTTAAAAAAGAGAGTCAAACGACTTCGTTTCTGGGTGTTTCAAAAGATCGTATAGGTTGAAATTCTGAAATCGCTTGATGTGTTCAAGTCGTGTTAACTCCTTGATGTTCTTGTAGATAGACAGCCGACTGTGGTTTACCGTCGGGTTTCGATACAGGGACTCTATCCAGTCGTCGTTCCATAGTTCGCTTTTTCGTAAAACGTGACCGTCTGCCGTTGATCGATAGGTCTGATCGAGTCCTATTGCCGATACGGACTGATATTCAACGTCGGTATAATCTATGTCGTTATGTAACCCAAACAAAGGTTCGTTTTCTACCCATAGATGCGTTTCTGGGTCCAAACGTTTGAGACGTTTTAGATGCTCCAGTCGATACCCGTAACGTTCGTTTTCAATAGACGTGCCGAAGTAGATGTTCTTCGGCGGTAAGATTTCGTATTTGTCGAAGAACGTAAAGTAACGCTGTGGGTTCTTTGTGAGTAGAAAGAAGAGGTGCTGTGGAAACTCTAAGGAACAACGTCGGAAGATTTCACGTAAAACGTCGTCCGATATGGCTGGCGTACAAATGTCGCCCATGATAGAGCCAACATAGATCTCGGGTCTTCGTTTCAGATTATCAAACGCCTTCGGGTTATAGACTGGTCTGTCAAAGCCATTCTGAAAGAAGTCCTTCGATGAGAATTTCTCACGTGCGTAACAGTAAGGGCATCCGAATTGACAGCCATAAACAACGTTAAAGGTTTCCAACTCAATCTCAACCATTAATTAACGCCTATCTACCAGCAACTATGCGGTAGACAAGTTTAAGCCGTTGAAAAAGTGAACAACGAGAGACGTATGTCCCACGACGCTCATATTCGGCATCATCTATCGCCGTCCTGATTATTTCCATCAGGTCAACACTAACACCTGGCACGGGGATGTATTCTGGCGGAACGATCATTAAGTAACGTTCCAACGTATCCCGTCCATACTTCAACGTAAGCCGTGTAAAAAGCTTACGGGGCATTATGTCGTCTACAAAGTTAGGAGAGATGTCTCTGTAATCGAGTATGAGGTAGGTCTGTCGTCTGATAGCTTCATCAAGCTTTTCAGTCAACACGCTATAATAAGCGTTGAACTCGTAGTCCCGATCGTGTATGAGTTGACCTAAAACGGTCTTCAGTACAGTCGTACCACAGAAGACTATCGGAATTGTAATTCTTGCCATAATTATCGTTGTTATTTGTAGTGGTTATTTGTAGTGAATAAGAGCTGTGTAAAAGTCTTCCATAACGTAACGCATCTCGGTGTCGAGATGATTCTTGTGCAACAGTCCGTCTTTGTCCTGTATTCTTACGGCTTTACCGTCTTTCGTCTCATATATCCGAACGGTTGATGAATCAATCGTTACATAACACAACTTAGATCGTTGTTCTTCGCTCATATGCTCCCGTGCTATGTTTGCCAATAGCAAGTTGTTCAGTCCATATAACACGGGTGTGCTGTACGTAGAAAACATAAGCGGGCTGTTATCTTTATTAGCAACACGCTGCATAAGCCACTTTAAGAGGCGATATTGTGACTCAAACGGCACGCCGTGCTCTGGCTCCTCTATCGTTATTGGCGTATTATCACGTGCCATACTATCTACAACAATCATAAGTGATGCTACGGACTGTATATCGCTCGACACGTCTGCCATATCTAAACGAACGGGAGTGCCGTTTAAGTCAGTAAGCTCCAAAAAGCACCTTTTAGGGAGGTCGTCGTAATATAGGCTCATCCCTGCCATCGGTAGCATAAGTCGTTTTTCATATGGATACTGCTTAGTGCACTCTATGAGGTCATGCATGAATCGCCTATGGGTATCGGGAAGATAGCCTCGCAATGGTGTATGAAGCAGTGCTATGCTTCGGTCTGTTGGGATGTAGACGGTTCTACTCACATATGGTACATGATCGCCGTGCCACTTAACGTCAAGAGAAGAACCACAGCAGGTAATCTCTACCAAGTCGCTGTTATATCGGAAGTAGCTATCACGGTCAAAGTAGCTCAATTGCTTACGAAGACCAACAAGTCGTGACATAGCTTGTTGGTTGTCCAGACGCTCGTGTTCTACCGACATACAGAAGTCGGCTATCTTCATTATCATGTGTTTACCACCGCCTCGTGCACCAGTAAAGACGTTTATCTTACCAAGCTGTATTTCAGCGTCTCGTATACGTCCCGTGTTTTTAATCGTTAACGTTCTCATTGTGTTCTTTTGGGTTTAGCCATTTATGATTAGTCAAGTCGTAAACTCCTCTCGGGAAATATGTCAGTTCGGGACAGTTTTCGTCATATTCAAGTGCCCACTTATCGCCGAAATACTCGAACATAACGTCTCTGGGGTTATGTGCGGTGATTGCAACTATGCAGTCCTTATCGAACGTTTGTCCGTCTGCTCTGTGTACATGCGTCTGTCCAAACGTGTAATATCGAGTTATGACGGGTCTGTCCCAAATGTCGACATTGTCCGACTGACCGTTTAGGTAAAGCATTACGTTCGGACGTTTGAGATGACGAATGATGCAGTCAGCCAAGACCTCTATGTCGTGGTCGCTTTTTAGCTTCCACTCATCGTTATGGTCGTAAAACTGACATAGACGGTCGAGATTATCGAAGATCTCCTTAGACCGTTGATGAACGTTGGATACATCATCTGCCGTGAGACCATTGTCTTCAACGTAAGAGGCAATAATAGCTGCATGTAGTTCCTGCCGTTTTGTTTCCATCGCATACGGAGAAAGGGCTTCTTCCATATCGTCACGATATTCCTGTATGGCATGTAAGCAATGTAGATAATCGGTAATTAGTGCGTGTTTCATCTTTTCTTTTCTCTTTTTAAAAAACGGGTCATGGCGGTAATGCATAACAGGGAAGCGTTCACCATGACCCGCTCGTCAAATATTAATCGTTTTATGTTTGGAAGTTTCCTTTTTATAACTCGGCGTTGAGGTCTTTTAGTATGCATCGTATCGCAAGACCGTAAAGCGTATCGAAATTGCTCGTATTAGACAGATAGCCAGACCCTTCACAGAAGTTTGAATACTCACGCTTTATGGAAGCGTCTTTACTGGACTCGATAGTGTCAACGACGGTCGAAAAGAACGGTCTTCCTACGGGGTCATAACGTCGATGCAGTCGGCATCGAAGAATAAGCTCGTGATATTCTTCTTGTGCTTTCTTATGTCCATCGGCTAAAACGTCGCTTGCTTTCATTCGTGACAATATGAGCTTTTGTGCGGTCTCTATCGGTTTCATTCTTTACGTTTTTGTTTTTTATCGTAGTATTAGCAGTACTGACCGCCTGTTAATATGTCGACAGAGATTGTAGCCGATTTATAGATGTAAGTTCTTCCGTAAAGCTGTGTATTACCGCTCACGACGGCATCATCACAAACACACGTGTTATCGTTCATGGATGCTTGCCCACTTAGTTTAGCCCTGCCATAGATTCGTGCAAAGTCACGAACGGCAGAGTCTTCAAAAACCTGTGCTTTACCAGAGACCTCTGCCGAACCACGAACGAAAGTTCTACCATAGACACGTGCACTGTCGGATATTACGGCATTACCAAAGACCCGTGCATAATCATAGACGCTTGCGTTATGGCGTATTATAGCACCGTTATAAACACATGCATTACCACAAACACATGCATAATCGGTCAAGAATGCATGACCAGAAACTACCGCCTTTTGATAAACCTTTGCATTGTCGAAGACCCATGCGTTATCTTGTAGGTTTCCGTAACACTCAACCCATCCACCTAAGTCTCCTTTTCTGACCTTGTGATATGGTAGGTCTTTCGTTGCCTGTATTCTGCGGAGTATAGTGCCGTCATAGGCAAGCCTCTCATCCGTTAGTTTAAAGTGTCGTTCGTTTTCCATTGTTCTTTTTTGTTTTAGACCTTTATGAATGGGGACTGTGAAAGTCATTCAAAGATCCGTGCAAGCCCATAAATCTGAATGTTTCCACAGATTCGTGCTCGACCATAAATCTCTACACAGTCGTTGATAACGGCGTTTCCGCAGACTTCGGCTTCATTATAGACCAGTGCTCTGTCTCCTACTATGGCGTTTTCATAAATCCGTGCCCAGCCAAAGGCTCGTGCAGCACAACGTAGCACAGCACGACCAGAGACAACTGATCTTTCATATGCTTTAGCATTATCAAAGATCCAGGCTTCATCTTGTAAGTTGTCTTCATACTCAACATAGCCTCCCAGATCACCCATCTTTACATTATGCTTTGGTAGATCACGTGTTGCTTGTATTCTGTGTAACGTATGACCGTCATGATTGATCGTTTCATCCGTCAATTTAAAGTGCTTTTCCATTATTGTTCTTTTTAGTTTTTTTTAGACTTTTATAGATGGAGACCATTAGAATAGTCGACAGTCAAACAAGCAAACGAGAGGCTCAACTGTTTCTACACCCCCGTCGATATGTCGGCGAATGGTTAGCTTGCCATCC